GAATAAGTTGTCCCAGTTACATAACTGACCCCCGTGGTGTAGATATTTTCTCCCGTTATATATTGGGTTCCCGTGGCGTAGGTTGTCCCCGTCGCGTAGGTCGTTCCCGTAGCGTAGGTAGTGCCTGTGGCGTAAGCTGTTCCTGTTACGTATATATCTCCCCCCGAAAGATAGTTAAGCCCATCCGTAACATATATTTTAGTTCCGGTTGCGTTAACAGTTCCGGTGTTTAACACCGTTACGGTAGATTGCTCTGCTATCGTAAATATTCCAGTATTTAGTATATTAACAACTGCGCCGCTCCCTATAACTACCCCACTCCCGGATATGACTGTTCCACTTTGGAAATTTGTTACCCCACCCGTTATATCTATCCCACTTACAACACCGCTTATATTAATTGTCCCACTTATAAATGTAAGATTAGTGAACTGTGTTAGATCTAAAACGCCGGTATCTTCCACAATCAGCGACGCCCCAGCCTCAATTGTCACATTATGCCCAGAACCACTTAAGACCACGGTTGAGTTGCTTATTGGAACGTTAAATCCAGATCCGCCAGTTATATAAACGGTTCCCCCATGTATGCTTAAACCTGTTCCGCCTGTCACGTAATATGTGCCAGAAACCAACTGCACAAGTTCCCCCGTAAATACATTAGTCCCGCCGGTTATGCGTATTGTTCCACCCGTTATGTAGTTGATTCCTGTTACGTTTATGTCTGTTCCGGTTATGTAATTAATTCCAGTTACATAGAAAGAGCTACCAGTTGCGTAAGTGGTTCCTGTTGCATAGATTGTTCCTGTTGCGTGGGTGACGCCTGTTGCGTAGACCACCCCGCTTACATAAGATATTCCCGTGGAGTAAACCGTGCCGGTTATATAGCTGGTCTCTCCCGTCACATAGGCTGTTCCGGTTATGTAGCTGTTGGTTCCCGTCACGTAGGCCGTTCCGGTTATGTAGTTAATACCTGTTGCGTAGGTTGTTCCTGTTGCGTAGGTGACGCCTGTTGCGTAGACCACTCCGCTTACATAAGATGTTCCTGTGGAGTAAACCGTGCCGGTTATATAGCTGGTTTCTCCTGTCACATAGGCTGTTCCGGTTATGTAGCTGGTTTCTCCTGTGACATAAGCTGTCCCGTTTATATAACTGTTGATTCCCGTTACGTGGGCCGTACCGGTTATATAGTTGATACCTGTGGCGTAGATGGTGCCCGTGGCGTAGGTTATGCCCGTAGCGTAGGTGGTGCCCGTCGAGTAGATAGTGCCCGTCGAGTAGATAGTGCCCGTGGCATAGGTTGTGCCTGTAGCGTAGGTAGTCCCTGTGGCATAGGTTGTGCCCGTCGAGTAGATGGTGCCCGTGGCATAGGTCGTGCCTGTAGCGTAAGTAGTTCCAGTTGCGTAAGTGGTGCCCGTGGCGTAAACAGCACCCCCGGTTACATAAACAAAATTTCCAGAGACGTAGGACTTATAGCCTGACACCGACAAACTGCTTCCAGTTACATAAACGATACCCCCCGTTACGCTTATATCAGTTCCGGTTATATACACCGAATCGCCGGTTACATTTATAGAATCACCTGACGTTATAAAAGTATCGCCCTGAACGGTAAGGTTTCCTATCGCGCCATCGCCAAAGGTTATATTTCCTGTTCCAGAAAGATAAGTAATTCCACCCTCTATATTTATATCATAACCAGTTACGTAATTTGAAACCCCAGATACGTTAATTGAGTTGCCTGTTATATAAACCGTTCCACCAGTAACAAAAGCTTGATTCCCGGTTACGTAAGCAATATTTCCTGAAATTATATTGCCTCCTCCGGTTACGTATACCGAGCCGCCAGTTATCGAGCTCCCATGTCCTGAAACATAAAAAGTTGTACCTGATAAGTAATTCGTTCCGCCAGTTATTCCCCCGAAAACAGCACCGGTAATATAGTTTGTTCCTCCTGTTATTGAAACACTTGTACCGGTAATATAGTTTGTTCCACCCGTTACATTTATATTATAACCTGTATAATTACCGGTTCCACTGGCAAAAACATTTATTACCGATCCCGTTGCAAATACTATCCCCTCATTGTGAACATGAACCGGTTCCCCCTCGGGAATATGATAGACACCCGTATTGTGTAAATGCACTTCCGCACCGGCGTATATTACGATACCTGTGTCTGCGTTTATGGTACCCGTGATATGAGTTATTCCCCCGGTTATATGTATACCACTAATGTTCGTCCCGCTTATGAATCCTGTTCCTCCATCAAGGACTAAATTTGTAAAGTTAGTAAAGTCTATGACCCCCGTGTCAGCTAAGAAAAGTCGTGCACCGGCGTGTATATTCACTCCGCTGCAATCACCCGTCATCCTTATATCTGAGCTATATACATTAAGAATAGCGCCGGACTCTATTCCCGTTATCCCTATGGTTCCACTTTGAATGGTTATGCCTCTTCCGGTTACGAAGTTATGACCCCCGGTTATATTAGCCGTGCCGGTTACGTAGATATTAATACCCGTAGCGTAAGCCGTACCAGTTACGTAAGTATTGATACCCGTGGTGTAAGCCGTGCCGGTTATGTAATTAATACCCGTGGTGTAAGCCGTGCCGGTTATGTAATTAATACCCGTGGTGTAAGCCGTGCCGGTTACGTAGGCTGTTCCAGTTACATAGTTGTTGGTTCCAGTAATGTAGGCTGTTCCAGTTACATAACTAGTGGTTCCTGTTACATAAGCCGTCCCGGTTACGTAGTTGATACCCGTGGCGTATACGGTCCCGGTTGCATAGGTTATGCCTGTGGAATAAGTTGTCCCAGTTACATAACTGACCCCCGTGGTGTAGATATTTTCTCCCGTTATATATTGGGTTCCCGTGGCGTAGGTTGTCCCCGTCGCGTAGGTCGTTCCCGTTGCGTATATTGTGCCAGTTGCGTAGACTGTCCCAGTTACATAACTGACCCCCGTGGTGTAGATATTTTCTCCCGTTATATATTGGGTTCCTGTGGCGTAAGTGGTACCACTTATGTATTGAGTCCCCGTTGTATAAGCTGTACCCGTTATGTGTTGGATTCCCGTGGCGTAAGTTATACCCGTCGCATAGGTTGTCCCTGTCACGTAAATCGTACCCGTCGCATAGATTACGCCGGTTGCGTAGGTTGTCCCCGTTGTGTATATTGCGCCGGTTGCGTAAGTTGTTCCGGTTGCGTATGTGTTGCCCGTAGAGTAAGTAATTCCTGTCGCGTAAATATTACCCGTTGCATAGACTATGCCTGTAGAATAGGTCGTACCCGTTATATATGCGGTACCTGTTATTGTGTTATTGCCTCCGGTTATCCTAACGTCATTCCCACTTATGTAGTTTGTTCCCCCGGTTATAAAAAATTGTTGTCCCGATACCGTATTTATTCCGTCTGTAATAAGGATAGTCGTGCCGGTCACATCTGTGTATGTCGAATTAGTTATCGACACTGTCCCAAAGTTATCAAGATCAATATTTGAACCCGTTATATACGTGGTAGAACCGGGGTTAGCAACCACGCTTGTCGTGAACCCAGAAACATAAGTGTTTCCAGCCGACAGCATAGAAACCGTTGACTCGTCTATGTTTGCGTTTCCAAAAGATTGTAGAATACTATCTTTAAGCTCGTTTATTTCAGTGTTTAAACTATTGACATCAATATTTCCGCCTGATACGTAAGTGGTGCCATCCCCCGTGATGGTCACGGTACTGCCAGTTATGAAACCGTTATTAATGGTTACAAATCCGGTTACAAAATTCTGATCTCCAGATACGGTTATATCCGAACCGGTTATGAAAATGTTTCCTCCGGTATTAAACACTTTGTAGTTTGAGCCAGTTAAGTTGACAACGCCACCGGATGGATTATACAGGCTCATTCCATCCCCCGTAATTCCTATGGTGGCTCCGCTTTGCATGCCTGATATGTTAAGAGTCTCTAATCCGGTTATGACAATAAGGCCAGTTACATCATTAAATATACTAGTACCCCTGTAGATTCTTGGAGAGCCCCCTTCTAGGGTGAAATTTGTAATTATATTATCTGTAATTGTTTCCACTACGGCTCCCGCAGCCACGGTAATATCATCAGAATTAGTTATGGTGACCGTACTCCTACCGATCACTGCGCTTTCCGTAATGATGCTGCGCACCACGTTGCTCTCCGCAACTGCTCCAGAAATAATTGTTTGGTTACTTGTGATTGTCTGAATGACCCCCCCGGTTATATAGTTTATGTCGCCGGTTATGGCCATGTATCCGCCATCCTCATTAATGAGCATATTGTACGTCGTATTTGCACCCCCAGTAATGTAAACATTACCGCTTTTGAGAAGCGCGCTTGACGATCCGCCTATTACATATAAATCACTCCCGCTTTGTACTGTTATGGTATTGACCCCCCCAGTAACCCCTATTTCAACCCCGCTGAATATGCTGGCTCCACTTTGCACAAAAATGTAATTGCCAGTAACGAAGTTCGTTTGCCCGCTTAAGTTCACGATTGATCCCGTTACGAACACAGACCCAGAGTTTGCCGTGATTGACCCTGTTGAATTATGGAAACTTATATGCGGAGCATTGGTCATCACCGCGCTTATGTTACCCCCGCTGGTTGCCATCAAGTTCCCTGACACAGTGGCGGTACCAGAAGTAAACAAATTTGTTCCCCCTGTTATGTTAATTGGTTGTTCTTTTGCAGAATAGAACACACCCGTGGAACTAATCACGTTAATATTAACTCCGCTAAATACACCCGTAGAATTTGATACGACTACTGTCCCCCCCGTTGCGTGAACGTTTTGCGATTGCCTTATATCGAAACTAATACCCGTAGCGTCTATTCTTCCGGTGTGCAGGGTCAGAGTGTTAGAATCGAAAAAGTTTCCACTAAAATAAAGAATACCAGTGTCGAATTCTATGTTTGTGGTAGAGCCTCTTCCGCTCACCACTAAACTGTTTATTTGATGACCTGTTATGTTTACGATGTTGCTGTCATTCGCGAAAACTGTTTCCGGACCTTCCACGGTGACAAGCTGCGCGTTGTGTATTGACCCAGCATTTCCGGTAATGTTTACCGTTGTTCCAGTAAGGCTCGATAAAGAGAAAGAAGCATTAGCGGTTATAATCGCCTCTCCCGTAAGAGACATAATGTTCGTGCCGCCTGTTATATTTATGATTGGATTTGTACCGGTTATGAACGCCGTTGCCCCATCATTTATATTAAATGCATTAGTACTTAGTGTCGTGCCGCTTATAGTCCCAAATATCGAAATATCTGTTCCCGAAATATACTGTATCAACCCGTCGCCGGTATTATAAATTATATTCGAAGTCCCGCTTATATTTGTCGATCCAGTGGGGTAAATAGTATTTACCGAATTATAAATTTGTACATCATCCGTAGAGACAGTATGTGTGCCACCAGTCATGGTAACATTTCCGGTTATCGTGTGGCCTCGACCCCCGGTTATATATACCCTTCCCTGACCGGTATTGGAGTATATGATTATATCTTCTCCCCCAGAGATATAACTTACTGACCCCTCGTTTGCTACAAACACATTTGGATTTATTGAGTACGCTCTAACTTCAGAGCCCGGCTCATTGAACAGGTTTGTTGCCGTAGCCAAGGCTTGGTTATATATGTTTGTTGTTACCCCCGAATACTCGTTTCTTACCGAAGATACGGAGCCGGTGATACTTACATCGCTGTCGTATATATTATAGTTTTCTATCTCTAGCGAATCTACGCTACCCGTGAATTGAATCGATGTCCCGGTTGACAAATCAGTCATAGTCAGCCTTTGGCCAGACCCGGTCATAAACAGATTTATGTTATACTCAATTGGTGTCGGGACCACGGTATCAGTGAATTGCCGTATGAGCACCTCCTCCGCCACCTTTGGTGCTTGGGGGAAGACTACCCCCGTAAGATTGTCTATTGTGTAGTCCGTGGTCGGGGTTAGTGTCGATCCATCAAGAGAAACCCAAACGTTTTTAATGTTGTCTTCTGTTAGTTCAAGATGGAATGCATTCGTTACGCCGTCTCCCACATAAGACGCGGACCCGGCTATATTACCAACCCCTGTTCCCTCCCCGAACCTTAGAGTCAAGTCTCTTCTTACTCCAGAAAGGTCAAACTGTATATTGGTTCCTGTTATATTTTGAAAAAGGTATTCGGATGCGGGCAAAACCTCGTCATCATTAATGAAAAATTGGGCCCCCGATCCAGACAGGAACATTTTATTGTCTCTAATTAAAGCAAAGTGCCCGGTATTTCCAAATTCAGATACCCGCAATGCACCACCTGATATTTCGAAGTCTCTTTCCGGCACCACTATAGAGGTAAGCCTTCTGTAATTTTCATAAACGTTATCTTGTGAAAGTGCTCCAGAATATAAGTGGACATTCCTTAGAAGCCCCTTGATGTGTTTTGTCGCCGTCGAGTTCGTTAGTATATGAAAATCTTTTACGGGTACGCTTGGGTCCACGTAATTAATAGTTTTTGACCCCACGCTGTCCGAACCAACAAGGCTTCCATTCAGGTATAGGCTGTGAGTACTCCCATCCCAAGTCGTGTTAACAAGAGAATACTGGCCCGTCTCTACTGGGGCGGTAAATAATGTAGACGATGTATCACTCGTGTCTGACCCCTCATTAAATGTTATTTTTGAATAAAACCTCTTGTTTACGTCGTAGGTTATCTCATAGGATGCCGCTATAGTACCATGAGTATTGGGCACCTGTATAAGCGGATCTCCAACCGTTCCCCCTACCTCCAGCGGCATAAACATGACCCCAAGCGTAAATGTTTCCGGCTTCAGGTCGTTTGTTATTGGAATTATTGCGTGCTGATCCTTCGGGACTCTTCCTTCATCCCACCCGAATTGAAGAGTGCTGTTGATTAGTACTGGAGAATTATAAAGTGTCGCATCGTGGTTGTACGTAGTGAGGTCTTGCCAAGTTCCGTCACCGGTATAACTGTTTTTTGTTTCGGCGCTTAGGTGGAGGAGTTTATTCTCTAGTATTATTGCTTTGTGAAGCTTATGCTCTATTGTGTCCTCTATAGGCACTGAGTCGACAAGGTATCTTCCAGATACGTTGACGTCGTTTTCTACAACCGTATCCCCCAATACGGTTAATTTACCATATATGGTGGTATCACCCTCGTATATTATGAAATCTCCAAGTTGACTTGAGCTTGCGCCAACTTCATCGGTAGTTATCCTAATCTTGAAGTCCTGTGGGAATGTAACTAACCCTGTAGGAACGAGTCCGGTTAAGTATGTTCCGCCGGCTCCATCACCCACCTTGTCCCATACGGGTGAACTATGTAAATCACCATCTAAATTTGATATAAACTGAAGATCAGAAGTATAATGCAGCATTTCCCCATAGACAGTGACTACTGTTTTTCCGACTACCCCCTCTTTCGGGGTGAAGCTCGTTATTGTTGGAGACTTAAGAACATTTAATAGCCCCAAAGAACCCATGTCGGCATTGGAGTCTGATGAAAATGATGATTGAGCAAACAGTGTTCCGCTTGCATTTCCTGTGCCGTCTGAAATTGGAAAGTCAGAAGGAATCTGGAAATACAAATTGTTGTATTCTCTTTTCGCTAAACTACTGCTGGCGTCGTATTGGTTGTAATTTGATATTCCATACCCGCTGTCTCTCATGAACAGGCCAGTTATGTTTGCCAGTCCAGTGCCGTATAGCCTTATTTGTTGGCCGTGGTATCCACTTGTGGGTTCCGTAAATCCTATGGCCAATATTTCTGGCTCGATTATAATTGGAATTTTGAATAATAAATCGTTTCTTAATCTTTGGTAAGTCTCCGTACCTGTCCATCCGCTATAAAAGTTTCCCTCTTTCTTATGGATATTTGTGGTTCCGGCTTCTCCGCTCCAGTAGAACAAGTCTTCGGCAGTTACTTGCCCGTCTTGATTTACATCAACCGTGTCGTAAAATCTTGGCGTACCCGCTATGTTTTCCCTATATAACTGCCTAAGCGGTTTCGCGAAGCTTTGTTCAAAAATTGTTTGGCCACTTTTGTATACAGTGTCTTCATCCAACCAGAAGAATAAAAACCCTGTTCCTACGAAATTGTCTGATATGGTTATTGGTATGTTGTATAGGCCGGTTTTAGCTACGCCCTCGTCTCTTAATCCGCTTGTGTGTATGTGCCTTCTTATCTCTGCGTTCCATATGTGTCCTAATGGATCGGAGCTGTCTAGCAACTGAAATGGACTATTCGGAATAAAATAATCCCCCAGATTAAACCAAGTAGCCTCGGTTCCGTCTTGGAAAAGCAAGTCTTGTCTTGTGCTGTATTTACTAACAAATTCTATTTCCCTATTTCCTCCGCCTTCTTCTCCGGGGTGAGCTAGTCCTGTTCCACTAATTCCTATAGCGTTAATGAAGGTTTTTTCGGCGTTTATTCCTGAGATGTATAATGTTTGCCCTACTCTAATTGTTGTTGCTGAAATGCCAGATATCGTTGGATACGCAGAGATAGTTGTTGACAGGTCTTGATAGTCAGTTATAGTAAGGTCAACATCCGCCTTATCTCGCCTTGACGTAAACAATCTTGTGTCTTCAAGAAGACAAGCTGGAATTTGAAGCTCTACATACTCTTCGCCATCTGCCCCATACTTATATATATCATTTCCGTTTAATGGTTTTATGTAATCCCACGTTGGGTGCTTGTTTAGTCTGACCTCGACAGTTGGGTCAAAAATTCCTCCCCCTATTCCGCCCCCTTGGGTCACTAAAAATGAGGGGCCTTGTTGTGCTGATGTAAATTGCCCCACCCCACTAGAGATATTCGACATATCCATGTGTCCACTTGAATACCCCTGAAACCAATATTTGGACTGATGGGTATCTGTCCCGCTTAGTATTATCGAATCCCCATATATGCCTGTTCCGGGCTTAACAAGGTCCAGTGTTACTATTTCAAAAACCTCTATTGGCAGAATGCTTTGCGAGTTTGTAAATTCGCCCATAAGCATAGGCTTGCCGTCGTCTGCGTCTATCGGCACTCTTATGTTTAATCCTGTCTTTGGAAAACCAAATCCCGTCGGCTCAAGTAAGGAATAGTAACCTACTGGGACTACTTCTACTGTTGTCTGGGTGTCGTTTTTTCCTGTAAACCTTACTCCTGTAACTAATTCTAAATTCGCACCAGATATTTTTAGGAAATCGTTTCTTGCAACCAAGTCTGGATAATGACCACTGTAAAATATGCTATCCGGTATTGTTTGAAACCTTTCCGCTGTGGTTGTTGATCCGCCTACTGCTGATATCCTTATTGGGACTTGGAGTTCGCGATATAAATAATCATTAGTTAAGTAAGCGTGCTTTGAGGGTATTTGAAAACTTATTCCAGTTCCCCTTGACCCCAGAACAGAGTAGGTCGTTACTGGTGTATTACCATGGTAAATTGAGACTAAGTTTACTAAGCTTGTTCCGCTTATTATTACCGTGGTTCCATGTGTTCCAGAAGTGGGAGAAAATCCAGAAATTTCTGGTTCAGCAAAGAACCCAAAATATTGCCCCTCTGGGCTTGTGGATTTACCAACACTGTTATCCACAACTATGGAGAAGTTAGAATCTTCAGACAAGCCGGGAACGTACACGCTCATCACCTGAAGACCAGCATCAGGGGTGCCCTCTATTCCTGATATGCTTGCTCCTATATTTCCAGAGAAGCCTCCATGACTAGCCAACCCACTAAAATATACATTAGTTTCGGAATCATCAAAAAATCCGCTACCAGTTATGTCTACCTTGTTTCCTTTGAATTCGCTTTTTGGCTCAAATCCTTTTATGAACGGAGGGTACTTTATGTATAAAGAGCTTTCTCCGGTTGCAGACCCCCTTGTCGTTTCTATTACTACGTCACAGTCTCTGTATCTTCCCGTTCCTGTTGGCAGGGAAAAGTCTATTCGGGTATTGTCTTTATTCGCTCCGTATGCTATTACCTGTGGGTTAATTAAGTTTTCTTTATGATCCCCATCTCTTTGTCCTATTGGATAGACATATAAGCCTGTAGTGTTGCCAAAAAACTCTCCAGACAGCGTTACGTAGTCACCCTCACTAATTAATATGGAATGATCCCGATTTCCTCCGTGCCTACCCGCGGGTTTACCAGTGACTGGACCTATTGCCGATAGAACAGGTGGTCCGGGAATCACATAAAAATCAATTCCATTAGCGTGAGAGCCCCCAAGTGAATTTCTTATTGACAGAAGGCCCGAGTTCGCATTGGAAGGTATCTTACCACTTAATCCTGTTGTCCCTATTAGCCCAAATCCGGTTTCTGCCCCATTGAAATCAACCAACCAACGGTTATAATCTTGACTAGAGGGGTCTGTTGACGCCCTTACAAGAGCCCCTGTTGCAAAGTTTTCTCCAGAAATTACGATATCATCAAATGGCTGTTCTCCCCCTCCGGGTCTATGCCTTTCTCCAGAAGAGGGCTGAACCCCCGTAATAATGACGTTTGTTTTCATCGTGGGGTATGTGGCATTCAGCCCACTTTGCCCCACTATTTTCAAAGGCCCATCTATGTGTCCATAAGGAACGGTGAGCGGTAGAAAATTTATATCGACCATTCCGCTGTGCACGGTTGTCGCCGGCAATTGCCCTGTGCCAAAAAATGCCCCAGTAACCCCCGATAGCCCCAGACCACTCACGCTCATTTGCGACCCGGGCTCTGGTTTGTCCGTGGTTACCCCTAAAATTTGGGGCATAGGGACAAAAAATTCGCCTGCGGTTCCCGTTTGCTTCCTAAGCGAAGAACCCACCCTTGGATTCCCCCATTGAGCGCCATTTGGAATTGTGGCAATTAATAGTTCTTCATTGACCCAAGAGAAATTAGCAAAAGTATAATCTATCCCGCCAATGGCATCCGTATTAGGCTCGAAGGGGAAAGAGACGCTGTCGATTTGGACAAACCCCTGCCCTTCGATCCTAACTGTCTGGCCTATTATTCCTGATGACATGCTTACCTTATTCTGGTTATTAATATACTAGAAGATAAAGACGTAAATCCCATAGTTGATGCGTTGGCGTAATCTCCATTTTTTAAATATATGTACCCGTCTCCTCCAGCCGTTTCCTCTGGGACTACAAATCTTATTAAATTGTCGTGGACATATTGGCACTCAAACAACTCAAAATTACCAATCCATACATCTGGATAGCTTAAAAAATTTATTCCACTTATGTCTATCGTGTCCCCCGGCGCTCCACCCGTGGGTCCCCACCCTTCTCCTCCGTTGTCTGGGTGGTCCTCAACGAGCCCCGTTATTTGAGCTAAAAAGCTCGGAGCTTCTTGAGTTACCCGTATTGAGTTTTTTGCGAAACTTTGATTATCTGCTTGTATACTTTTTACATTTGTAAATCCCCTAGCCTCGTAGTACACCTGTCTTGATCGCGTTTCCCTGTCTCTTAATTCTATTCCGAGTACCGTATTTTCTCCCTGCATTCTCATAGCGCCACTTAAGTTATCGATGGTCACGGATGTTTCTAATTTTTTTGGACCGAAAGAGATGCTATCTGGCTTTATGTTATAGAGCCCTGTCCCCGTTACTAAATTATAGACGGGCCTTACCTCCATTGAATAAGAGAATGAAGCGTCTGTCACCAATGAGTTAGCGTCTGTTAGACCCGTACCGTTAATCGTCGCGTCCAAGAAGTTTAGCATTTTTTTGTCTTGGCTCGGTTTTTCTGTGTTCGGCGTAAACGAGCCTGACCCAAGTTGGCCTTCAAAATCAAAAAACTCTATCTCTACGTCTGCCCGCGCCATACGGTTGGGCGTCGCACTTATCCTGTAGCTTGTAAGATGTCCACTAGGAAAGCTCATCTGCCCAAAGTTTCCTTCTATTCCTACGTCTTCTTTATATATTAAATCATGAAAATAATCCTGCCCGGTTAGAAAGTACGTAAAAGACATGGTCCCACGAATCGGTTCCGACGCTTGGTAAAAATGAGAGTATTTTTTACTTGCAAAATACCGTGCTTCTAAATTGGCATTTATGTCAAACGAAAGATTAGCAGCAACGAAAGAACGATTGTTTAAAAGTACGGTACAATTTTTATATGTATAATACATTAATGGTACCTCCTAAGTGTGTACGAAGTTTTTGCAAAATCGTTTGTGTCTATAGATATATCTGAAGTTTCTATTTTCATTCCTGAAAAATCAAATTCCATAAAATGCAAAGAAGTATCGCATAGACCACTTAATGGTTCAATTCTTACCCTAGGTGGGGACTCGGGATCATATTCGCTGAAATATGATCCGTCCTCTAGCTGCCCACTAAATAAAGCCCATCCACTTTCTCCGTAAAAAGTAATTGGATGAGAGTCGGGGCCTTGGCCGCTTATATTTATGGAAGACGTGTCTTTAACTACATTCACTGTTTCTTCCGCGGTTAGGAGTTGTACTTGCTTCGGGTATTTTTGCCCTAATACGTAAATTGGATTTACTACCCCTCTGAAATTATAGGAAAAATCATAAACTGGAGCCAATATTGTCCCATCACTAGCGAGAAGGGACGTTGTCCAAGAGTGAGCTAATCCGCTAAAGCTTTCCGCGTACCCCTTGTCGACTACACCTGATCGCTTGATTACTGTACCCGTGGGCGGCACAAACCCCACGTATGAAGCGTTAGCTTTGATTATGTCGTTTGATGACACGCTTACGCTGTAGCTATCCAAGTAGTAGACTCCAGTTACTCCAGCTACCCCTATTACATTTGGCGGAATATCGTGATAGTTTGGGTCAACCGTGTTGTGAACCAAGCCCAAATAATCTAAAACGTTTGCGTAAACCGGGTCTTTTTCCACCTCCAAGTAGTAAGAAAAGCGCACAGCGGCTGAATATTGTCCGTCTGGATCAGAGCCTTCTGCGAGGTTTTTGCCCATAGCTCGGACAGCAACAATTGAGTTAGCGGTAGACAATGATACCTGCTCGGCCATTACACCCGTACCGTTTACCACCACGTCACAATTGTTGAAAAAAATCATTGCCCAAAAACCTTGTACCTCTTTATCAATTACACTGGAAATTAGTTAGTAATTGTAACTAATTGTGGAGTATTGAGGTTTCCGGTTTCGGACAGAAGGTTCTCAATGTATACCTTATATCTGGCTTGTATTTTTAAGTTATTATTGACGTCTACTTGGTAATTTTCGCCTATTAAAGTGGCCCCCGTGAAATTAAATTGCGTTATTACTTGATAAGTTTGGTAATCTTTTATTTTAACGTCAAAATTCTTAAGTTTCGCCTTGCATGGATACCCTCTAAATGTACTGCCAGAATACCCTATGTCAGCACCATTGACTTCAATTGTGAAATCCGCTGTTGCCGCCACGGGATAGTCTATTTCTACGGAAAACGGACTCCTTCTTCCTATTTTATAATAGTCTCTCCTCGGTATCTCAAGCCCTAATGTAAAACTATTTACAATATTGGCTTCAAAATCGTCCATTGTTATCTCAACGCTTGTCGGCGCACCAATTCTATATCCCCCATCACCCGGATTATCCGCGAATCCTGTAGGTGCGGTTTGCGCTGGGGTTGTTCCAGTTATGTATCTTAATTCTGCCGCTGGTTCTGGCGGTAACGATCCAGATGGAATTTTCCCCATATCCCCCACTACCCTAAAGGTCGCGTTTACTTGGGGTAATGAGTCAACACCGCATGATAGGGTATATCTAGTTAAATACCCCGAATAAAAACTGTAAAATCTAGTGGGATCTCTTCTGTCGTCAGTTATAAACCCATTGAAAGCTCCGCTACTTATGCATTTTACAAGTGGGTCAGTATCCACAACTAGCATATTGATTGAAAAATCCCCTATTTGTGGCCCCTGCGGGACTATAAGGGAGTTTGACTGGCCTATGAATTCAATCGGCGCTTCTGGTATTGCCCAATTATATGATATGGACTGCACCCCATGTACCTGCCCAGATCCTATGAAAACCTCCTGCTTTTCTCTATTGATTATCTTGAATGCCATCGAATACTATTACACTGCATATATTTGGCAACTACGTGTAAATAAATCAGGAAAAAGGTATGGTGTATGGGTACTAACATTTACAATATAGAGAAGTTTAATGCCGGAACAGAATATAAGAAAAACGACATAGTCTGGCACGATCTTACGGTAAGTGGTAAAACGCGTAAATACTATTGGTACGCCTCTGTTCCCGGCGTTCTTAGTGCGCCGTCGCTTTCAAACCACGAGTGGGCGGGGGTGAAATTTGACAACATCAAAACCTCGACCAACAAGCCTCATTTCTGGTGGAAACCTTCCTATAATTTTACCGTAGAAAATAAACCGAGAGTTATCCGTTATTCCTATGGAGACGGCTACGAACAAAGAGTCATAGATGGTATAGAAAGCATTCTGCTGAGAGCCACGATTAGTTTTGAGACCAGAGACGCGGCTGAGGCCAAAGCAATTACTCATTTTTTTCATTCGAGAAAGGCTCAGGAATCCTTCCTATGCATGCTTCCCGCTCCGTATAATATTGATAAATTGTATGTTGCCAGAGATTGGGGCGTAACTTTTAATTTCTATGAAAATTATACCATAAGAGCAACCTTCGAAGAAGTAACAAACTAACATCGCAATATGTCAAGTGATAAAAAATTAAGTGATTTCCCGAAGGTCATAATAAATAGATCGAAGCAGTCCGGGGAAAAAATTGTCACCCAGATGGGTAAGGTGGCTCCGTCTGCTGTTGTGACTCTATACGAAATAGATTTAGAAGATTTGCTGATAGATGAAAGCATGCCCTATCTTGAAACTACTTTAGCCGGAGAAGCCGTTTTTAGATTCCATAATAACCTAAAACTTACTAAACAAAAAATATACTGGAAGGGTGAAGAATACCACCCCTTACCTATAAGTGTGGAGGGGTTCGACAGCAGCACGAGGAGCTCTACGCCTACCCCCAGAATGAGTATGATGTCGAATGAAAAAGAAGACCAGCAATCGATGTTTAAAGACTTTAAGACAATGGTGAGAAAGCTAGATGATCTAATTGGAGCTAAAGTAACAAGAGTAAGGACTTTCGCTAAGTATCTAGATCTGAAAAACTTTTATGATATCCAACCCGGAGGAGGAAGAGTTACCTTGGGTGACGACACTTTAATACCCGAAGGGTTTGCACCAGATCCACTAGCCGAATTCCCTAGGGAAGTATTTTTCATAAACAGAAAAAGCGTAGAGAGCAAAAATGGATTAGAATTTGAGTTGGGTTCCTTTATTGATTTTGAAAATCTAAAGCTTCCAATGAGGCTGGTTATTTCAAGGTATTGTCAATTTCAGTACAGAGGAGAAGGGTGCATTTACGAATACGAGCAAGTTGGGCAAAACATGACTAACGACCAACTCGAATCGGCCTTTGGCACGGATAGCTTCAGCGAACTTAAATTTCCCTGTAAAGCTCCCCCTTTAGCAAACGAAAATGACGAGCTTTTCATAGACAAACTCGGTACAGACTACCGCCCACAACAAGCGGCAACAGCGTATGATCCCGAAAGGGCCTATTCTATAGGAGAAAATATTTACATAACTAAAAATGATATAAAATATTATTTTATAGCAAAAGACGCCGTACCCGCAGCTTCAACCGCGCAAGGAGGAACTTTATCAACAATTCCACCCAATAACAATTATTGGCTGGAAGACAAGTGCTCCAAGACAATAAAGGGGTGCAAATTAAGATGGTCGGATGAGTACAAAAGGCACGGAGATGTACGTATTTTTGGCACATCCACGGATTCGATGATTGGTACCTCAACAACTTGCGGCGTTTACTCAATGAGTAACCCATGTGGTGGCTGCGGCACAAATACGCATGCCGGTTGCTTACCATTTGGAGGCTTCCCAGCCGTCGAAAAACTACATGGATCAGAGTAACGATGAAAGACTACATCAAAAAACACATAAAAGACCACGCTCTAGAAGAGTCGCCCAACGAGTGCTGTGGAATTTTATATCAAGAGGAAGACACCCTTCAGCTTAAAGCCCTAAGATGTAGAAATATGGCCGAAAACAAACGTATGATGTTTTCAATTGACCCAAGCGACTACCTTAAAGCCTCGTGCTTTGGTGAAATAATTTCCTTTTACCACTCGCACATCAACAGCAGTGAATTTTCTGATTACGACAAAATACAAAGCGAACACCACGAAATAAAATTCATAATGTATAGCCTTAAGAGTCAAGAGTTTAAAGAATACGAGCCGAAGGGATGCGAATCTTTTTACATAGGGAGAGATTTTTGCCTAGGTAAAAATGATTGCTATACCATAATACGCGATTACTACAAAAAAGAATTAGACGTCGATTTACCAGAAAAAGAAAGGAACTTTGAGTATATTACATCAAACCCAAATTGGTATGTTGATGAGTATCCTAACGAAGGGTTCGAAGTCGTCCTGAAGGGAGAGGTTACCGACATATCCGCACTCAAAAAACACGACGTTATCCTAATGAAGAGCTACGGAAAGAAGAACCCTAGTCATGGTGCTATTTATGTTGGCAATGATTTAATTTTACACCACCAAATAAGTTGCTACTCTAGAATCGAAGAGTACAATAAAGAATTTAAAAAAAGAACCACACACGCACTAAGGCACGAAAGTCAGTTTTGAAAATATCAGAAACAATTAAAAAAAGCATCAAGAAACATTCCTTGGAAGAATCCCCAAACGAATGCTGCGGCGTTGTTTTGGAAAATGACGGTCACTTTATTACCAAAAAATGTAAAAATGTATCGCAAAATCCTACCTATCATTGTGTTATCTCCGAAGAAGACTTAAAGAACAAAATTGGAGATTCGGATCTTTTTGCTATTTACCATTCTCATTTTGATGGAAAAAAGCTATCTTGGGCTGATAAACACGAAAGCGAAAGACTAGAAACAAACATCATTCTTTACTGTGTCGAGGATGATTGTTTTGATTCTCATCAACCAGATGGTTTTGTTGCTCCTTTCGTGGGGAGAGAATGGACTTCGGGCATTACCACATGTGTAGATTTGGTAGAAGATTACTATAAAAAATTCTTTAACATAGAACTTACCGGCCAAAAAGAATTTATTGGCTCGGTGATTGGCGAAGCTCGTGGTGAATCATGCACCATGTCCATGCTGTTTAAATCCGTAAAAGACAACGAGGAAGGGGCGTACTTGAGAAAAATGATTGAAAAATATAAAACAACCCCCGTATACTTAAATTTTCTCAAACACAACGGATTTCATGAAGTTAAAACTCTCAAAAAACACGATGTAATTTTAACTAAAACTTGGAACGAAAAATGGAACAAAAAATACAACATAACCCAAGCAATACACTCCATGATCTATCTTGGCGATGGCAAGATATTGCATCACCCATGGAAACAGATCTCAAAAATAGAAAAACTTAACATTAATCATAAACTAGCAATAACAAATATTTTAAGACATGAAAAAGCCCGTTGAAATTAAACTCCACGGAAAGCTGGGGAAAAAAGTAGGAATGAAGACTTGGAACTTGCACGTACAAAGCGTCTCGGAAGCGATGCATGCAATTAATAAACTATCAGATGGTAAGCTATTCAGACAACTCGGCAGAGAGCAGAAGAAAAATCAAAAATTTAAAATATTAATCAATAATGAGCCATGGAAATCATCCTCAGATATTCGGTTTGACCATATATACGACAACAAAGATAAAACCAAGAAACAACTGGAAGCCATAAGGAATTCCGAGCTTAAGATTAATAACCCCAAGCTGAAAAAAATAGATATAGTTCCCGTAGTTGAGGGCGCGGATGAAACTTTTACTATAATTTTTGCTATTATAATTATTATCATAGGCATTCTAGTAGCCGTTTACATCAGTCCCGATATTGGAGCGATGATAATAATGGCTGGAATTGGTCTTTTGGCCGCAGGAATAGCGGCATTGCTTATGGAGCCCCCTGAGATGGAGGAGCTAAAGAACTTAGAGGGGGCCATGTCAGCTTCCTACTTATTTAATGGCCCAGTAAACGTTTCGACAGAGGGCGGCCCCGTACCCATTTGCTACGGTGAACTTATATGCGGCAGTCAGACGCTTGCCGCTTATTATGATGTATACGACGTGGATGCAGCGTCGAGCTCTATAACGAACTAACCAAATGAAAAGAAAGCCCAAAATTAAAAAGACGAGATACCCTATCACGCTTGGGCCAAGTGGAGAAATCCAATTCTTTAAGGGTGGAGGGGGAACTCCACCAACCCCTAGAGATATTGTTGTCGAGGCGGAAGGAGTGGATTCACCCGATTTTCCTCGTCCAGCGGCTGACGATTCTCAGGGTAAACCCCCGGGTGCAGTATCTCTTTCTACTGTAGAAGTTTTAGATGCCTTAAGTGAAGGCCCCATTGATGGACTCTCTTCGGGCTATTTTCACAAGTCTGGTTACGTAGGAGAAACCGGTTACGAGTTGGTAAAATTTAGACCATACGTATCTGGTACTGCCGGTCAGATTCAATCTGGATGGGCTAGATCTGTATACTATAACGGCGTAGCGGTCATGTCAAAAGCTGGCTATAGGAATTTTCAAAATGTTGATGTGACTCATTCCAAAGGCGAGCCTGCGGGTGAAAATTTAGTATTAGATTCTAATTCTGATGACGCCTTGCAGATCCAAAGAGCCTTGGGGGAAAGGCTACGCGGACCGGAGCTTAAATATAAAGATTCAAATTACTCTGCTGACTCCATGATTCTTAAAGAGGGCGAGGACAAGCTCGGTAGAAGCGAGGGCCTTCCAAAGATTTACAACATAACAAATAAAAGATGTACTGGCTTCATAGTCGTTGTGCGAGTATCAATGCTATCAGAGACCCTAATGAGCGGGTCTACAGAGGACGGCGCTAAAACCGGAAAAGGTGACGTAAAGCAAACCGCCGTCACCTATCGCATAGACCACAAGCCGTATTATTCTGACGATACAAAAAATACCGACTTCTTTCCTAGGAATAGCGCAGGCGAAGTAGTGCAAGAACCTATTACTAATGTCGTAGCGGTAACAATTCGTGGTAAGATTACAGATGGGTATGCAAAAACAACAAAAATAACTCCCGATCCTTCTTCTTTTGGATCCACTTACGGGTACTCTAGCGTAACGGAAGATCCTGATTTCATAGGCTGGCGTATTGCCATATACAGGGAAACCTTTGATTCTTTTAGGGGGTCTTTAAGGAATCAAACCTTTGTCGATTCTCTCACTGAAATATATGAAGAAAAATTCTGCTATCCAACCACTGCATTTATAAGACACAAATTCAGGGCGGACACATTCAACGCAATTCCAAAAAGAACCCATCGGGTGAGAGGGATGCGGGTCAAGGTGCCAAACAACTACAACCCTCTTATGCGCACATATGGGGGAATTCGAGGTGGTAGCGCCGTTGGGGTCCGACCAGACAATGAAGGAGATCCCCTACTTGACACCACAACCGAGGTTTGGGATGGAGACTGGAAACGGCATGCCGACGGAACACTGAAAAAAGAATGGACAGACAATCCCGCTTGGATTTACTACGACCTCATAACAAATAAAAGATACGGTTTAGGAAAATACATCGGAGAAGAGCGGGTCGATAAATGGTCTATGTTCAAAATCGCACAATATTGCGACGAGCTTGTCCCCAATGGCTTCACAGCGCAAGACTATGATGACAGACCCGAAGAAGATTTTGGCGAGCCTAGGTTTACAGCAAATATTTATATCTCCAACCAAGAAGATGCTTTTTCCGTAATCAATAATGTTGCCAGTGTATTTAGGGGGCTTACTTTTTATAGCGCGGGTAAGCTTCAGGCAACGCATGACGCGCCGAAGGAGCCGACATACTTGTTCACCAATGCAAATGTCATGGAAGGAGACTTCATGTACAGCAGTTCCGCCAAGAAAGCTAGACATTCAGTTTGCCTAGTGAGATACAACGACGAAGCGAACAGGTACAAACCCAGCATGGAATATGTTGAGGATATTGATTCTATAAAAAAATATGGAATAAGAGTAAAAGATATAACCGCCTTTGGTACGACCTCAAAAAATCAAGCACAAAGATGGGGACAATGGACCTTAGCCACCGAAAGGCTCGAAACAGAAACCTGCAACTTTACAGCCGGAATAGAAGGGGCTTATCTTCAGGCGGGGGATATTGTTGCTACGTCAGACGCAAACAGGGGGACGTATCAAGACGTAGCTACAAGGAGAAGGGGGGGGAGAATTCTTAATTTTCAGATTTCTTCTGGCCATAACATGGACGGCCAACCGAACTGGACGGGGAGAGCAGTTCTTGATAGCTCGATATCTGGTTGGCTTGATGGTGGCGCTCATTATTCAATACCTGAGCTCGGCGATAAGGCTCAATTAAATTTTAGCATCGTAACCCCTCCAGCTTATGGTGACCCTCTGGTAACTGACCTTAGCACAAGCGATTTGGCAAATCTTTATAGCAGAAAATCCGCTGTTCAGAATCTTAATTTCAGGAAAGCAGATGCCGGGGTCGGAACATTAACCAACTTCGTGGGAGAAAGTGGTTGGGCCACCAATGACTTAATGGCTGATGGGTCATTATCAATTTCTGACTATGACAAAACGTCCATTGAAAACCACACTATAATACATTTCACGGGGCTATACCACAACGGAACAAACGTACTCAACGACAAAGATTACAACGTAACAGGATTCACAGGGCTGCTTTGGGACAGAAACGGGAATGAACAATTAGCTCCTGATGGGGTCAACTATTCCGGGTTCGTAGAGGATTCGCCAGACAGTTTCATCTGGTCAGTGGCATATACCGGCGCTTTGCTCCAAGGACACGGCGGTAAACGAGATCAAGAGCTCTGGAAAGTCATCGGGGTAGAAGAAAAAAATAATTTCAGATATGGAGTTCAATGCGTAGCGCATGACCCCGATAAGTTTGATTTTGTTGATAAAAAATACGAGCCCCTCGTGACGGAATCTATAGGCACCCCAAATGCTCCTACGTTCTCGTCTAGTCCATTTACCATTTCTCAGCTAGGCAGCTTAACAGCAAAAAAGGTTACGATTCGATGGAATAAGCCAAGTCCAGACACTAATTTAGCTGGCTATAATATTTACATAAAGAGGGACGCCAATTTCGTTAACAGCGAAGATTTTCATGAAGATATATGGGGAGCCCACCCAAACGGTGTATATTTTAGTAGGTTTGTTCCTGACGATGGCAGTTCTCCATCCACATATTTTATTCCATTCCAAAACGGAACATACTATGTAAGGATTTATTCGGTAAACAAACACGGAAGATCAGAAAGTAGGAACGCTCACTGCGCAGCTAGCGTAACCGTCAGTGATATTAATCTTATTAGGGACGTATCCATATCTGCGCTTTCTTTAGCTGGGGCCACAGATTTATCAGACTTTACACAGCAGGTATCAGAAGCGGCAAACTACGCGTTAACTAACGTTGATAACGACGCTGGAAGCAAAGACGGCTGGCCCTATTATCATCTTGGGAACGCCAACATAGCTTGGCAAGCCGGTTTCGCGGGTGATCCAACTGAACTGGCAGGGCTGGCTCTCCCTCAAGATTATACATTTAGGATAACCTTTAGAAAACCATCTGGTCCCGGAAATGATTTCCCAGACCCCTTGATTCATAAGGAGATTACTGGCCAGACTCCTGCTGACCTTAATTATTCTCTTTCTTTAAATGATAATATGGACATTGCTTTGCCCGCTGGATACGATTATCCCTCCGTAAGAGGGGAAATCGTTACCCCACTTAGAGCAATGGATGTCGTTGTAGAAGCTATAGATGCAGACGGCAACTCTTCTGCTGGAGGTCAAGTTTTATATACTCCCGCCGGTGTCCTCACTCAGGACTCCTCTCATGCTGAAAATCCAGCTGGATATGATATATTATATATTCAAAACACACCCGCAAGTGGAATAAGATTAACTCACCGAGTTGCAGAAGGACCCGGTCAAGCTGCAGAAAACTGCGTGCACCCAAACACTGTCAATTACTGTACCGACCAATGGTTAAACGCCGATGGAACTCTTAATTTTCTCCTTAGAAGAGATCTTCCGGGACGCGTTACAGGACAAGCTGATGTTACAAATGCCGCCTTCTTAATTTCAAGAAGTCACTTTGACACCTCCGACATACCAACGATGCTACAAAATGGCCTCATAGATGACGATGGAAGCCTTGGGGGCGATAACTCAGCAGAGCTAACGAGTCCGTATAGACTCAATTTGAGCGCCGAGACGTATCTCGTTATGGGCCAAGGGTTTACCTCCAGTCTTGATTATGCACTTAGCGTGCCTACTCCGTTCCAGAACATTCAATCCGAGAGCGCTATAGGAGAGGTCGGATCATTTACGCATCTTTATATGGCCGTTGCGTTTGTTGATCATTTTTTATCGGAAGCCGGAAAACAAAGACCCACCAAAAAAGATATAGTTAAAAAATTATTATGGGGCAACGAGTTTTCCGATAACGTTATCAAGATTGGAGCGAGAAACGCCTTCTTGGCTGGCTCTTTGTCGTGGAGAGCTTGGGCAGTCGTAAACGTTAACTGGGATTGCGCGACAGACCTTAGCTATCACCTAGGAGGTTTCGATACAATTACCCTTGTGGATTACGCCGGAGACTATCAAATAAGAAGAGCTTGGAGTACTGGAGGTAAAAGCCCAGAAACAAAATATAATTTCACAACTATCCAAGCATACAGACAAGCTCGCAAATTTACATTTACTACGCCACAACCCACAGATCAGTATGAAATAGTTGTTTGGTTCTCTGCGACGCCCAAATGGAGGACAGCAACTGACAGAATCCCCGTTTATGGGTCGGACTCATCTCTTTCTCCAAATATGCAAATACTCACAAAGGATGGCGTTCTCCAAAAGACAACGACTCACTTCACCCTCAAAGACTCTGCGCTTGGAGGCTTCGGTCAAGGTAGCAGGCCAGTACAAGGAAATCTTTTTGTTGGCATATTACTCGGCTCGCCTTTCCCACCGGGAGGAGAAGACCTTGGTGGATTTGGCCAATTAAGTTCTGATCCAGTTTTTGATTACAATTTTGATACTTGGGACACGACAAAAGCTACTAAGTACGGACAAGACCAAGGTATTAGCACTTACAATTTAAGTTAATCATGCAAATTTTAGTTATATTTTTTAAGCCCGAGGATAAAAATCAAGCCCCTCCGTCTGAGATGCACATTATAAGGGCTGGGCAAGATATCGACTTCCTTTTCCACTACACCCTCGACACTAATAAAAAAACGATGGACGATGTCCTTCACGCCACGGTTGTCGATTCTGGCGACAAAGTCATACCTGAATTTTATTTGCCGTGTCTTGTCTATGATCGAGCAACCGATTCCGTAAAATGGGATTCTGCTAAAATGATAGAATTAAATTTTAATTATTGGATGCCACAAAGAAGAGAGTTGCTTAAGGATTTGGATATTCAATTCATGCGAGCTCTAGAAAAAAATGACGAAAAAGAAAAGAAAATAATAGTTACCAACAAAGAGTTCCTAAGAGACTTGCCGAACTTTGTGCTCACAAAATGGGCTGAAACCCTTGAGGTTGTGAAAAGCAATGGGGAGTGGACAGGTATATCTCAGAACGATTCTAGATTTAGCCAAAGAAATGGTCAAATTTATTACAAAGGCACACCCGTTGGTTTGGTCGACTCCTTCGATGCGTTTACCACCTCTCAACAGAGATTTTACGTGGAGCTTTTCAACCAAAGATACGGCAGGCAAGACGCCTTAAGATTTACGCCATTCCATAATATTTTAATCGTGGATATTCTGAGCGGTGGATCAAGCTACACAGCCCCCCCGACTATAGAGTTTCAGTGTGAATATGTTGGAGCTATGTCTCCTAAATATCAATGTATCATAGAAAACGGTTCGTTAACTGAGGTTATAGTTATAACACCCGGATGCGGATACATAGAAGACCCCAAGCTTATCGTGTCCAAACCAACTTCTCCTAACGGTAAACAGGCCGTTGTTTCCGCGAAGATTTACAACAGAGTCATACAAGAATACCCTAGTTTCACACAGGAAGAACTAGAGGACAGATTACCCAAAGAGTTTTAATCCGCTTTCTCTTTTAGGCTTTCGATTTCTTTTTCAAGCATTTTTATTTTCTTATCTAAAAGTATCATAGCCTTATTGTATACCAACGACACAGATAAACTATTCTCCAGCATCAATGGCACCCCACAATTAGGCGTAAAGTCTACTATAAGTTGAAAATGCTCCGACCATTTTGTCATAGAAACATAAGTAGAACTTAAAATCAATTTATGTTTTTTACAAGAAAGCTTGCCCCCAAGCACATTAGGAGGGAGCGTATTCGAAAAAATTACCCTCCAGCCCCCTTCTGCAACCTCCAGCGAGGTGACCTCTCTTGTCATCGCGGACCGATAATCTGTTGTCTTATATACTAAAGCTAGTTCTGCGCCTTTTCCTGAACCGCCTTTCGGTTCCCAACCTAATGAAACTTGCTCCGGCGGAGATTCCCAATATTTCCCGCAATCAACGACTTTAACTTTTATGACGCAACCGTTTTTATCCACTTCAATTACTTCAATTTTTGCATGACTTTTCTCTGTACTTATCACGTCTTCCGCTGGCACACCATCTTTTACGATAAAAGTGTCACCTTTTAAGTACCCTTCTCCCCCGTTCATTACGTTTATAGAGGCTGAGAGCTCGTACTCTTTGTATGAAATTTCTACTAGGTCTCCCACGACCAATCCCACGGCGTCTTCATCTTTCACAAAAACCCTATCTGATATTATTGTTTCAAAATCAAGTATGCAAAAAAATGGCTCCATCTTTGCTATTTGATACATCTCGTTGTCGCCATAGAACCTTATGTAAGATCCGACCCTTGCGTGTGTTGGCGCATGAAACCTTGATTGGCAGACAACCGTGTTCCCGCCTTCCTTTATGGAGCCCCGATTATAAATTGATTCTTTTGCCATTTTCTGTTGTATCCTTATTTAACTTGATTTACGCCGTTTTCCACAATAAACCTCCCGGCCTCTGTTCCTCAACTATTGTCTGCAGAACAACCGCCTGCATTAACTCTGCAAATCTTTCATGGTTATCCGCGTCTGCTTCGCTATCTTCCTTCGAATCTCCCCCACCCTCCGTGGACGACGTCGAGGTTGCGTCTGTTGTACCGTCATTGTTTACATTGACCGTTACCGCAACGTTATTTGTTATCTCTTGATTTACACCACTAGTGCCATTTTGAGTGTCGTTTTGCCCCCCAGCGGTCTTTTCTCTTTGTTTTTCTGCTGTTTCTTTATCGACTGTGTCTCTGATTGATTGAACTATATCAACCAATTGCATAAGAGAATCCGTCATCCCTTCGGCTCCCTGCCCCACATTCAGACCCAAAGCACCACCAGTTGCCGCAGTGATGGGAGAGGTGGGGTTAAATTGAGATTCTCTTCCTGTAACCATCCCTCCTTCTGCAAACCTTGCAACCTGACCTCCATGTTTTGCTATGTCGTTGTACCTGAGGAGTGCGTTTGCTCCGCCGGGGAATTTGTCAACTCCCTCCTTGCTGACCACAAACTCTCCTCTCGTAAGTAAGGCTCTAACTGTGTCCTCGCCGGGAGGTCCATCCGCACCAGTTATTAGTCCTCCTTGGGCTTTTCTTGGTATAGGAAACCCGCCCATGTTGCCGCCGGGCTGCATCATCCGCCCAAGCATGTCCGCGTTTTCGTTCATGCCTTCCAACTGGTTTCTTCTTACCGTCGCCGCTTCTTTACTTCTTGCCCATCCGATTTTAATTGATTTAAGATTTGCCCTTGTTTTAGCGTTCATCCCCCACACATTGTTCTTGGCATCACGCACAAGAAGGTCCGGGTGAAGAGCTTGGCTGTTTCCAATGAAGGCATTCTTCTGCGCTTGGACATGCCGTAATTTATTTGCGTGGGACTGGGCAGTCCTTTTCGCCAAGGCTCTCTGTCCTTCTGGCGTCTGGTCGTCATTCGCGAGGTTAGCCCAATGCATGCTACTCTTTTGCCATTTGTTCTCTTCCTTAACCCACTGTTTGAGTTGCTGTTCGGTTCCGTGAAATTCAATGCTTTGTTCTGCGCCTGCTATTTCTTCGGGTCTCAGGTGTTTCTTCCACCGGTCTAATGCAGCCTGCTGAATCGCGGGATCGTTGCTGTTTAAGGCGTTCTGTTCTTGTTTGCCCATCCCTTTAATTTTTGCGTAGGATGTTATAGCAGCCGTTGCCATTGCTGTTCCAGCAGTCAGGGCTATGTCCTTCCCCTCCATACCCATGCCATAGCCTATAGCGGCAGTTGTTGTACCTGCTATCAGCGCCGACCCCCCCGGACTATCCGCCCATTTCATTTTGTTCGCCCAAGACGCCTGCGCTGTCGGATTGACATACGATCCCGCCTTCGTACCTTTCGGCGCGCCTTTCATAGACTTATATTTCCCCGGATTGGCCTTGACTTGTTCCTCGGTACCATATTCTGCATTTGCTGATTCCGACTTGGCCGCCACTCCAACCTGCACCATTGCGACGGCGAACTGAATCCACGCCGCCTTGAGCATCTGTTTCTTTTTCTTCTTGAAGTCGTCAAATTGTTGTTTTCTATTTTTGTATTCGTCATTAAGATAAACCTTATAATCAACGAACATCTTCCTTCGTTTCTCACGCATCTCATTCTGTGGGTTATCTTTAGCTTCCATGGCGTACATGCTCATCTTATTATCCACGAAAAATCTTCCTAATGATGGCTTGTCGGGGTCATTGTAGGCGAATGTGTTTGTCCCACCGTATTTAAATCCTTTTCCAAATCGTTCTTCCACAACCTCAGCAACACGTCGCATACCTTGACCCGGCATATTTCCAGAGTTATACCACTTTTTATCTTGCGTTGCTATGCCTTCCATTTTAAATTCGCCGGGAGCTCCACCCCACGCCTCTGCAAGGTTCATCCCGTATTTTTCATTCAGGCTTGGCGGATTCCTCTCTCCAGTCTCCTCCCCCTCGTTCTCTTGATTTTTTTCAGTCGCCTTGTTGGCTTCATTAATCATTTCCTCATCAACTTCGCCACCTTCCTCCATGCGTACTCTTCCCGCCTCTATGTCCTTGAAATACTGGACGCCATTATCTTGTACTGCTTTCTGGGTCATCACCATTTCGCCCTTTTTCAGGTACACCGGTACGTCATCTGTCACTCCCGAGCCAGCGGTAATCAATCCTCCTCTTTGTCTTCGATCAGCTTGCACTCTTCCTCGACGGGTGGGCAAGCCGCGATCACTGCGCTGCTGATCATTAGCTCTGGATTGCCAATCCGTTGTGTAATCAGCTCTCCACAGCCAAAATGGACCTACATTTTGCGTCATGGCCGTAGGCTTCATTCGAGGATCAAATTCTGAGCTCATTCCTATCTGCCAAGATTTATACCATTCATCATCTTTAGCTAATAAGCCTGATTGCTGCTGGCCGGGTAGCGTTACTCCATCTGCTGGATTTCCTATTCTTTTATTTGATGCGGATTGTGCTAGGGATTTTTTCCATACATTTTGAATGCTTTCGCGTGCACCGATCCACCCGTCAGTCGCATTTCCCAGAACATCGCTTCCGTAATGCCTGCTATATTGCGCTGTAACGGCGCGTCCCGCTGGACCCCCGCCGAGCCAAGTATTCATGTCGGCAAACCCCTGTGGGCTTTGGTGGAATACCGACAGTCTTCCGGATAAATGCCAATTATCGTTCTCTCGATGACCAATGGCGGTAAATTGTTGTGTTGTTTCGGGACGGAATCCCCCCGGTGCGCCCTGCCACGCGATATCCTTCATGCCAATCTTGCTTGCCGTTACCCCCTCTGCCGCTGTTGCGGCACGCCAAGTAAGTCCCCTCCCGTTTCTATTCGGCGCTTGAACTTGCCACGCCCTGTCTCTAACCCTTGCTGGATATCTGGCACCGTTAACCGATATTCCGTGCTCAGTAGAAATGCCGTGCCTTGTTCTTGATGCTTGATTATCGTATCTATTTCTCATTGCGTCCCCAACGACATGCACAAGATCCTCGTGCTGTGCTCCGACTTCTGAAAATATTACCCTAGCTACGTCTTTATCTACAGCTGACGGGTGTATTCCCCACGGTGCAAAGTCTGGGGTTTCTTCTCTTTGGAAATAGCTATTGGCATTTCTCATCGCTATACGATGACCTCTTGCTGGCGGGCCCATTCCTGCTACTCCACCGTCATCAATATTACCTCCCACTAGGGTGCTTACTGCTGGCCCCCTTGTATATCTATATCCACCGGGAGAAACGCCGTGCTGTCCACCCGCTGCCCTCACGCGTCCAGCAGTCATGTGGTCCTGAATTCCATCGTAAAATCTTTGGGTAGCTAACGGTACGTTGTTGCCAGAAGCTGCGAAAGTTGTTGCCCAAAATGCCGAGAGTCTATTGTTCCATGCTCGGTGTTGCGGTAGCAATTGGTTACCCTCTATACCCGACACGGGGGTTCCGGGAATTTGAAGTCTTGATTGTCTTGTAAATCGATTTGGAACAGAGGCTGAACTTCTGGGATCCCAAACAACACCGCCAGCCCCGTATTCCATGTAATCCATCTTGAATGATGAATGTTGCTTATTGAATTGATCCCACCATCCTCGCCTAAAGCCCGGGAACGGTTTTCCATCAAGCTCACCAGCTTTCATGTTTGCTTTTGGATCGAACAAATTTCCCCCTCCCGGTATAAGAACAACGTCATTTGGCATAAGGAATTTGCTAATATCAGGTTTCCCCCCAGCTCTCTGTTTTAATGTTTCCATTAATTTTGGATTAGCCGCCTGCAGCGCCAAAGAAAGGGTGGTCGCCGATCCGTCTTTTGAACCAGACAACATCATTTCTTTTTTGTACTGTTGACCTATGGCGGTAATACTTTCTCCCACCTTTACCACGTGACCCAGTCCTTTTCCGGGAATTATTTCGTATCTTGACGGAAAACCTTCCTCCTCGCGGTACCATTTGCTTTTGGGATCCAACTCCCACCCCTCCCTCACCCCGGGCCCGTCTTGGTCGACCATGCCAGTATATGGATGTACCTCCACTTCAGCGCGGTTCGTCGATTTAAAACGTTTTTCCTTCATCATATCCCAAGGTGCCACACCTCTCCACCCGGCTCTGGACATCCCCGGGTGATGACCAACCATACCTAATGCATCTCTAGTCTTCTTGTCGCGGAGCTTCCCCGGCAATGGAATTCTGTGTGGGGCAAACGTGGGGTGGGCGAGTATCTCGTCATTGGTTGCTGCACGTGACGGGATCGGTATACCTTTTTTGTTTCGGAATAATGTTAATGCCGCAGTAGTAGCGTCTCCATCCCAGCCGTCTACCTTAAGGGGCTTAATCTGACCGGGTTTAGGATTTGGCGACATGAGACCCATGCTGGTTAAATTTTTATTAAGACCTCTTTGTTGGTCTTTTATTTCGCTCTCGCCGGTGTAGAACGCGTTCACGCCGCCCCCCCACCTACCCGTATTTTTTTCATCCCTCGCCCACATTCCCCCCCTGCCTCCATCCCTTATGTTAAACCATTCGTTTAATACTCCAAAAGCTTCTGGTCTAATCCACCCGGCACCCATCATCTTATTCGCTACGTCGGGAGTCATACCGTCTCTCCATAGCGGGATACCCGCCCCCGACAACGTCTGGTTCATTCTTCCCGGTTTTAATTTAATCTTTTCGGCGTGACGAATCATCTTCATGTAAGCCCCCTCAAATGTTTCATTCCCTTTAAGGTTAAATCTTTCTATAGTATTTGGATCTTTCATCCAGTTCAATACGTGAGGGTTATTAGCCAGCTTTAATATATAATTCTTGTCTAATTTCGGTACGTTTGCAACGGTGGGCTTTGAAAGCGTAACCCTGCCGCCATCTTCATATTTGTCTGGCCTTACCAACTCCGGCCTGTTACCCCGCGCCGCCTCAATCTGGCGTCGCATCGCCTCCATCCGATCTAGCATACCCGCACCGCCCTGATTGTTGCGGGGGTCGGGTGCAAACATGGCCGGACCGGGCACGAAAGGCGGTCCCACCGGCGCGGGCCCGGGCCATGGGTCGCGGCGCAACAGCATGCCTTTTGGACCAAATCCCGCTTTCCTCATCCCTTGTATCTCGTCCTCACGATTCATGTCGGCCTGCCAGTCAGCCCTTCGTTGTGCGACGATAGCTTTTTTGTATTCTTGCTCGTTGTCAAACTGTTTCCACGGCGTCCACATTGGGGGCCAACCTTCTATGTCCCAGCCGCGTGGGTGATCCATCTTGAGTCTCTTAAGATCGCGAAGTGTTTGATTCTTAAATGCCTCCCTTTTTTCTGCTATAGAGAAGCCCGGTGCGCCCAGCGGCATCACGTGGCCACCTTCTTGATAAACCTGTGGGTTAGTCCATCCGGATTTATTTTTTCTCCACCACTGATTTAGATGATTAAAGGCAAGAGGGTTTTCATCCTGAAAAAATTGTAGCTGTTCTCTGGCTGCGTGTTCTTTCTCGTTAAGTCTGGCGGGCAAGGGGAGCATGGGGCCGTTAGGGCCAATTCGATGCCCAAAACCCAACAGCGTGTGCTCATTGTCAAGGTAACCACCTCCAGCAATGGCTTGCATCATGTTGTCCATTCGATTTTTCGCAAATGCGGCACCTTTCCCTTTCTGAAGATTGAATGGGTTACCCGCTGCCCCCGCTCTTTGATTAAATAGGTCTATCATCTCTAATTCAGATTGTCTATGATGAAATGCCGGGGGGGCAAAGTCATTAGCAAAAATTCCATGTTGGCCCCCGGGATTACCCGCGGCATTGGGCAGAACTTTTTGCCCAGCCCAGTTCTGTTGACCTTGGAATTTTCCACCTAATTGCCGGCCTCCGCCCCATCCCGGCATAACTGGTTGCTGATCTGGCCAAGTAGTTGGGTGCCGCCAAATATTCCTATTTATCCCCACTGGGCCGCCCTGCTGAAAAACTCGTCCTTCATTTATCTCGCGTAAATGACCCAGCACTCCGGGTTTTCTGACTTCGCTTTTTCTAACTATGAATTCGCCACCTTCTGCCTCGAGCTTGATACCCCCCTTCGAATGAGAAGGACCATGGAGTTCTCCGCCTGACTGTTGTCTCGGCAAGCTCGGTCTCCCATAGCTTCCAAAGCCGCCACTCATCAAGTTCCCCATAAATCTACCTATCGTAGCGTTATAGAACGCTTGATTTATCATCCGTAAAAAATCTCTTCCCCACTGTTTCGCTACCTCGGATGCGCTTTTGCCCTCTAGCGCGAAAGCGGCCCAACCGTCTGAGAAAGACGAAATCATTCCCTCTCTTATTTCGATCATGTCGTCGAGGACCCTTTCTTTCCATCCTCTTGACATCGCTTCGCCTTTTTCAAATGTATCCGCTCCAAACGCTTCCCAGACGCCTATTTTTCCCGTTCTTAGTTGCTGACGGGTTACATCCTGTTCTCTTTGGTATGTGTCCTGAGCAGTTCCTATGCCTGCTGCTTCTTCTAGTCTGGCTTGTTTTGCCGCTAGCCTTAATTGGGCCTCTGTTAGCTTTTTCGTTGATTCTAATAATTCTCTGAATTTTTTTGGGTCGTCCATTAGGGCTAAACTCATTGTCGTGCTAGCTATTTGCGTATCGAGTTGCTCCATCCTCTTCACGTGTTCTGCAGTTACAAATCTCTTTTGTATTTCTATAGCTGCTTCAGCTACCGACCCCCAGTTTCTAATAATTACTCCTTGAGCGCCCAGCGCGTCAATGTGTGATTGTTTTGCTTTGTTTAATTCATTTTCAGCATCTTCTCCTGCCTTTATAACATTTATGTACTCGGCATATGTTGCGTTATGCTTATCGATGGCGGTTTTTTCAACTCCCCTTGCTATCACTACCGCTGTGTTTGCATTCTCAATCTCCTCTCCCAAGGCGTCGAGAGCTTTTGCATTGTCGCCCTCCTTCTTCAGTAGTTCACCTTTGGCGACGAGCAAGGTAACCACCTTTTCCTCCTCAGACACCCTCTTATTTTCCGCAGTTTTCAAAGCCCCCGAGCTTTTCTCAAAAGCTTTGAATTCCGGTTCCCGCATAAAACCCGCCGTGATGATTTTTGCTTCCGCCACCTTGCTCTCTGCGAGATGTATTTTTCTTGGTCCCGCAGCTGCTTCTTTTTCGATGCGTAAAATTTTCTCCATCTCTTCCTTGAGATTTTTTTGCTGCGCTTCCCCCACTCTTGATGGTGAAATTGCGCTAAATGTCTGCGCGGCAAATTTGCCACCCGGCTGTGGCATTCTTGGGCTGCGCATCGCATCCAATAAATTTTGTCTTGGCAAACCCTCTTGTCTTATAAGCTCAAGGTTAAGCTCGAAAGGAGACATGTTTTGCAAATCTTTTGAGGAAATTCCAATTGCTTTAGAGAACCCTTCAAGCGCGGCATTGGCTTGAAGCAAAGCATCTCTTTCTGCTTGTAAAGAGTCAACGAACCGCTGGCCCTGCTCGTTTGCTGCCTCATTTATCGCTATTTGGTCCGCGGCAGCCTTTGCTCTTGGGTCTTTTATCTCCTCGGGGAGCAGCGCTCTGCCACCATGCACATCTACGGTTTTTTGGAGCATGGCCGTTTGGTCTGTTCTTTCTTTTATAGCTCTCTGTTCTAAAGCTGCTCTTAATACCACCGCTTGATGCCGCGCTCTTATATTATCGTCCCCAATTTTCGAACTCTGGATTGCCAGCGATTTTTCCTTTTCGTTTAGCTTCGATTCAATCATCACTCTCTGAGCGTATAAAGCCTTTAATTTGTCTTGTGCTTTGCTAGCCTCAATCGTTCTGTTTTTTATTTTTTCTTCTATTCCTGCAATCTCCTTAGCGTTCTCTGCTATTTTTTTCCGGGCTACAGTTGCCTTGTGCATTTCGTTATGGTAGACTACGCCTTCTTTAAATTGTTTGTCGAGTTGTTCAGCAATTTTCTTTTGTTGATTGGCGGTGAGTTTCTGCCCCAGCGTGTGTTCAATACTATATTGGGCCGGGATATTCATTTTGTCCCCAGCATTAATTCTATTAATGTCTGCAATTTGGGAATTTGCCTCTTTTAAATTCTCCAGAGAGACGCCGAATTTTTGCGCTATCACGCCAGCTGTCTCGCCACCCAATATCGTGTGTTCCCGCCCCGGCTGAAATCCAAGTGCCGGTGGCCCCCCGGTAGTTCCGCCGGGTGCTGCCATCATCCGTTGATGAGCCTTGCCCTGCTTTAGCTTCTCCAAAAATCTGTACGCCATGTCTCGCTTATTAGCAAACGTGTCATCGCCCCTTGTTGGTGAGAGTTGCCATATACTACCGGGGCCCATCATTGAGTGTTCATAGTCACGGGTGCGGTCCGGGATGAATGGGTCCCCTTCTTTTCTCGCTGCTGCCCGTCGCCACAAGCCATCTTGGTTCAGTTTACCGCCAAACAAACCCCCTTTGTAAGTACCGGGTTTCAAACCCTCGGGGCCGAGGCGCGAAGGATCCATCTTACCACCAATGTCCGGAATCCCCTCCTTTAGCGTATCCATCCATTGCTTCCCAACTTTTCTTGCCTTGTCGATCTGTTGAGGCCCCCTGAAGTTCGCAAGCAGATTCTGATTTATGAAAATGTTGGCCATCTCCATAGTGTGCTTACTTAGCGTTTTTGCCATACCAGCTGCTTTACTCGTGGCGTCGGTTTGATCCCTAACTACGGCGGACATATCTTTGTTCGCGGCTTTTAAACCTTCTTCTAATTCGCGGAAAGGTAGATCGCCCAAAACCGGTGCCAATTTATGAATTTCTTCAATCATTAGCGTGTTGTCGCCCCTTAACCGTTCCGCAACTTGTTGTGCTACATTAAATATTGTTTTTTGCCCTGTTTTCAGCATCGATAGATAGCTCAGACTTGCCCTTTTTGCGGGGTCCTTTATATCTGGAGACGCTTTCTGTATGTCCCTCATCATGTCATCTATCTTGCTAGGATCAGGAATATTCTTAAAACTAGTTTTGATGCCTAAAAGGCTGTTTGCGCTTGGCAATCCGCTTCTTGGCCCCTTATAGTCTTTATTTCCTCCTAAGAATGCTCTTCCGTATTTACCAAATGTTTGTCTAGCCATTGTGGTGAGTGGACGAGAAGTTTGTTGCGTCCCTCGTCGTACTTGGCCAGCAAGCATACTACCCGGTATAAGCGGGGGAGACAGTGGGGTCCCGTTGTTGCCTCTTTGCCTGAGCTTGAGAAGTTCGTCTCTTATCATTCTTGTGCCAGACCTTCCTGCTATATCCTCCATTGTCCTTTTGTATGCATCCGGCAACAGATTGAGTGCTTTTCTTATTTCTTCTCGTTGACTTGATGAAGTAGATTCGTCGGATAGTATAGCTTCGAGTATGTTTCTAAGAGTCTCTATAACTACGTCTTCTTTATTGTTGAAAGCGTTTCTTATGTCTTCGTTGCCGTTTGTATTAATCTTCTTCAAGGCGTCCATCGATTGCTGTATAGCCAATAAAGGAGTTTCAAGTGGGTCTGCTGATATCGTAAGGTCTAGCTCGTCAAGGGCGGTAACAACGCTCCTGAGAACGCCGAGTGCATCGGTCCACTCGGGCCCCGTTCCCTCGAATTGGCTCATGGCGGATCCAAGTTCCCCCGCGGGATCCATGGACATCTTCCAATTTTTTAAATCATCTTTTACCTTCGTGCTAAACGCAGTTGCCCATGCTTTCCCAAGATCACCGGTACCCCCGCCTTCCGGCCTGTCCGGAATCGGCTTTCCAGTATATATCTGTCCTGCCCGGAATGGTTTGAGGGGGGGGAGTGTGTCCTTCAAAAGATCGGCTATCTGCTCCGCTAATTTTTTATCTACTACAATCCCTTTGTCTGGATCAATAATTGCCCTAAGCATGGCAAGAAACTCATCTGTTATTGTGTCAAAGCCGTCCAAGAGAGGTAATAGATCATCGTGTGTCTCAAAGAACCCCTCCTCTCCGCCGGTTCTTTTAGCCAAGGCTGCTAAGATTGTTCTGATCCTGCCCTCGTTCCCTTCAAGAGTATCTATAGAGCGCTTAAGTTGCTTAGCAATGTCGGTATTTACCGTTCCCCCTTCCTTAAAGGTCTTTTGAAAATTGGAAAATAACAGCCTCCCTGCTGAGCGGTAATCCTCCATCATGGAGCTAACCGCCCCCATCATCTTCTCATATTCGCCTTCTGGCAACGGTTGTTGCTGACTAAAGACTGGTATTTCGTTCCAAAACTCCCTAGATGTCCGCTCACCACGTTGAACAGCCTGTTCGAATGTTTGTCCTTGCGCCGTACCGTGTCCGATTACGCTTCCTTCTCGTCTGGTATATATCTGACCCTGTTGACTCGGGTGAACTCCGATCACGGCTGTTTGTATAGCCAATAATGCTGTAAGAAGTTTCGCAGGGTCTGCTTTTAGTTCATACGCTTCGAATCCCTTTTCTCTTCCCATTAACCTTACGACTTCCGACAAGTTGGATAATTCCGCTATCATGTTTGGCTGCCATTTTCCCGCATCACCCTCGAAAACCATTTCGCTTAATGCTTTTTTCATTTGCCTCATCGCCTCGGCGGGATCGGCGGTTGCACCCATAAACTCCGCGATTTTTGGCCAATCTGCTAAGTCCAAGGGCAGAGCACCGCGTATAATGTTTGCTCCTCCTCCGGGGTCTTCTATTCTTTCGATCAGTCCCTGCTTATCTGCTATTTCGCTTATTTTAGCAAAGGCCATCAGCAGGCCCTCCTGTGCTCTTACCATGGATATCGACATTTGCTCAAACTGAGGGACATTTGCATCAGTCAAAGTGGATCGATACGCCTCAAAGCCAGCCTTCATTCTCAGCTTATCCTCTTCGCCTCCGCCCCTTTGCATCCTCTTCATGAAGGCCATCATATTTTCGTCGAAGGCACTTGCCTTGACATCATGTCCACGTACCCCAATAACCCCCGAGGTGTCCAAGCTCTCGGTAAGGTTTTCCCACGTCATGGTCTCAGTCGGGCTAAACATTCCCAAAAACGCAGCTTCGTGCCTCAGGACCCAGCTCAACGCCCTCGTAAAACCTGATTTGTCGAAGATCTCTTCTGCCTTGGGGGGAGTCATTTCGAATTTTTCCCCCCTGCTCAAGCTGCTCAGCATATCCTCGGCACCTGCTGTTTTACCTGCTAAAGAGGCAAAGGCTTTTTCTTGGTTTATTCTGGTATGCTGTAGGTCTTGTTCCCCCCTAAATACCTCTACCGCCTGCATGAACCCTTGGTTCGCCTTAACCATGATTTCGCCCATTTTTGACACAGCCCCTTTCATCGCAGTGTCTATCGCAGCTTTATAAATTTGATCGTTAGTTCTCCGCTCCCTTGCGCCGAATTCCTGCGCGTCCATTGAATCTTCGCCAAGTTTCTCATTTGAAACTATAAGATCGTAATTACTGCCAATAAGCAAAGCAGTTACGTCAACATTTGCACCCAAGCTCTCCACTAACATGTTTCTGTTTTTGAACTCGGCCTCTAGAAGTTTAGCTTTGTATTGTCTTTCCTCTTGTGCAATTTTTGATAAATTAGCTGAGTCTATAACCTGCGCCATCATTCCGCCTTGAGCAGAATTCATGCTTTCTATTATATTTTTTGATACGTCTGGATTAAAGTTGCTATTAATGATTTTACTTACGTTGTCCGGACTCATTCCAAGAGCCTCTAAAGCATCAGGAGCTTCTGCCCTGAAGGTTCTTTCTAGAAGGTTTTCTTTTATGGCTTTACCTATTCCATTTGCAAAATCAAATCCCATTTTTTCTAGATCTCTTAGCCCCTGCATCTGCATCATCGCCACTCTTGAAGTTTCGCGTCTAGTTGGAATCCCCGCCACAGTCGTTAAGTTCTTCAAAGCGTCGATAATGCCTCCCCCGCCAAAAGCTCCCCCTGCTGTCATGGATTCCTGCAGGGTTCTTCTTCTTTGAAACGACCTGTTTGATACTGCAAGCTGATTTTGAATTATCAGAAGCCTGTTTGATTGGGCAAGCTTTAAACTATTTTCTTTTATTTCATTTTCTGCTTTGGAAAGTGCATCTTCTAGTTTTCTAGCCGTCACTCTTCCGAGCCCCCCTGTTCCTTCCTTATCACCGATTATTTCTCTGTATGCCTCCGCGGCAAGACTAGCTGGGCCGACTATCATTTCCCGCGCCAAGACTTGAAGTTGCTGCAATCCCCCCGGCAAGCTTCCTCCCGCGCTACTTTTTTCCATGGTCATCTTAAGGATTGCGTCGTGAAATCTTTTTTGCAACAGGGTATTTTTTAAGGTGTTAGTTTCGATGTTTTTGAGTATATTACCGGTAAGCCCAAACCTTTCTCTGCGCTCCTTACCAATCGTGTCATCTCCCGTGATGGAGCCTGATAACGCTTTGGTCACTTTCTGACTGTGGTCAAAGAACTGCTTTGATACATTCATTAAATGTTCAAATGAATTTGATATTTGTGATAACCTATAGTTTAGATCAGCCGTAGCTAGCGCCATTCTTTCTATTGATTCTACAGATCTTGAAGTTTCTGCTTCGAGCTCTTCATATCCTTGGGCTTGAGCCATTATCTGCGGTATAAGACCTTGATTTTCTTCTCCAAGTGCTGCTATCATGTCTGCGGCTTCTTTAGCACCAACGCCCATCCCTTCGAGTGTAGTCGTTAGCTCAGCGCCAGATTTACCCATGAGCTCCCAAGTCTTAATTCCTTTTAATTCGAATGCAGAAGACAGGGTTTTCGCCAAGTCCTTCATTAGCGGTGTCCGCGTTCCCCCACCGGCCTCTGCTGCCTTTGCCGCTAATACGCCTATCCCACCTTTCTTTTCCTGTATGCTAATAGTTTCCTGCACTTTAGCCATAGCTTCTCGCATTTTACTTTCATCACCAGCCGCCTCAATTAGCCCTCTTCTTAGCCCCGCGTCCTCAACCTGCATGAGTTGTTCTTTCATTTGTCTGCGCATCAACCCCTGTTCGGCAGGACCAGCGCCCCTATTAAACATGCCGGTTAATCTCCCCTGCAATTTAATATATGACTCCGCGCCAAGTAAGGCTTTCTTTCTTGCTTCTGTCTCTTTTTGAATAGCTTTCGCGTAGTCTTCCGCTGTTTTCTTGCTGGCTTTTTGATGATCCATGACGGCTAGCCCTGAACCAATAGCTAAGCCAATGAGCGCGCCGGGCACACCGCCAATCATTGCGCCAGTTCCGGCCATTCCTGCCGCGGTGCCAACCCCTCTAACTTTTGCTTTTTCTGCTCTTTCTTCTGGGGTTTCACCTTTGCCTCCCACAAATTGTTCGGCCACTCCAGCCATCATTTGAATGCCTATTCCCAGTCCAAAACCTTTTCCTTTGACCCACTTACTGATGGCAGCTTTTCTGTCCGGCTTCATTGCCGCGGCCCTTTCTGTCGCTTTTGCTTCTGCGGCCTTTGCGGCGGTTACTTTCCTTGAGGACTTTGCTATTTCTTTATCTTGCGCAATAATTTTTGCTGCCGCGGCGGTCTTTTTGTCGCTTGCTGCCTTTACTCGATCAGCGGCGCGGGCTTCAGCCTCTCTCGCCTTTTGAAGGAGTAAGGTTTTTTTGGTTAGGTCCTTGGCTGCTTTGTCGCCACCATGTACAGCGACGGCTCCCCTTGGGGTTGTTCCTGTAGTCTGTGTGGATTGTGCAATTATTTGTTGCGCTTTCCCGAAACCAACCCCTCTTAGCTTTTCGATTTTCGCGTTGTATGCTGCCGTATGTGGTAGACCAGTGGCTGGGTTTATGCCCCGCCCCCCGCCAGCTTCAGCGTGTACCCCAGCCATTCCCAGTCCCGCAATTCTTGCGGGTGTACCGCCAGTGGGAATTGGGGCACCCCCCGCCAAAGTCGCTGGCGTGCCACCGTGCATTATTGCCCTGTTTACTTCTCTTCGGACTATTCTATCTGCTGCTCTTTGCTGCGCCGCTTGAGCTTGTTTTACGCCTCCCGTTCTCGGCCCCCCCGGAGTGGTTGCCGTTCCATGTTTGGCCTGCAATTGCGCCTTGGTCGCCTGCTGTCCCTCGCGCTCAGCAGTCTTGACTTCTGTTTGTAATCTAGTTCTTTCTCGTTCTTGGCTTTTTTGTGCTCTCTCTTGATTTTTAGCGGCTGCTCTTGCTTTTTTCTTAATATTTTCTTGTTTTCTAAAGTCACTCTTTTGGTCGGCCAGCATTTGTTTTTCTTGAGCGCTGGATCCGCCCATTTGCATCATCATTCCCGCCATCATCATTCCTGATGTCATGGCCATGTAATCCACGCTATCTGCGGCAAAGTTGGGTATATAACCCCCGCTTGCCTTCATGCCTGCTCTTGCTGGGTTCGGGTGAGACTTGACAGCTTTAATTAGATCCGTCCTTGTCCGCTCATCTCTCTTATTTCCTACCGCCAAACCTTTGTATTCTGGAGTATCTATGGAAGCTGCATAAAGTTGATTTTCGGGTAACCCGGTGGCTTTCTTTTCCCTTTTAAACGCAGCCGTTAGTGATGAATCTTTACTGAAATTCGGAATGAGCCCTTGGCCAGCTGGATTAACCTGCCCCCAACGGCTGCCAAAATCTACTATTCGGGGCTGTATATTCATATCTTTGCTTGCACCTCTTAGTGCCGCGTAATATGCGTTTGCCCGTGAGTCTTCATAGAACTTTGCGTTTCGTAAATGTGGGCGTTCAAAAATTTCATAGGCCTTCTTCTGGTGGGTTTTCTCTATCCCTTTGGGGTATTGTCTGCTTCCAGTAGCTATTACTTCACTGTATGGAATTTTTTGGGCCTTTAACCAACTCTGGATATACGGAACTGAATCTTGCCCTCTTGCGGTTAAAACTGTTATTGGCTCTTTATTTTTAGCCGCTGCCATTGCTAATTCAGTTGGTTTCATATGACCGACAGACCAACCATGCCACGTATCTGATTCTTGCATTTTTCTCATGCCTGTTGGGGTGGTAACCATCCCTTTCGGGGGTATACCTAGCGTCCCATCAAAATCGAAAATATTTCCTTTTCCACTCGTGCTCGCAGTGGCTAATTTCTTTTTCATTGATCCCCGCATCATGAGATTAGGAATGAAGCCTTGGGCCGCACCAAAATGCGCCATTAATTTATCATAATTTGATGCCGACGGGGTCGATTCAAGGAGTTTCATTACATCCTTGCCAAAAATATCTTTTATTGCTGTTGCGGATTTAGCTCCCTCAAGCGTAATTTCACCTTGGGAAACTCTTTGCATTCTAGCGAAGTCTGACGTTTTTGCGGTACTTATATAATCATCTAATTTGTTTAGATCGCCTCTTAACTTCTCTGGGCCATGGAATTGACCGGATTTGTCTTTGTAGCCACCGCGGGCAATATTCTTTTCCATTCCTGACCGTAAAAAATGCAATAGTCCGCCCTCTTTACCTGAGTCAGAAGAGAATAACGACTTGTACGACAGGCTTCCTCTGGCATCTCTGCCGGACATTCCCGCATGAAAAGTTGGTTTGAATTCAGCAGGTCCAATTACTTTTCCTCCTTTTACAGTTATTGCGTCTAGAATTGTCTCTCCTTGCCCCATCTTCACCTTGCTGAATGGCAGAAGATGCTGACCGGCACCGCGTTCAAAAAGGGCTTTTTCTAACAAAGTAGAATGAGTCAATTCTGCTTTTGCGAAAAATGAACCTTTAGCGGCGGGATTATTTGCAAGCACTTCCATTGCCCTTTCTCTTGCCCCTTGGAATGACCGCGCTGTTCCGTTTTGATGGTATACTATATCTTGCGCTATGCCCGCCGCCTTGGTTTTCCCTCCAAGTGCATCAGTAAAACCCTTGTACGCTGTCTTGCCCATCGCCGGAGACAATAGATCATTATAAAATCGTTTTGCAACATCGCTTGGCATTGTAGCTCTCGCGACTGCTACTTCTCCTATTTCTCCTAACGCTATTTTCCCCTTTACGGCTGATACACCATGACCCGCTATTGCATGATCATAAGCAGTCCTTAATACATTTTTTTGACCTTTGGGAACCTTGGGCCCGGATTTATAAAATCTCCCTATTCCAAAACTTTCTAAAGAAGCAGCGGCTCCTTTGCCGGGCATACCTATGGTACCCACCCCCAATCTGCCTCGAGCATATAAGGAAAGCATCGCTGGGTTGGCAAAATTTGGAACTGCATAAGGATCGACACCGGTTTCAGCCACTGATTTTTCCCTATGTTGCCTGCCGGCCTTTGAGTGCAGTGGTGGATTAATGAATGGCTGAGCAAAGCCGGGAACATGTTTAACCTGTTCTCTTGAGTTGTAGGTCATTGTTCCAAGCCCGGGCATTTTCATTTGTTTTATTTGCCCCGCTTTGTATCCGCCCTCGGCTGCGCTTATTATTTCGCTTACTTCGCTTTTTTTAGCAAAATTCGGTATGTGCCCTTGTGCCGAAATGCCGGTCCCCCTCGCCGCAGCCTTGGGTCCTCTCCCCCTCAAATACGCCGGTGCCGCCACTTGTCCTGAACCACTTACGGTTACCCCGCCTCTTACCATCATGCCAGCCATTCTTTGGGCAACCTTCTCCAAGTTTAGCATCGCAAGAGTCTCTTGTTCGAGTATACCGATTATTTCTCTTTCTACCACCACTCTTGCCTGTGTGGATGTCGCTGCCCTTGCTATAAGTTGTGGCTGAGATTGCAATATTCTGGCTATTCCTTCTTGTATGCTTTTTTGTTGAACCGCAGCCGTGTTCAGCCCCATAAATTGAGCTCCAGATTCCTTAACGAATTTAGCTAGGTTCATTCCAAGTTTTCCAAGGAATCCAGTTAACAAAAGTAGCCCCGGGCCCGATAAAAAATTTCCAATTCCGGACAGCATCCCTTGCGCTATCTTTCCGCCTATGTCATTTGTGTCTTTATCATTAATATCGCCCAAAACTTTCTGCATGATCCCAACCACTCTCTCTGAGACCGGCCTTAAGGTTAGGTCTCCTATTTTCTTGGCTGCCTGCGTGGCTAAAGCCATCGTCTTTTTTACTTGGGCATCGAGGGTTTTGTTGAGCATCTCATTTCTTAATATTGCTTCATTTGTAGACCCTGTCGATATCTGCACGGCTTTATCGTAAATCGAATATTCTTTCCCAAGGTCAGCGAGTATCGCTCTTAAGTTATTCATTTGGAATACGCCAGCAGTCACCTCAGCAGTATGAGCTTGTTGAGCCTTAGATAGCTCGGGAAACTTTTTGGCCAAATTGCCAAGAACATTCATTGCGGGTAGCATTTGCCCCTCTAAGTCCCTCACCTTTATCCCCAACTCTTCTAAAAGATTAAGAGTGTCTTTTCTTTGGATTCTTGTGAATATACTTTTTAATGCGTTACCAATTACGGGGCCACCGCGAGCAGTTGTTTGCTGAACAGAGGCTGTAATTGCAAGAAGTTGGTCGAAGGATACGCCAACGTCCTGAGCGGTACTTCCCACGCGCCTCATGGCTTGGGCTAAATCGTCTGTGCTTACAGCAAACGCCGCATCCACATTGGCAAGCTTATTAATTACCTGAGTAGAAGTTAACGCCTCCCTGTTGAACGTATTTAATGCTGCTGTCAAGGAAGAAACTGATGCTGCCGCATCCATACCGGAAAGCCTCGTAAGAATGAGGGCGTCGTTTGTCCTCTGAAGGGTCTCTTCGACTGTCAAGCCTTGCCTAGCTAATTCTGTCGCTGCTTCAGCGACAGTATCGAAACTCTGTGCCGTTTTTTGAGCTATCGAGAAAAGGTTGTTTCCGAACTTGGCGAGGCCTCGGTCTGTTTGCGCCAAAATTACATTGACATCCTGAAGTCTTTTCTCGACCTCAATAGTGCTTTTAAGTAAAAATTCAAACGCCCTTTGAACTTGAAAAATTGCCCCGGCAGAAGCTCCAAACGCTAAAACACGCGCATTTGATGCTTCGAGTGATCTTGTGAATTCATTTGTGGCACCAGTGATCTTCCCAAGGGGTCTAGTAAATTTCCCAGAGTCAACTTTAATGTTAACCCCTTTCCTTTCTACTCGGGTAATAGCGCTGTTTATTTGCCTTAAAGTGCTTTGCAGCGATGCGCTATCTAACCTTGTTCCTAGTGTGATAAAACTATCCGCCATGGCCTTGTGTTTTTATTAATTACACTAAAAAATCACTGCCCATGTAACTTTATAAGCTCCTCCATATTAAGCGATCCGCCTTTCTTCATAGCTTCTTGGGCCAAATCAATAAATTTTTCACCGTCGTCTATAGCCCCAAGTTTTGTCATTTCTTGCTTGGATGCACCCACTATTGAGCTTCCGCCCACATTACCGGTATCCTTGACCTTATCAAACGCAGCCTGAGACGCTTTGCTGGACTCATACCAGTCTATAATGGCGTCTGGATCATCCATTACATCATGTGGGGGTTTATTTTTCGAATCTTGGAGTATAGATTTAAAATATTTCGCATGGCCGAAAAGTTCAGCCTGATAAAAGGTTAAGCTTACCGCTGGTTCACCAAAGAATGTCATTGGGTTGTCGTCACACAAATAAAAGAAATTAAGAAAAAAACCTGATAAAGCTATTTTTTTTAGGTTTCTCGGAAAAAATGGCTCCATTTTTCCATTGTAAAGCTTAACTAAATAAAAAATTTCCTGAGTGCTCAACTCGTCGAATTCTTCTGCAGAGAGCAAATGATCAAGACATTCGGAATTTTTAAATAATGATTGAAATATATAGTGTTCGTTTGATTTTTTTGAGCTATAAGAGTCGCAAGTCATCCCGATCCACTCTAACCTTCTGTTTTCTTTTACTTGTATTTCGCCTTCTGTTTCTCTTATTTGGTTAATTAATTGATTCTTGTCTCTCTCCAAGAAGAGTTTGGATTTATTTACTTTTAGTTGTTTGACCCAGCTTCTTAATCCATCCAACTTAGCCTCGTCTTGTTTCGTCCAGTCCCCCTCTTTATGGAGATACTCGAGCTTGTCATCTTCTGTTGGTAGCCCTTCTTTTTTAGCTTCTTCGTAGTACCTACTTTTTATTTCGTCCATGCCGGCGGCGTCAATAGTGCCGAGGTGTTTTATGTATGTGGCTTTGTATCTCTTGTCCTCGGTCTTGGAGTAGCCCTTTATTATATCAGCATAAAGAAGCCTCAGTGAGGCACTGTTCATTTTTTCTTTCTCTTTGGTCATATGTATAAAAAAACCCCCACCTGAGGCGGGGGAGTTCAGGTTAGTTTTCCATTGTTACTCTGTCTCTTGCTGCTCCGTCGGTTCTTCAGGATTATTATCATCATCATTCTTAAGCTCTTTCTTTACGGGAGCTTTCTTTTTTGTTTTCTTGTTCTTTTTAGGCTTAACCTCGGCGGGTTTCTCTTCCGCGGGTTTCTCTTCACTTACCACGTTCTCAAGGACTATATCTTGAGTTGCTTTTGTGTCATCTTCTACTGGGAGCTCTTCTTGTGCATCAAGGTCTTCTTGTTCTTCTTCTTCTTCAATTTCTTGTAGGCCTTGTTCCCTAAGCATAGCGTCGAACTCTTCTTGTGTAGATGCCCTACCCACAAACCAAAAACTCACAAAGTATGTAAGCCTTTGAATCACAGTATTTATAAAATCGTCTTCCTCTTCACTTAGTTCGTCATATACCGCAAGTTTATCGTCAAATGTTTTGCCGGGAAAATACGCATTATCGTCGCCCCCATATGACAGTGCTAAAATCCACCATAAGATGGTTTTATTTCTGGCTCTGACTTCCGCTGTCTGTTCGTACAGACTCTGCTGTTCCATCTCAAATTGAGTCAGGGTACTTCGATTATCTGTCAATTCCTTTTCCAGTCGCTCCATATCGTCCCGGTTTTCTTGAGTTAAATTCTCTTCGTCTTTTATTAATAGTTTTTGATATTCGTCTGTTTTTCTGTAGAAATCTAGATATAAGTTGCCGTATCTTTCTATTTCACCGTCGCTTAAAGAGCCACCGTCGTTTTCGTACCTTTTAGCTAGAAGGGCCTTCGTAAGGAGTCCGGCCTTAATGCCCTTGGAAAGTTCTATGCCGTAAAATAACTCGGCCTCGTCATAAAGGGATCTGGTGGGTTTTCTGAGAAAAAATTGATGTTTAACCTTCTCATCCACGGTTTTTTCCGTGGTTACTTTCTCGCCTTTTTCGTTAGTAGTAGTATCCCTCTTCACAACGGACTCTACTTTAGTTACTGCAAATTCATATAGTTTTTTCATAACTTTAGCTCAATGTCAAATTTATCTAAATTTTCCTCAATTTCCCTTATGGTATCATTCCCGTAATCAAGAATTCTTTTCCTTATTCTTTGGAACTCTTCTTCTGGAATATCATAGCCAGACTTTTCTAAATCTTCTAAAATAAAAAGATAATTTTTATAAAGATTGACTATCTTGCGACGTAGTTGAAATACTAAGAAGTCCTTGGATTTTTCACCCCCTTTGTTCATGTCTCCATGCATTCCTTTCAGCCTTTTTCCTGCAAAGATTTACACATTTTAACCACAACCTGTAAAATAAAAAAAACCCCCGGTTTTCACCGGGGGCTGGTTAAGGTTTAGTTGCTTAATTCGGCTTAGGAATCAGCACTCGCATCTCTTTGCATCGAGAGATATCCAGTCGAGATACCGCTCATAAACAAGCCTTGGTTCTTCTGGTTCGGTCCACCAACCTGAGTTGCGAACTCGAGAGTCACACTCTTGTTGCTGCCGATATCCGAGCTAAACGCTTGGCTATTCACTTTGCAGTTCTTCAACCAATACTGGGCGAAGATATCCTTTGCGGTTCCATCAGTAAGCGTGCCGGGGCAGCTTGTGGGACGCAGAAGGTTAACTACGATGTCGTAAGAATCATCACAATTGATGATATCCGACAAACTACCAGTGGTCAGATCGGCCACCAGAGCGTCAATCGTACAGGTCACGGACATCGGGAATGTGATCTCACGAGAGAACGCAAACCGGCTTCCGAGTCTGTTGATCGGCTCTCTTGCCATATCTAGACTGATGTTGTAGCTTTGAATCTTAGCGTGTGCTTTGGAATCCATGTTTCCGAGGTGTGCTCCGGGAGCATCATACGTATCCTCGTCGTCGGTAACCGAATCGAAGAGCGTACCAGATAATTGCACTGATTCTCTATCGGCTTTCGCGAAGGCGAAGGTGATGTCTCCGGGGCGCAGGGCGCTTGTTGCCATAATTCCTGTCTCGGCGCTGCCTGTGGTAGTCGGAAGAATATACTTGAAATGCTCAAGTCTTGTTCCACTTTCGGGCTTCACCGCGGGGCTTGCGCCACTCACGCCGCTCTCGAAAGTCATGTTAAGACCCTCAACATTTATTGTAACAGTTGGGAAATTACCCACCGAACACTCTGTCGTGTACGAGGTAATGAATCCATTGCCAATTCCAATTACAAACTCGTAATCTCCTTCGATTGCGATGCTGTCTTTTTCGGGTCCAAGATCTCCGACGGCGTCAACACCCTCACCAACAGTCTTGATGAAGTAGTTTTTCTCGTCTTGTGTCTTATTAAGAATCCCAGAAATGCAGCTAGCATGTCCATCCGTAACGAATCCAAGATTCATTTCGTTTTCCATGGTTGCTAGTATGTAACTGAAGTCCAATGCTACCGTGGGAGTGTCCATTACAACTCTGTCGATAGCAGCCAACTCGCCAAACTGGTTAATGTCTGTGCGCGGTATGTTAAACGAATAGTTAGCGGTCTGAATTCTGTGCAACTGCCTTACTTGGTTTCCAGATGGATGCAGCGGAGCGCTGATATATCCTTCTGCACCAACGGCAGTTTTGTCAGTAAAGAAGCCACTAACAGCCGGTGTTTGACTCACATAGAGAGCCTCACTTTGATAAATAACTCTGTTTCTTGCCATGATTTATAATCCTTTCTTTTTATTACATATTTTTTAGTTTTTAGGGAAAACTTTTTTTGTTATTGTAAATCCTGATTTCTATTAGCCTTTCGAGGATACCTAGGTTTCGTAACCTCAAAGTCAATTACACCATTAAAGACATCCGGGTTCAAATTATTTACCTTAACGTTCACATCTCTAGAAAATTTAGAAATTCCTACGTTTTCTATGAAAATGTAACTGTTTTCTTCATAACTTGCTTTCTTTCCGGTATAGCTCCAAGGCACACCGCTTTTATAGTCACCAAGAGTGTTGTAAGGCATATCCCCTGTACCAAATAACGTAAAAAATGTTCTTACCTTGTCCCTCATTATGGAACAAACAGCGTCTAAATTAAATTGATTATCCGCCAAGACTACCGCCCTTAGATTTATGGTCGTCATGTCATACCCGCCAAACGCCAATGGTTCACTGTGGGAACCGTTATATCTTAAAAAAATAGCTGGATAGGTTATCGCGTTAGAAGCTAAGCCTGTTTGTGTTTCGGCGGTTTTAGGCCTTAGGTGGAACTTCGTCTCAAAAAGCAATTTTTCTTCTGGCTCGTTAGTTAGATATACATTGAAATCCTTTACGGCATAATCACCACTCAGCCTTGTTTCGGGGGTTGTTATTTCTGTGCCAAAATAAACTTGCCCCTGCTCGTAACTCATGCCACTAAAATTGCTTGTCCCCGTTCCTATGAGCGAACCATCTAGATAGATTCCGGTAGGAATCTGTACTGTTCTGTTGGCGAATGCCGCGCCGGTTCCTGTTATAGAAAAATCACTTACGAACTGCTTGAATGGGGCACCGTATGTATACAGGTTATTATGTAGGCTCTCCACGGGGTAAAACCAACTAGAGATGTCCGTAAACGCTTCGCCTTCTCTAAGCAGCGTGTGGTCGAACCACAGCAAGAAGCTGGACATCACTTTATTGTCAAATTGTGCTTTCATTTATCTTCTAAAATTTAAAAAGAACGTTCTCAATAACGAACTCATGTATTTAGTGGGCCTATAGGCTCCTCCCCTATATGATGTTTTTGCCTGTATACCCCCTCCTGATCTACTTCCGATTGCTCCCATCAGCGCTAAATAGTTTCCCAACCCAGTCATACCTCTTTCTACGCCTCTTACCCAACTTTTCCCAAGCCAACTTAGATATGTTGCTGCTTCAATTTCTGCCATACTTGGGCCAGTTACCCTAAATTGAAAGTCTACCCCGGAACTTCTTTTAATTATCTTTGGTGACATAATATTGATCCGGTAATTATTTAGCATCTCTCTTAGCGTAGCTATTGGATTTGATCCTTCTTGAAAACCTATGAAACTAAATAGATTTCCTACTCCTCCAAGCGTGCCAGAGACGTTTCCTCCCATAGGTCCGCCTTCTAGCTCTTGAGTAATCGGGTGGCTTTCAAATTCAGTTATCATTTCTCGTTTTGCTCGGTTAAACTTTCTTTGAGCCTCTATTTTAACCCTTTCAGGAACTTTTTTTATGTTCCTTACTATCTTTCTTTTGATTTTTATTGGGTTTATTCTCATTACTTGGTAAATTGTAGATGAAAAACATAAAGCTTTATTCCGAAAAAATACTTCACAGATTCTTCAGTCATTAGCTGAAAGTCTTTTCCGTCTACTGAAATCTTTTCTGTTTTTCCGTTTCGTATGTAGTCTTTCGTTTCTTCGTCGACCTTTATTCTTATGTCTCCGGCGAAATAGGTTAAGTTAATATTTTCCATTTCGTCTGCCTCCTGTCTGTCTTTGTATAGCACCATGCAATCAAAAGCTTTAGACACCGGAGAATATGTATAATTAACCTGATCAGATGAATCGCCGTAACCATGTAAAAAATCAGTATTTATTTGGTTAATGATCTTTTTAGGTGCCTTGTGCACCGTGATCGACCTCTTAAAAGTGTCAAATAAATTCTGAAAATCACCCGTGAACGAGTTGATTTCGTCTGCTGATACTAAGCTCGCCATAATTAGTATTTCCTAATTCTTACATATTCTCTATTCGGAAGTATATACGCCGATTGATCGTCGTCCCCTGCCACCTGTAATGGTTGTACGTCGTTCAGCTTGTATTGACCCACCATGCGCTCCAATTCTGATTGGCTTGCGCCGCGTATGGTCGCATAGAGCTTTGCTTGTTCGTTTTTGTTAATCTTTTTAATTGATGACCCGTCTGAAGACAAAGCGATAACCGCATCTGAGGTTGCTGCGGATAATACGCTCCTCAGTTTATTGTCGTAATAGTGTATTGTATACATTTTTTTGAGTATACCCCCTTCATTAATACCTATTGCGGTTGCTGTACCATTGATATCTCTCTCTATTTCATACGAAGATTGATTAATTGCATAGCTGGTATTCAGGTAGTTATTCAGCGCGCCAATGTTTGTGCGTACCCAAAATGCTATAGCGGCTATGCCTAGGTCTGTCGGGCTTCCTAATTCTCTGTGGATTTGGTCTGCAATATCTACGGCTTTCATACAATTAAGATTACACCGGAAAGAGCTTAACTAATCCATTGTTCTGTAAAACGTGGAAACTTACCGTCAGAAACCCTTCTCCCGGGCTGGTCGTACCTTATTGACCCCAGTCTGTCTATGTCTAATCTTCTTGTTCTGGCCCTGACATCTCTCTGTAGGGGCCACCCGGGATGTATTAACTCTCCTCCGCGAGCAGAGCAGATCTTTTTGCCGGGGTCACCATCCCATTCCACTGTACAGTTAGTTTTGAGTAGGTTTACGCTGTCATAGTAAGGCATACTGATATTTACACTTATTCGTAACCAAATATTTCGAAATCTCTCTTATATATGGATTTAACCATGTCTCTTGTTTTTTTGTTGTAGTAAGTGGTATATTTTTCGTGTTTCGTAGCATTTACTTTTTTAAATAAAAATTCTTCGTCGTATTCCACTCCTAGATTGTCCAATAGGGTAGCTAAATCTTTAGGGAAGTTTTCAAATCTGCCTAAAAAATCAACCATTAATTTACCTCTTCTGTCGCAAATGAATTTATGTTGGGGCGCATAGAAGGGGGAATTTAAAAGCCAGTCGAGAGACATGTAATTTTCTACAGTACCGCGAACATCCGGTTCTCCTTTTCTCTTATGTAAAAACTCAACGAAGTCCTCGAACTTAGAAAAGTATTTGTATCCTAACCAAAAATATTCAGACACAACCCTGTCAAGCGGATTTCTGACGAATGCGAATTTATAGCATTTATCGAACAGGCTTTTGTCGACCAGCCCAAAATCTAATGTTTGTTTGTATGTTAAGTGCTGTAGTTCATGGAGTTCGTCGTATATTCTTACAAACCCATATAGTTTTTCGCTTGAAACCTTAGGGTCATCCCCCGCGAATTTCATATCTAGTATTTCTTCTATTTTTGTTCCGCCTGTTTTGGGGATGTGAATGAAGAGCAACTCGCTTTTTCTGTTAATAGGCATGGTATTTTGCCCACTTCTCTTTATCTTCGTCCCAGATGATCGTTTCTCCCGTTGGTAGCTTGGCTGTGTCGGTTCCGTTTATTTTTTTCAGGGTTTCGGGAGCGACAAAATAAACTTTGTTATTGTACCATATGTCCTTTAGCGAGCTTTTTTTAGCTAACTTTAGTTTTTCTTCTTCTTCTAGTAGTTGATCATATTGCGATATATCGCTACCGTTTCTTAAATTAAACAATTGACCCATTGAAACGGCTGTTCCGGCTGGAGCTTCACCGTTATATCTGTTTATATAAATATTAAAGAAGTCATCTTTGAGAATGTTTAATAATTCGTTATGATTAGGATGAACCTTTTCGTGGACAGCTTTTTGAATCCATTCCTCAAGATAATCACCGTATCCCAAATCCCGTATAAAATCTGGCTCAATAATTTGCAACTGAACAGAGTCCACGGCATATTTTTCACACATTAAAATAAAATCAAACAGTTCACGAAAATTATTATCTTGTACCACGATACTAGTCTGAAATGCTTTAATTTCATTAGCAGCCTTCAAGTCTTCAACAAATTTTAAATTTTCATGTAGCAAATTCCAGTCTCCACCCCTCCTGTTTATAGTATATGTTTCCGGCGTTGCTGCGTCTATAGATACGCTAATGTATTGAATTTTTTCCTTGGCATACTCGCTAAGCGTTGCCCAGTGCTTCTTAATGAGTAAGCCGTTTGTCAATATATTTATATGCCGCAGCTTCGGCGCTTGTTCTTTTGTGAATGTTTGCAGGAATTTTCGAAAAATAGGACTAGCAAATGCGTCTCCAGATCCAGTAACGATAAGTCGATCCGCGTCTTTTAGAAAGTCTGCTTGTAGCTTGTTTTGCATATCTAACAATTTTTGTTTCTTTTTGCCAGAAACCATTATTATTCCTCTCCTGCATGATGGACAAGATAGATTGCATGATCTGTCGTAACAAAATTGTATTTCATGAGGCCCATGATTTAAAACGACATCTTCATGCAGTATGTCGTAAAGTATTGAATCATTTATTAATTTGCGTTGTTTTAATTGTTTTACTGTCCCGACGCAATGTGTTTGGGATTGTAAATGTGGACAAGATTTAGCGTTACAATATCGAAAAGAGCCGTCTAATATGGACTCCCTAAATTTTTGAGCTTTTTCGCCGTTCCAAATTTCCTCATATGATTGTTCATTTATATTGCCTATAGAATAATGATCAACCCACGGAGGACAACACGGTGTCATTTCTCCATTGTCCAATAATTGAACATGATCAAAAGCTCTGGTGCAATAAATTTTATCTGTCATAGCCTAATAACTCGAAGTCTTTTTGGTACTTCTTGTAAATAACTTCATAAAGCTCGTCTGTGTAGTATTCAGAGTAGTGGTTTCGTTTGCCCTTGTTGAGGTGGCCAAACTCGTTAGACATATCGTATTCTGTCGTTAGCTTTTGTACTACTTCGTCTAATTTTTCAAATTTAAATATATTTATATTGTCATTTATTTTACCATTTGAGTTTAACAGCCACATAATTTGAGGGTAAAAATGCACAGTAGGGCTGATGGAAATATCAGCCCCCGACACTAAACGGAACTGAACCAACTCTGCGTCTTTAAGATAATTCAAAACAAAATCCTGAAAACCCGAATATTGTTTAAGTAAATTCTGCATACGCCTTGGCTTCGAACCCCTTACGCCTCGCTTGAATTGCGTGGTTTTGAAATGATGATATGCAGACACAATCCTATCATAAGGGTTTCTTACCACACAAAACTTATAATAATCATCCCAATATTCCCTATGCTTTCTCATTAGACCCTTGGCAGTAGAGTGTCCATAATCCGATTCATCCCCATTAATAAGAAAAGCGATAGAGCGGCTGGCGTTCTTTGGGATGGGCACGAAAATTATTTTATGCTTATGCGAAATCATAACCGAATTTCTCTATGTCTTCTTTATAATATTCCCCGACCATGTCGATTATTTTTTTGTTTTTGTAGTACAATTTATAATCGTATGCCGCAGTTTCATGCTCTTTGGATAATTTAGTTTCTTCAAGACCCAAACGCTTTTGAGCCTTATTTAGATCATCATCAACATTTTCCAATTTACCAAAAAAATCATATTCCATAGCTCCTTCCTTATGATGCATACAAAGAGTCACGACTTGCGTTCTCCAATGCCCATTAATTACATTTGTGTGATCCCTTTCTCTATTTACGACAAAATTAATAAAATTTTCAAAATCCACATGCCCATCCATTAAATCATATATTTCGTAATAAGTTAACCCCGCTTCTTCGTTTACCACGGTTTGCCCAAATGGATACCGCCTTATTAGTTCCCGAAAAGCCGACACGGCCCTGACCCACGGATTTCTTACAAAAGCAAATTTATAATAGCCCGCAACAGACTCTCGAACCGATGGGTCCCACTCCACGTTAAAATCCCTCTTAACCCTATGTCTAAGTTTGGTGGAGTGACCTCCACCAGTGCCTTTTTTCACTTTCTTAACCAAGGAGTCTTCTTCTCCATACATTACGTCTCCCCAATAGTAAAAAAAACTATTCGTGCCCACTTTCAATATGGGCGTGAACACGCATTTTAATTTATTAAATACTAACATTTTTTGTATTCCGTTAAATTTCCTAAGTCCACAATCGGGTCATTGAAAATTGGATTCAGCAAAGCCTTTGTAAATTCTTCAAATTCTGGATGTGTTTTTTTCCATATACAATTTTGTTTGTATATTTCGGGTGTCCATGTGCCCCAATCTACGAGTAGCGAAAAAAATACTTTATCCACTTTCAAGTCTAAACCTATCTTCACTAGCTTATCTAATTCTTTGTAGTTAGCTTTTTGGACAACGCAGTCTATTCTTAGCTCATTGATAAGACCTTTTTGTCTTAGAGAGCTCAGAAATTTCATATTTTTTTGAAGCTGATCCCAATCCCCTCCCCTGCGGGTAATCTTATATGTTTCTGGTGTTCCGGCGTCATATGAAACCATAACTGTGTTGATGTTTTTTTGTATTCTTTTCATCTTTTCCCAATACTTGGGGGTGAACATTACCCCGTTTGTCTGTAGATTAAAAAATACCCTAGGAAATTTTTCTCCATCTATACTAAACAACAGTTCCCTAAAAAGCTTCGATCCGAATGGGTCTCCCGAGCCAGTTACGTTAATAAGGCAGTAATTGTCGTGAGGCTTTCCGAAGATATGTTTTATTATATTATCTTGTATTTTTTTCTTTTCTTCATAAACTTTGCCCTCGTAATAAAGAATCTTATTTTTTCTACAGCTTGGGCAGCTTAAATTACAGGACTCATCATAGCAAAGATTATAAAACGTCGGCTCAAGGTCTTTTGTTTTGTTGTTTTTTATAATTGATTTATGACGAGGATCAGTAACCTCTTCCTTGTCCGGCAAAGATCCGTTCTGTATGTATGGGCATAGTTTGTGATCGCAGTATTTGAAAGAACCATCCAATATGCTTTCTCTTATTTCCTGTGCTTTTTCCGAGTTGAAAACCTCCTTAACGCTTTCTTCTTTGACGTTTCCTATTTTCTCGGGAAGCCAACTCATGCAGCAAACAGACACCATACCGTTAGGGTGAATTTCAAATTGGTCAAAAGGATTCTTGCAAAATTTTCCTTCTGACTTTCTGGGGGTATTAACTATCCCTTCGGAATCTAGGAAATTATCTTTCCTAATCCTTTTACGGATTGCCATTTTGTGTCTTTTATCTCCGTTCATTTTAATAGACCGTACACTTCGCTTTCTTCAAACGATTTTTTAAAATGCTCTTGAGATAATTTTTTTCTGATTTCGCAATCTTTAAGGTATTCGTGAGTTTCTTTTACTAGCTCAAAGTTCTCGGCCTTTCCCGCGGCTTCCTCAAGGGAGTCGTAGTAAAATGGATAATCCTTGCCCAAGTATTCTATTACTGCCGGCAGCGGGTTAACAAGGAGCGGCGTTGCGCGAGCCATACACTCTATCACTGCGTTATTTGCGCTAGAATCATAAAGATCTAAAAAGACTATATTTTCGGAAAGAAGTGTATCGTAGTCTTCGTTTGAAAGGGAGCTCTTTGTTATTGTGTTTTCTATATATTTTTGTTCTATTCTTATGTCGTATATATCTTTTTCTTTCCGCAGCATCTTGTCTATTACTTCCAGCGGTCTAGCAGAAGAATAGGGAATCAGCCTGAGTTTAACGTATTCGTTTCCTGAGGCTATGGGGATTGAGTAGATGGAATTTAATTTTCTCAACCAATAGCCAATGTTTACTATTTGTTTGTTTTTATTTTTTAAAAATTTATCATAGTCGAAAAGAGTTTCGGGTATTTCTGTTGGATGAATAAGCGAGCATACCGTCTTGCCGGTTGTTTCCCTTAGGTATTTTGCATGATATTCCGATAACGTGAATAGCCCCACGCAATGCTCGAGGCTTTCTTGGAACTCATCTCCCGCAATAATGTTCTGTAAGGAATACTTGTTGAAAAACCAAGGCGGCATGTTCTGTGGGTTATGGAAAAACCCAACCCAAGGGATTTTATAGGGTATAACTTTTCTTTCTCTCCTGTATTCTTCTAAATGCCAAGCGAAATTATTCTCTAAGAATCCGTCTAACAAAACTCCATTGTTGTTGTGTAAAGAAGCCAGTGCGCTCACAGCATATTTCCAGCCGCTCCTATGGGAATCGAAAACGGTTTGCAAACCTAAGTTTATTTTTCCATTGGGGTTTGATGTTGCGAACCTAAAACTCTCCTGTCTCCCTCCCCACCCGCTATCTATTTTATTTATAAATTCTAATATCTCGTGATGGTTTTCGTTTTCGCTAGACTGCAGCAGTTTAATTGTTTTTAATTTTAATTTATTGTTTTCTGATTTGAGCCCAGCGTTCCTTTGTAAATTTTCGTTATCTACCGCGTGGACATGTATACTTTTTGGTTCAATTTTTGCATTAAAGTTTTTTCTCCAAAACCCTACGTTGTGACGGTTACTAAAAAATCCGACATCAAATTTCTCACATATTTGGTTCATGCATTCTTGTTCAAAAAAATCAGAATCATTTATATAAGCGTCCTTCCAGAAATTTGGCAAATCTGAATTCGCACAAAACACGTACCCTGCATTAAAGAACCCATAATCAACAGAGTTGTTCGAGTCGGGTGTGCCCGTCTTGTGATAGTGAGGAGACAGGAAAATGTCTTTGTCGAACTTCTCCTGAAGAGAATCTAACACAATCATGTCGCTATCCAAAAAGAACACGTTGTCGTGGTTTTCCAAGGCGTAACTCATGCAGTCCATTTTTTTTATGATGCATTCTGGCCGGTGATAATTATTTTTTCTTTCAAAATTATATTTTTTGTCTATAGCGTCTAAAATCTTCTGTTCCATTTCGAGCCTGAAGAAAATATCATTCAAGTCCAAGTCTATGCATGATAAGAAATATTCAGTTTCCTTGTCGCAAACAACATATATTGGCTCAGAATGAAATCCCCTGAGGCTTTTAATCAGAATTGCTGCTTCTTCTTTTACTTCTTTTGTGGCCACGAAGCAAAAGCTTTGTATTTTGTGGTCAATTTTTGAGGGGTTTTCTTTTCTAAAATCTAACTTATATGGATACTCTTCTTCGTAGATGTCAGATATTTTACCTATAGCCTTTTCGGCGGACAACTCGTCCTTACAGTGTTTAAGCTTTATCGGGAAAAATGAACCCGCAGAGGTGGTGTGTTGCTTTATTTTTTCGAAAGCCTCATCGCCCTTCGAATAATCGGCAACGAAGAAAATCCATTTTTTACCTTCCATTTTTTCTTCTATATCATTCAGTATATTTAGAATATCCTCTTCTTGGTTTGCTGTAGATAGGCAAACTCTGAACCTATCCGTTAGGTATGATTTTTCATTTTTGATTAAAACGGAGTTGAAAATTTTGGAATTTTTGGGCGCAAATGTTCTGTCGTCTAGTTTGCGTAAGCCAACTATCACGTCTCCCAGAGCCAGCGTATACTCTTCGGGTGGTTCTTTTATCGGTTCCATTCTTCTGTGCTAAGTATTTCCAAAAACTCTTGGTGTGAGTATTCTTTTCTTCCCACTAGATCGTTTGTAATTTCAAATATAAACTCGGGCTGCTCCCCTTTATATTTTACAAATGTTTTGCTTCTATCTAAAGAATATCTCATTGACGCTGGGCTAGTTTGAAGGACTTCTGTGAAGTCAACATAGCCCACTTCGTTCTCGTTTAATATAACAAATTTTAGGTCTTCTCTCATTGTATTATTGCTCCTTCTCTAAATGGATAATAGAGTTGATTTAGCGCTAAATAGTTTTGTCTTAATTCTGAGTGTTTTAATGCCCTGTTGTATACCAAAATGTGGCCAAAATTAGCACTCGACGCGGGGGAAGGCGAACCCATGCCGTAATATTCTTGCCATAAAGCCATAACAACTACCTGTTGGGCCCCACCAATATAGCCAGCCGGAATCAGTTCTCCTTTGTGTTGTCCTGTGCCAGTTTGCGTGCAATTCGCCCCCGTAATTAACCTTTGGTAAACCCCATTTAAATACAAAGTAATTCTATCAAAATTTGGACTAAGAACTTCTTTTACTAGTGAAAACATATACCATTTATTTGACTCAATCTTCGACCCGATTGAGCGGCGATCACTATACGCCGCCGGGCTATCCGCCGACGGCGCGAACAGGGCAATCCTGCCGTAGTTCCCACTATCGTCTCCTACAACTCCAACCGCACACCCACCGTTAGACTTGTCGTTTATAGCACCGACCCCAATGTAGCCTCCATATCTTGGACACGATGAGCCTCCTAGTTTTCCAAGCGCAACCGCATTCACTTGAACCCAGACATTCAGGGTAAAATCGTTTGATACATTAAGGGCGAACCCTCCGGCATATCCCCCGCATTCGCGCATATAGTTGTCTAATCCATCTCCCATAAAATAGCCCACCGAGGTGCTTGTCGGTGATTCAAAATCAGGCGTTTCGCCAAACGTCGGCACCGTATCCATATTCCAAAGACATAAATCTTCCTGACCGGCCACCAAATTGCTGTATGTATCCCCTCCCACAGCGCCGTTATAACAAGAAATATTATTCGGATCAAAGTGACCAATAAGATTTTTGGATATAACTTTTCCGGGCCTGAATTCAACGTCATCGACGATTGAACTAGACTTCTGTCCCAATGCTCGTAGCCAAGCAGTGCTTTTCCAGTCTGTTATATGCATCCTTAATCCTGTACTCCGTATGCCGCTAACACTCCGCTTGGAAGCGTATTGTGCTCATGTGGGGAAATCCCGGGGCCTCCAGTGCCAAAGCAAGTAAAAACAAGTAGGCCTGTTTTTCCAGAGTGAAAAGCCACGGGTTCTTCTCCTATGAATGTGAATTCGTTCATGAAGCTTACGTTATTTCCGGTTGGGCAGGTTATCATTATTGTGGCTGCCGCACCAGTTGTCATTCCGGACATACTAAATCCAGTTATATCTCCGGTTACCATCATTTGCGAAAATGACTGCGCAAAACTTCCCGTAAATCCGCTCTGCTCAATCATCCCAATTCCGCTATCTTCCGGATTTGTTCCTCCACTATAAATATGATGACCCGTATAGCCACCCCCGCCACCTCCGCCACCTCCAGCGCCGGCGCTATTATTTCCGCTTATAATTAATCTACCCGTGTCGCCTGTGATAATAATATTTCCGGCACCAGTTAAGCTTCTGAATTGGAAAATACTAGTTCCATCCGCCGCTTGGTCTATCCCCCTAAATACCCCACTTAAACCAGTAGCCGACGAATCAGTACCTATGTTTTGTCCTTCTGGGCTAGGTTTACCCGTAAAGTCTATAACCAAATCCCCCGTATAACCGGTGATTTGTATTCCACTGCCTCCTATTACAGATTTGAAAAGAAGAGTGTTCTCTGTGTTTCCCACATAAATCCCCGAGCTTGCGAAACTGCCGGTGATGTTTGAGCCAGTAATGCTGGTTATTGTAAATCTATCTCCTTCTGAAGAAATAAATATTCCGTCACCCGGATTTCCTATTTTGAAAACATTCTCATAGTCAGTATGGGCTCCGCCTTGCTCCCATCCTGATGTGCTTATTTGTTTTACAAATATTTGTTTATTTTTCTTTCCTAGATCCATCTTCTTCTTTCTATTTTAGGGTTCAGATCGTGTTCTTGCTAATTATTTTTAATATGTAAATGTATCTTGGCTTTCTACAAAATATGGATCTTTTTCTCCGCTATTTCTGTTATACATATCTCTTGTAGCTATATAATTTTGTATAATTCTATTGATTCCTATTTCGCCGCTGTATAGGAGCATCATTCCGAATTTTGTTCCTGATTTAGATACATCATATGCCCTTTCGGCTAGTGGTGGGTCTATTTCGTACTGCTCGTAGTACCCCCCTATGTATATTGGCATAGCATACCTCCCCTGCTTTAAAAACTCACCATATTCGTGTCGGAGAGGAAGGATCTTGCCATCAACGGAGATCTCGGTTCCATCATCATTGTAAAGAAAGCTGCGAGTGCCGTTGTTTTGATACGCAACAAAATACCATCTATCGGCTTCTATTGGTTTAATATGTGTTTGCGTGTCGGCATATGTTGCCCCCAAACCAAATTGATATGCAAACCCCGTCTCTAGAGTATATGCTAGGGTTGATCTATCATCCATAACATCGCGTCCACAGCTAAACAAAACATTACCACTCGTTCCCCAAGCTTGCTGAGGAAAATTTACCCACATACACATCGCCCAACCGTGATTTTGATATCCACCGTGAGGCGAGGGTCCGTCACCGGCATTTAAATAAAGACCCGTTTCTTGGACGTCGGGGATGTAGCCTTCGGAAAACGACAACATAGGTCCTAAAAAATCATCCGCTCCATCGCTCTCAAAATAACGAGTAAGTCTAAAATCCGACGCGTCCACGATTTTGCCGTCAAACAACGTGCCGCTTGTTTCGCTCCAGAAACCCGCTCCATCGACAAATCCCGTGGTATAAGACATTCCGTTGTAGATGGCCAAGTCCATTTCACCACTAACTAGGTTGTTGTATGTCGAGCCCGACACGTTACCTGTATCATTTGGGTTAAAGTACCCAACCAGCTTTGTTCCGCCGTTATCGGAAGTCGAGTGCCCAGTTGTCTTCGGAAGAATTGAACCGTCACCTTCAAATATTCCTGATGGTATGCTTCCAATAAGAGCGCAATTCCGTGGCTGTGTAATGAACATCGTTAAACCGTGTAATCCGATTCAGCCCAGTGACAAACGCAAGAGCTAGCGCCGGTGCCGTATGCGGTTATTGTCAGTAGCCCCATTTTTCCTATCTTTAGGGTATGCGGCTCAATTCCCACAAAATTGAGGTTGTTACCGCTTAAAAATCTGTAATAATTATCGTCTGCTGTCAAACAGCCGTCTGTTGCGAAGATCTGGATTGTCACTGAACGCCCAGCCTTTATGTTCGTCAAATTAAGCCCGCGAGCATGCGAGCATAAGTTGAATTTCTTCATGTTGCTGCCAGCCATATTTATGCTGAATCCAGTACCACCCATGCCTATACCATATGGGTCCGGTACCCATCCGGTCTCGCCAAATTCCCCCAAGTCTTCTACGCATTGATTAACTTGACCACAGAATGTCATGTCTCCTACTGCATTACCATCATCATGTACGTCAAAATATGTTATGCCAAGATCAGTGTTTGTTAGGTTTATTCCTGATCGAAAAACCCCAGAGTTTCCAGAAAAAATTGGCGAAGTTATTTTAGCATTAGAAATAGTTGTCTGCCCACCTGCGTCTCCTTGGGTTGATATAGTTAGCTCTCCAACGCTATTGGCCCTTAGCGTTGTGGCCTCCGACAGTCCAGTGCCGGAGAACCTTATGTCGGCCACGGTATTAGGAGAATAACCCGTTAAGGGTGTTCCGCTTATCGTTACTTCGTTCCCAGTCTTTGGTGCGCTTATTCTAAGGTTGTGATCATTATCGAACCCGATATGCACAGCGCCGGTCATTCCTACGCCTGACATTACGAGACTGTTGTTGTTTAAATACAAACTGCTCCAATATAAATCTGGGGTTCCAAGATCTGCCCCTCCGTCAAGCTCTGGCGAGAAATGCAGACAATTTTGGTGAAGGAAAACTCCATGCATAGTTGTATTCAGTGGGGGTTGTCCCTGTGCATCTAGCCATGATCCTATCTTGTCAAAATAGCCGGTAGGACAATATAATGATCCGCCTGCCGATCCATACATGTAGTCGGGGCTTGCCCCGATGCTTACTCTTGCCCCGTGATTTATAACGTCAAGCGAGTTAACTGCGGCCCCATGAAAAGTCCCACTATCTGCAAAGATCTCCCCCCACCATTTACCTCTTGTTTCTGCCCCGAGACCGGCGGGCTCATTATAGCCCAAATTAAAGCCTCCGCTTACATGAGGCACAAGGTTTCCACTGACCCACACCTCGCCCCTTACGTCCAACGTTCCCGACATGCCGCAATCTAAGATGTACTCCGGCGTGACTGGGTTCGGGTACTGAGCTATGTTTCCGAGGGCTAGCTCTTGAAATTCCTGACCAATCCCTATTGCGTTTGCGTATTCAAATCCGGTAGTCGATTGGTTGAAGTCGTGCCCTTCAAAAAGTACATTCGACCCCGAAAGCGAACCCACGCCAACGTCATTCATAGAGCCTCCATGGAACTGAAATGCTCCAGTATGTCCAGTGGCTGGAGCACCACCACCGCCACCGCCGCCTACTCCTGCTGCTCCTGCTGCTCCTGCTTGTCCGGTTGGGCCAGCTGGAACGAAAGAGACTACGGTTTCCCCAGAGTGAGTAAACAATGGCGGACTGCTCGACGACGAGGACTTCCATGTAACTCCTACGTTTGACCAAGAATCACGGCTTGCAGGCTGGCCAGTAATCAAAAATGCAGCCCACTCTACATTGACTTTATCTCGATGGAATAATTTTAATATGCCTCTATTTGCTACATCACCATAATTTCCAAAATCTTCAAGCCAGTAAGTAGCATCTCCCCCGCGATAATTAGTATAAGATATATCTATGCCCGACGTGTCACGTATATCATTATTCGGAGTCACCAACTTAAGCCCGCTGGTTCCCGGCCCCTCGGACCAAAGAGCTTCTGAATACCCGCTATTATAATAAAAACTAAAGCTATATCCACCGAAGTCCCCTGTTCCCTCTCCCGCCACGCCTGTAGCTCCCGTAGCTCCCGAAGGCCCTGCTGGTCCGGCATCCCCCGGTGCTCCACTGGCCGCTGGTGCATAGGTTAATGTGACTGCCTCGTTTAACGTGAAAGAGTCACTATGAGCTATATAATTGACATTAAGCTGGGTATATCCTGCTCCAGCAGTATTATCTTTTCCTATCCTAAATACGGCCCATTTTTCGGCAGTGGCCGAGTCGAATATTTTTATTCTAGAGCCGGTTACGTGATCCAAAGAATTAACCCAATCGATTATTGAATCCCCTCCTTTTTCTAGGTCATCAACTAAAACTTTTTGTACATTTGCATAAGTTGAATTATCAAACTTTATGTATCCATTTCCGGGGTCAGAAACTACCGTATCAGTAGTCCAATAAAAATCGAAGCTATCTCCGCCAACAAGACCTTGGTCTCCTTGGGTTCCTTGTATGCCTTGCGACCCTTGGATTCCTTGATCGCCTTGGGGACCCGCGCTTCCTAGTCCTCCCGGCATTCCGGAGATTCCTGTAAGCCCAGAGGGCCCTTGTATATTTATTGGTCCAATGACGCCTCCTCCTGAGACTAAAAAGCTTACCCCTGTCCCACTGCCACTTACGCCTGTAATGTGCGGCCCCACGGCTCCTGTGGCTCCTGTGGCCCCGCTTGGTCCTTGGATTCCCTGAATTCCTTGGTCGCCTTGGTCGCCTTTGTCGCCTTTGTCACCTTGAGCTCCTTGAGGGCCTGTGCTTCCCAGACCTCCCGGCATTCCTGATATTCCAGATAAACCAGATAAACCAGATGGGCCCTGTATATTTATTGGACCAAGAGTTCCGCCACCAGATAATAAAAAGCTTACCCCTGTTCCGCTCCCACTTATACCAGTGATTCCAATGCCGCTAGTTCCAGCAACCCCTTGATCCCCCTGATCGCCTTGAGCGCCTCCCGGCCCCGTCGGTCCAGTATCCCCCTTCGGGCCTTGTGCGGCTGGCGCAAAAGTCATTGCTACCTCTTCGTCTACTACGAATAAATCGCTATGAGCTATATAATTAACATTGATTTGGGTATAGCCGACCTTTGCGGTGTTGTCCGAAACTACTTTGAAGACCGCCCACTTTTCTGCGTCACTAGCCGAGAAAACTTTTATTCTTGATTGATAAACGTCATCTAAGGCATCGACCCAGTCAGTTATGGAGTCTCCACCTTTTTCCATATCATCGACGTATATTTCGGTTATGCTTGAGTAGGTGGAATTCCCAAATTTTAAATATCCATTTGTGGGGTCTGTGTCTATGGTATCTGTACTAAAATAAAAGTTAAAAGTGTCTCCGCCAACAAGGCCTTGATCCCCTTGCGAGCCCTGAGGGCCCGTTGGTCCAGTACTTCCGACATCTCCTTGAGGTCCCGAGTCTCCTTTTAACCCTGATATTCCACTAGTGCCTGTCGCACCGCTTGGTCCTTGTATGTTTATTGGCCCGAGGATGCCTCCTCCGGAGACAAAGAAGCTTACCCCTGTCCCACTACCACTAATTCCTGTGATATGCGGTCCTATAGGGCCTTGGCTGCCCGTGGCTCCTATAATTCCCGTGGCCCCGCTTGGCCCCTGAATTCCTTGGTCGCCTTGGTCGCCTTGGTCGCCTTGGGTTCCTTGAATACCCTGTCCTCCTTGCATTCCAGAAATACCCGAAATGCCAGTAGCCCCAGAAGGGCCTTGGATGCCCTGCGTTCCAGAAATACCCGAGACTCCTGTAGCTCCGCTTGGACCCTGAATCCCTTGGTCGCCTTGGTCACCCTGAGAACCTTGTTCTCCTTGCGTTCCAGAAATGCCAGAGGCTCCAGTAGCTCCACTTGGTCCTATTGGACCTGTGCCAGACATACCGGATATTCCTTGCATGCCAGATATACCAGATGGCCCTGCTGGCCCCTGAGGCCCAGCCATGATAGTCTGTGCTCCTGCTGATTTGGCGCTGATTACTGTAGCGCTGGATGTAGATTGGGACACAGAAGCACCGGCAGAAGAGGCAGCTTCTACGCTTGCACTCAATTGCGTAATCTGTACAGATACTTCCTTTTGAGCCATTTATCGTTCCCTACTGTAGTGATATTGTCACTTCTGGAACGACATTAAAATATCCTTTTACCACTTTTTCAGCCTCCCAATCTCCTGACGCAATAGGAACGGTTAGATATTTTTCTACATCATACACCCCCTGTACCACGGGCACGCCGGAGGTATCGGTTGGCCTAATATAAACGTCAATAAACCCACTTGCGCCAAGGGTGGCATCATCGTCGCTTCCAGAAACTACCTTCGGATTTAGATTCAACAGTATACCAGTGTTTCCATAACCCATTCGGGCCACACCTCTTGCTGAATATCCGCTTAAATTTATTGGAATAGAATCGGAATCTGTGACCTTAAATCGAAGATCTAAGGTTTCTCCCTGCACAAGGGTAATGTCATAAGTAGTCGCCATGGTCTGTTCCTAATATAATAGAAAGAAAGCGAAACCTTATCCAAAAGATTATCTACCTTCTTTTAAAATATCCCACACTTTTTTGGGGATTCGTTTCATTTCTTCTTCCTTAGTTGGCGTAGAAGATCCGACGTATGGCTTTCTGTAGACGTTTACATGTTTGTTGAATTCTTTCACAAGCCTTCTTTCCAGCATGTCTCTGCTGTCGATGGGAATTATACCCACTTGTGACGCGTGTGCGTGGAGGTCTGTGAGAGAAAACTCGTCTAATTCTTTTTGATACTCTTCTTCGTCTAGCGTACCGTATTTATCATTTCCCGTATCCCCCCAAATTTGATCTAGCGTCGTGGGTTGGAATTCTGGTTCTTCTGTTCTCCCATGGGTTTGGGATAATTCAGAAGGTTTACGGGGTTTTTTTTGCGTTTTTGCCTTGGAAGCCTTAGGTTTTTCCGTGTTATTTTTTTTCCTTTTCATACCTTTTTCCTTACTTAGGGTTACACGAAAAAAGGCCCGGAGAGAAACCCCCGGGCCTTAAATTTATTCCGAACAATTAGCCCAGAATCAGTCCAACGACTGCGCGTCCATCCAAGCAGAGTCTGCCTTCCTCAAGGAAGCCATACCAGCCTGTTTTGTCAGCGCGAGTGGCGTAGAATTGGTCATCGGGCAATGCCGTGAACGTTCCACCACTTTCAGCCTGACGAGCAACTGGACGAACAAACGACTCGCGGCTCAGATCCAACCCAACAAGAACTTGATGGGAGGCTGTCGCGAAGTTGGAAATGCTGTTCGTGGAACCGTCAAGGTTCGTGGCAGCAGAGCCAACACTGTCAAAGAACGTCTCAAACAGCGCGTTGTATCTTTCGTTAAGACCAAGCTCGATGAGCTCATGCAGTGACACTCCATAAATCTCAGACATTCCGGCGGAGCTCCAAACTCCCATCCGTGCCGCATCCGGCATATTCTGAGCATTCGTGGCGGTTGCGCCAGAGTCAGTACGAATTGCGTTAAACGCAAAGGCACGAACTTGGGCCATCACTTCGGGGCTCATCCACAGATCAGTCAAACCTCTGCCCATCAAGCCAGCGGGGGTACCACCAGCAAAACCGACGTTGATTCTCTTAACTCTGGTCAGCAAGTCGTTGAGGTCAGACAGTCTGAACTCAGCTGTTGCGCCAGTGTTTCTCGAAGTCAACACGTGACGAAGAGATCCGCCTGTTCCAGCAGCAACAGAGCGGCCATTCTTCGTGGCTCCCTCTGCGAGGGCCTTCATGATCACTGACCATGCGTTGCGCTCTTGTTTAAGAAGTACCTCTTGCGCCATGCGCTCAATAGCCTTCGCCACGACGTCCAAACGCGCTTTGCGCGCATAACGTTTGTGAAGGTGAACAGCACTGTCAAGACGGTAAGTCATGAGCTTCAACTCTTGGATCGGAACCATCGCGTTGGATGACGGAAGACCGCCAGCAACGTCTTGGGACCAAACGCTGATAAAGCCCTTGTCCGTATTGTAATATAGGTCAAGTGGGTAGCTCGGGTGATCGTCTTCGTCGAATACGGTATCGGTATAAATGGCGCTAGAAGTTCCAGCTTCATTCAGGACCTTACTCACGACGGGACCGATAAACGCAGCAAAAGCCTCGTTGGCTTCTTGAGAAATCGCAGGATTTCTAGAGCCAAGGGCTCTTACGAGCTCTACTTGTTCCGGTGTTTCTTTTAATTTAAGCTTCATAGTAAATTTCCTCTCTTATTTAGTATTAAAGTTCCAGTTTGATCAGGAGGTAACCATCGACGTCACTGACCCCGAGTGATTTGCCAACCAAGTGGTTAGCGCTGTCCTGATTTAGCGTTGTAATTTCGCCGTCGTCAGCAGTATAGAGCTTCGTGTTGGCGTATTCAACTGTTCCGATTGTGTCTCCAGTGTATAGGAATACTCCTCTGGTTACCACAGGAACGGATTGTCCGCTGAGCACCACTTCCATTTCAGCCGCCTTGCGGGGATGGAACTTCAGTAATTCTCCGTTTTCATCGACCTCTTGGATGTCGTGCAGCATCATGCCTAGGGCAACGTTACCGCTTGACGCAAGGGCGACCTTCGCTACTGTTCCGTATCTCTGCGAAACAGTGCCGTCGTAGGAAGCGCCGGGGCTTCCAAGCATTTCAACAGGTTCGGATGTATTATCCCACCCCTGAACTACTTTAACAATTGATCCACGAGGGATTTTGTCACCTGCGCTTACGCCAATAGCTCCACTATAGGCGTAAAGATTGATAACATCATGCTCATCGTAAATTCTAAATGGTTTTAGATTAATAGCCATAATTTATTTTCTCCTTTATTTAATGTAAAATTTAATTACTCTTTCAATTCCCATTGGTCCACATCAAAAGCTCTCTTGAACTTGTCATGAACAGTGGGCTCTTCTGCTGGTGTAGAAACGGGAACCGTAGACGCTTCCGCTTCAGCGTTTTCCAAAGCCTGTTCAACAGCTTCCTCGGTATCCTCGGACTCCTGTTTCGCGTTGATTTCGGAAGACGTAGCCTCCTTTTCAACCTTGGGCTCTGCCGCTACGGCAACTTCTTGCGCTTCGACTTCTTCAGCCAGCAATTCTTTATTTTTGTGACGAATAAGGGTAGACATCTTCTTCTGGTATGTCTCGAACCCATTATCATCCAAATCCTTTACGTCTGACGCAATAACTTCACGATCTTCGTCGTTAAGCTCATAGACATCGTCCATGTGGGCCATACGTTGGTTAAACTTCTCTTCGGCCTCCTTCGCCTCTTTGTCTTCGACGAGTTTGGCAATTTCGGTCTTGAGGGTATTGAGCTCCTCATGGGTGTTCTTTTCTGCTTTTTCGATTTTCTCATTGGCCTCTCTGGCTGCCTTTAGTGACTCGTTAAGTTCGGTTTTTTCGGCCTCAAACTTGTCGACAGATTCTTGGAGTTCCGTTTTGATAAAATCAGTGATAGCAGAAGCGGAAACTTCCTGTAAGCTCTCATCAGTGATATCTTTCAAACTGTTTATTTTCATAGCTAGTCTCTTTTCTTTGATTACATTGTTTATATTGGTTTGTGAAATATTTTCTTTATTTTTGGTTTCTGGGATAATCTCCCTGTTTTCGGCAAGATTTTCCCTTGCTTTCTCTTTTCTGACGAAGACACCTTTCACATCCGCCGCTGGAGTTTCCGTAAGTCCTATCCCAAGGGGAATGACCGTGTTGATTACTTTGCGGTAAATGAATCTACCGTCATCAAGCTTTCCTGATCCGCCAAAAATTTTTAAATTTTCTTTCAATGATTTTATCTGCTCTGGGTCGTCAATGAGAACCGCGTTTTCGATATTCTTCTCTTCTCCTGCTAGAACCAATAAGTTGTAGTCTGTGAAACCTAACTCCCAACTTGCTGAAATTTTCATGAAGTGCTCGCTTGTCGGGTCGTTTGATTCTTCTATAATATCAGACAATTCATTATTTACTACTTTCCACACTATTCCACCGAGGGTAATGTTGAATGGCCCGCTAGCATTTGCCACCTTGTCCTTCTCTACTGGGGCATCCGTTCCAAACTCACTGAATCCAGCGGTAAGGATAGTGCCTATTACTCTTTGCCTGTTGTGTTCAACATTTATAGGTTTATTAATGAACGATTCAAAAATTTCTATAGCCGTTTCCGTGTCAATGACGTCCCCGTTCCTGTTGACCCTATTGGCTACACAGGCATTGAAAGCAATGGGAAGAAGGTCAATGTTTTTGGCGGTGTCAATTTCTGGGATGAAGTTTGCTACATCTAACGAGCTCGCCAAGGCGAGGTACTTGTCCTTCTCCTCTGACACTAAGGGCCTTATGACCGAGCTAAATAGCGTAGTGTGTTTGAATTTTTTCATTGGCTTATGATTGTAGATAATAAGTTACTAAAATAGAATAATTGGTGTTCGTGTTGTTCAGCTTCATTTTTAACGCGTTTCCAGCTGTTAACTTAAGCGGGCCGGATAAGTTTGCCGAGTTAACCCCTCCTGCAGCCACGTATAAATCCGCAATTTCTGTCGCTCCATCCTGCACGGTTACCGTTCCAGCCGTCCCCTTGCTTACAACGATATCTGTCACCACAATTGAATCAGTGCTCACCGACGGCGCGGAAACCACATCCGCTGCGGAACTAATATCTGTTCCCTTCTTGTATGCATAACTTACCCCCGCCGGGAGGCCGTCCTGTCTGAAATCGCTTTCTTTTCTTGCCATAATAAAATACCCTCTTCTTATTAATACACCTTATTAATTGGGGAATACTCTTCTAAATACAGATCTTCTAAGTCATTGAATCTTACCTTTATGTTGTATTTCTTGATGTCTTGGTCGGCTTTTTCAAAATTTAGTTCTTCCACCTTCTCTAAAAAAGCATTAACATTAGCCATCCCCCATTGGTTACATGTTTTTTTTGAGCCTTTTGGGCGCAAATTGACACCCCGCCTGTATGCTTCTTTTATTTTTGAAAATTGAGCTTTCGTATTAAATTCGGAGTTGTGATCTTTCTGTTTTTTTCTTAAAGCCCCAATTATCTTACTAGAATAATCTATAGCCTCTTGTTGAGACAGAGTGGAGTTGGATTTCTTTTTGTTTAGCCACGGCGGGAGCTTCTTGCCATCTTTGCCTTTTTCTTTTTTATCTTCCTTTTTGTCTCCTTTCTTGCCGTCCTTTTTATCTTTAGGAGGGTACCCGGCCTTTTTGTCAGCTTCCGCAATGGTAGGTTCGTTAACCTTTTCCCAAAGCTTGGAGTAGGTTTCCTGTTTCTTTTTGGTGATAAAGAATTTATTTTTCATTTTTGAGGCAATGCAATTCGGACTACTAATTCATATTACACAAAAATGACTAGATATTAAAAATTATATTTTTTTTAACAGGTAAATTTTGCCTATTTCAGTGTATTCTCCATACCACTCTTTGAGCTTCCTAAATTCGTTATCTATCGGAAAGACTACCCAATGAGCTTCTCTCTTAAAAATCCTTCCCCAAACTAAAACAAGGGCCACGTCTTTCTCTTTTAACTCGTCTAGGTTATTAAGCTCTATAACCTTATACCCATGTTCTTTGCACGCGGTTTTTATCTCTTTTGGTAAAGTTACCAATAGGCCGTCATAGTGAAGCAAAGAAAGAAGTGTCCTTAAAGAATTTCCCTTGTCTTGTATTTTCCTGCTTATTTCGACTCTGCTTTCGTTCTCGTCCCCCAACGCTTCAAACGCCTTCTCTAAGGCGACTGGACCGCAGGCGTTGTAGTGATTAATATAGTATCCTAGTTCATCTCTTTGAAACTGCTCGGGATGGAAAACGACACAGCTTACATTCAATAAGCATATCGCCATCACCCAAAGTGTAGTTCTTCTTAGTTTCCCCATAATAAAAAAATTAAATTTAAAGCAAGGCTGACTCCTAGTGCAAACCCGATGACCGTTAGCGTGACGCTGTTGCCGCAAACTGTAGATTCGCTTTTTTTCTTTGCAACGATCTTTTTCTTTTGAGAAGATTTCTTCTCTGGGCGCATAACCCACCAGTCTCCATTTTTAGTTTGGAAAGCATAGGTGGTTGTTTCTTTGTCCCACCACCTATAAGATCGTGACTCGTCGAGGATCGCAAGTTTTTTCATCGCGATCCCCTATGTCCATTTGTCTGGGTCGGTTGGCTTAGGCCGCTCCGGTGGTGCCATGTTTTTTGGGGGCCACTCTTTTATGCTTTTTAAATACTCTACTAATTTTTGAATAAAGGCCTGTCGGTAGGTGAGCTCGTTGGTGAGTTCGTAAATAACCTCGCTAGCTCGTTGTAGGGTATCCTTCTGATTGGCATTTAATTTTCTTAGGCTATGATTTGCCTCGCCTTGGAAATTAATAAAATCTGATTGTTCTTTGTTGACCAGCTTATATAAATTTAGATTTTCTTCAATAGTGATGAAGTCTTTTTGGATTTCTAAAAGTCTAATTGCGTAGTCGGACTGATATTTTAACCCTAATCCTGTAAAAAGAATTGCAGTAACTAATACTGCGTATATGGATTTTATGTTATCGTTTAGGAAGTTTGATGTTCGTTTCAGGAGGCTCCCTGTTTTCTCCCTTAGTTTCTTTAGGATTTTCATCTTTTGTATTTACACAAAGAAATCCGAAAATGAGCACGATAAAACAAATCAAGAACAGTATGATAAAAAACTGAACGGTCTTATCTTCCGAAGGGTATCTCTTCCAGCTACAACCATGTGGCTTTGACATGGTGTAACTTTACACGATTTTATCTAAGTATTCTGTGCTTTATGATTTTTTTTGTTTCTTTGTCCGTATAAAGAAACAGTATTTGGTCGCGGCCTTCCACTGAGTTATAATACTTTATCCATTCTACATCGAAAGGGTTCTCGCCGCCTCTATAGAGGTCGGTGGTATCCCAACTACCATCTCTTTTTTTGTGAGGCTTTTTTTTGAAGGATTTTTTTTTCACTTTTTCTTTTTCTTAGAAGCGCTCATGTGCTCCGGCATCATTGCTTTAATTTCATCGACCAATCCCCACTCCAAGCATTCGTCTGCGTCTATCCACCAATCTTTTCTATCCCAATTTCTTTTGATTTTCAATTTACTTAGTTTGGAACGAGAGACAAAGATATCAATGCATCTCTCTTCAATTCTTTTCACCAGCTTGACCTCGTCTTCTATTTCGTATGTTTTGCCAATTGCCCCAAATGCGGCTCTATGGATCATCATCCATGCTTGGTGGCCTATCCATCTATGAGTTCCTGCTTGCAAAAGAATCCCAGCCATAGACGCAGCCATTCCCAAAGAGCCAGTTATAACTTTATGTCCTTGGGCCCTCATTTCTTGAAGAAAATCAAATAATTCAAAACCATCAATAATACTTCCTCCGGGTGACGAAAAGATAACCTCCATATCGCATTTTGGATCTAGGCGGTGCCATTGCGTAAGCTTGCTCATGCACATCTGCACAGAGTTGGAGTTAACGTCTTTATTAAATCTATAAAGATGATTCTCCTCGTCGGATGTCAGTTCTTTTTGCCTTACAATATAAGCTTTCTGATACTCGATCTCTTCTTTGCCTGCTTCGGCAAGGAGCTTTCTTGTTTCGGCATCCTGCTTTCTTACTGCAGCCTGATGATTTAATACTTCTGCCTCTTTGACTTTAAGATCAGCCTTAACTTCTTCTTTTGTTCTTTTTTCTTCACTCATAATTATTATCCTTAAGTGACCTTAAAAAAAAGGCTACGCAAGTGTTTACACCCGCATAGCCCCGTTACTCGTAAAAGCTTTTATGTAGGTTAATCCTTGGGTATACCTCCTGCGTACCAACCCTCTGGCAATTTAACTTTATTCTTACTAAGCACCCATTCTCCGTTTTTAAGTATGTAACATTTTCCAGTTACATTAGGGCCAATTCTTATCATATCTGCGCTGGTATCAACAAACACGACGCGGGTGCTTCCGCATCCTATAAGGATAAGCGCAAAACTAAGAATCGTTAGATTTTTCAGTAGACTCTTCATCTTTTTTCTTTTGTTTATCAAGCTGATCTTGGATTCGTTGTCGCCACTTATCTTTGAGTGGTTGGGGTATATCATCCGCGTCTGAAGCTTTAGTATCTTTCTTTACTTCTGCCGTCAGCCATTCTAAAACGGCTTTAATTAATGCCGTCAGCCAAGCCATTATGGATTATCCCTTTTTGGCTAAACCTCTAGACACCGTGTATCCGACTGCTGCCAGCCCGGAAACCAAGAGTCCGAAGACATTGTTTGCTGTTCCAGCTGCCTCAGGATCGAGCAAATCTGCTCCCCAGAGCAAAGATCCTAACGCGACCACAACGGTTAACCAAAATTCCGTAGTTTTCCAACCCGGCTTCACTTCGTTCTTTTTTACTGCCATAATATTATTCCCTTATCTGTTTAATTATAAATGGTAATTATGAAAAATACCAAATTTATACTCCAAGCTTCTTAAGTTCCTTAAGCTTTTCGTCGGGCCTTGACAAACCTCCGATTGTCGTAAATACAGTGAGACTATCTTTATCTCCGGAGTAGATTCCCCTGTGCACGACATTTCCGGGAGCAAGCATTCTGCATAGCTGGTCGAAGGCTTGGTCTAGGTCAGCTTGGGGTATGTTATCAAGTTGTCTTTGGCCCCCTACGACAATTGCTCCAGCGCAACTACCGCTAGAAAGATCTATTCCGCCTGCCAATAAACCACTGTTGAAATTGTCCCTCACGGCCCTAGAAATACTGACGGGGTTTTCCCACTCTTCAACCGGGGCTGCGCCGAAAACCATAAGCCCTGAATCTAGGACATTTTTATAATCATTTGCGTCAAACGCGGTATAGGAGCTATCCCTAGCTGCGGTCAAGTTGAACAGGTGGAAAAGTCCAGCCATGCTCATGTTAGCGGTTTGCCAAAAATTTGACACCACAAGGTTCGGGTATATTTTTCCTATCCTTTCGTTATCGATGACCACCAAAGGAGAGACCACGCCCTCCTTAACTAACTCATAAACGCTTTTTAGACAATCGTGAGCATTAGCGTTGACCTTCTTGCCTTCTGAGGCTTTCGGTAAAGCTAGGATTACTCCTACTTTAGAAGTGGAGCATCCGAGTGTCTCTTGTAGTTCTTTAGCGGCACGAACCAGTGGCACCACAGTGCCAGCCCCGGTTCCTCCACCAGCACCAGCACAAATCATGATTCTGTCAAGCTGCTCACCAAAAGAATACCTCATGAAATCTATAACATCTTCTTTTCTTTCTGCGAATACCTTTCTAGCGATTTCAGGGTCTTTTCCTGCGCCACCCGAGCCAATGCAAAGCTTATTGTCAAGGTTGATGGTATTTAAGTCTTGCTCTGCGGTATTTAAAACTGCGATTTTTCTGTAGCCCAAGCCATGGAAGGTCTCAGCTATTCTTGACCCCCCTTGTCCAGCGCCGATAAATGCGAACTTGAATGCCACATCAATTTCGTCTTTTACCTCCTTTGTCTGCTTCGGTTGTGAAACAGGCATGGGGATGTCTGGCAGGGATAAATCTGGTCCAGATGGGTTATTGTAACCGACTACTCCTTGGCCGGCTTGACCCTCTAGGGGTAAGTCTATTTTTATAGAATCGTTGTCTTGTTCTTCCATGATTAACCTTTATTTTTTAGCCTTTTTCCTAAACGCCACACCCTTTGTGGCTCGTCTCTCGGCAGCCTGAAGAAAGCGCGGGTGCACTCTATCCACAAGGCTTTTCAGCCTGAAGACCCAAAGCCCGAGACCAGCATTCACCAAAAGACTTAAAATTAACAGTTCTAGCATATTTATCTTCCCTCTCTATTACACCCTAAAAGTTAAAACCAGAGAATGCAAATCCAGTTTCGAACACCATTCCGCTCATGAAAATACCCTGCCCTCCGGCTCCTTCTGCTACATCAGTTATATAATTCAGCTCTACCTCTCTCCCCTGATTTACTTGGTTTGTGAAAGAAAAATTATCCAAATTTGACCCAAGAACATCATATCTAACCCTTACGTCTTGCTCGAAACCCGGACACCATATCGTAGGGGCCCTGCATTCAAATATTAAATCATATTTGTAATCTTTAGATATGAAATTATACAAATCGCCTGTTCGGGTTTCCCCCACTAACCCCTTTATGCTAGTCTTTACGGTAATTGGGTATTTTATGGGTCGATCTATAGGTAATTTATGGCCCAACCCTTTCCATGCGTGTCTATTTATTTCAATTGAGATGGTTGCGTTTTGCACGCTAAGATCTCTATAATTTATACCGGCGTCCAGTATGTCTTCTTTTTCTGTTCCATATTGGGGCGCGGTTATTCTGAGGTTCATGTCTCCTATTCTTAGTGGCTCAGCTACTCCTGATACATTACCGCTGACTTCACCCTTAAGCTTTGGAATTATAAAAATGTTATCATTTACGGGGGTAAAATCTACGGTATTCATTGCGGGGATAAATCCTGATCCACTCGAATGATATTGTATGTTTGCGCATTGATATGATGTTTGGACAACTATAGGACTATTGAGGCTAAATTCTACATTATATTTAGCCAAGTGGCAATCGCCGAAAGACACGCAATGTATTTTCTCGTATTCCTCGTTTGGGATATCTTTCATGTCTGACCCTTCGGGAGCTATGCCTAAAAACAAATTTCTTTTATCCCTATCCGAATATGGCCAAGCAGATGTGAACACCCCATCGTCCACCGTATTAAATCCGCTATACACTGGGTAACTTTCCCTGCTGAGCATTCCTGATAAGCAAAATATCCCAGTATTGTTTTCGTGAAAGGGGTCTGTCCAAGAATACCCAGTATGAAAATTGACATCAAACCCCATTCTGATTTCGTTTTTTAAATCAGAAGCAATATACGAAAAACTTACATTAACATCAGGAGGCGTGATGATAGCTCTTTTTACGGTTTCCCTTCTCCCGAGTTCACTTATCGGAATTCTATTGTTGACTATTTCATAGTCTAAAGATTGAAGACCATTGAGTTGCTTGAGCAAATTAGTAGCATCTAGATCAGAGGTAGGATTACCGGCGGAATCTATAAAATGATAACCGGTTGATGGCGCAGGACCCACATACAGAGCCTGAGATTGTGAAGTTATCCTTACTCTTGGCATGGGTCAACTTCCGATCTGCTTGCATGTAATATTCCTGCCAGATATGAGTCAACTTGATGTTCGAATGCTATTTCGTTAATAGCGCTTACTGCTTCTTTATTCGTGTCCTTGGGGTCTTTTATATATTTTCTTATATAAGTTACCTTGTTCCAATTCTTAGAATCTTCATTCGCAATCACCAGCTGCGCTATGTTTTCAACTATTTCTTTTTGCAGGTCATCCAACTTCTCAAGCTTGAATTTCTTTTTCAGTTCTGTTTCTATTTTTTCTTCCAGCTTATTTGCGAGAAGCATGTTGTTTTTTATTTTGTCTATACTAAAGAGTGCTTTTGATTGTTTCTCTCCAATTTTCCCGGGTTTTCTATCACTTGGTTGCGGGGTGCTAATCCCAGCAGGTCTACCCACTGGTCCTCCTCCAGTGGGAGGTGGCACCACAAGTTTTGGGGCCTTCGCGGCCTCTTTCGCTTTCTCTTTACCCATTTTCTCTTGAGACTTAATGTTTTTATCAGCAAGCTCCATCGCTCCCTTTTGGGTTTTGTCTGCCATTTCTTTTTGAGTTTCTGGTCCTCCTAGCAACGGCTCGTATAAGCCCTTGTCTCTGAGTTTTTTGTATTCCATTTGGGACTCCACAGACGAATCGGGATCGGGTAGTCTATTATCCGAAATAGCCAACATGCCCTCCTCTGGGGTAAGCACGCCAAGCTCAATTAGTCTGCTGTATATTCTTTGCATGTTGTAATCCTGTTTGAGTGGCGTATCTTCGAAATGAGCTTGTGGAAACTTTCTGAAGCCCATGAGTCTTGATATTCTTTTAATTTCGGGCATCAAGAACTCTTTCATGAAAGATTGTCTAGCCTGTTTTAGCCTCGCCATAAAAACTTCTGTCTTGGTTTGCTGGTTGGCATACTTTTCTCCTCCTATTAAAATATTATTTAGTCCGATATTTATATCTCTTTCGACCACTTCGTATTTTTCCGGAGAAAGCAAAGTGCCAATTTGCGGGATGACAAATTCGGCTTTTGTGGTATAGTCTGAAACTAAAACTCTTCCTATCGACTCGTTGACAAAAAGGGTCTGCATGCGCTCAAGATTTTTTTGGTTAACTCCGCCTTTGTCTGGCTCAGTCCCCATTGTAATTAAAAGTATAGCTTGCTGCATGGTTCTGGTAATTGCCATGTCCATTTTTCTCATTTCAGCTTTACAGTTTATTGCTTCGAGAACAGGCCAACCCATTGGGATCGCCAAGGGCTCATAATCTTGTTTCTTATAAAAAACAGCTAGAGTTTTGTCTTTGTCCAAGGGGAGCCTTATTGCGTGATTCCCGGGTTTGTCAATTTGTTTTTTTATGTCTGGTGGAAGCGACTGGTAAAGTTCCTTATCTTCCTCTGATCTGGGCGACCTTAATCTTTCTATTTCGTAATCAGAAAGAAGCTTATAATAAGTATTCCTTACGAATGAAACGTTTCCGCCTGATTCAATACTTACTGGATTAAGTATGACGTACCTTATTGGTAACATAAGATTTTGAGCTTTGCTTGAGAGGATTTTAGTTTTGAAAACTCTCGTGAGCTTGTTTACTTCGTTTATTGGTATCTTCCCGTCAAACCTATGTATAAATACGTTACCAGATCTGAAATATTCTCTAAAAAATTTATCCTGTAATGCCCATATATTAATCTTTTCCAAAAGCGTTTCAAAGAATTGTTTGGACTTTTTTGACCCTCCCGTAAAATAGATAGTCTCAATGGAGAATTCGGTCATCAAGTCGATGGTATTGCGAAACACCGCAAAATTCCAGTATGCTTTTTGACAGAGGACACATGCCTCCCTCACATCCATATTGGTGTATTTTGCTGTCCCCTTGGAATAATTGAACGGAACCAGCCCATTCTCTATGTTGGTGAACCTGTTGGTCCTTTCTATGGTCCCGGCAATATTACGACGGGATCTGGTTCTTTTCTCGGCGTTTACGTAAGCCAGAGACTCTTCCATTCCGGCCATTAATGGTTGCACTTCTACAGTTTTCTTTGGTCTTGGCATATCAAAAAGAATTTACACGGTTTTTCTCGGTTTTTTTTGGATTATTCTATCATGAATGGCGTAAAGGTATCCTCGACCCCACTTCTTCTAGCGTGTTGTATATCATAATAGCACTTAATACCCCAACACCCAAGCATTAAAGTAGTATAATTATCTTTTCTAGCTTTGTGTGCGGATGTGCTTTTCTTAAGGTGAAGAGGCAAGTCGAATGTTTGTGTTCCCTTCGCGGTGCTTTTTACCTCTACAAGGGCGCATTGCTTTTTTGTTTGATATACTAGAGCGTCTTGGGTTTCTACAAACTCTAACGCGCTTACTTCATTAACATGTTTCAAGGGGAGTACTTTAGAGGTGTTCCTATTGAACGCTGAGTCACACGCGGCTGCTTTTGACGCAAACCACACCTTCTTATGGTCTATGCATGTTTGAAGATGTTCGTTTGCTTTTCTTATAAAGTCAGAAGTAAACACCTGTTTGAAACAGATATAATTGGCGGTCTTATTGTACGACCTACTTGCTTTCATAGTTTCTTTCCTGTAGTCTTCTCCGTCTTTGGCGCTGTTAAATTCGAAAAAATTTACCTTAATTCTGCTTTCCTTAAACATGGCGGATGTATTAGCGCTATCTATAAATTCTGCTCCTGCATTATCAATAATAATCATCTCTATATCAAAATGAGTTAAAATATAATGAAGGTATTTTATATGGTCTGTCAGATTTCCACCAGCCACAGCATAACTGTGCACCAGTGTCCCCTGTTGGGTTTTGCTGTCTAGTTCCAGCACAGACATTGCAAAAAAGTCAGACGATGGACTATTACTAAAACTTGGGTCGATGCCTAATACATATTTTGACCCCTTGGTTCCAAATAGTTGCGTGGTGGGTTCCTCTCCATCTGGAATTGTGCATTCATGCATTTTTTTTGCACTATAATAAGAGTCAGAACCATCAGTAAATTGAGCGCAATATTCCCGCTGGAAGCTGGCATGGCTTTGCCCGCCGCCCTGCGCTTCTTCGATAATGATTGGATCAATCATTTCTTTCGGGAGGGATTCGTATCCCATTTGGGAAATAAAATATTTTGCCTCACCAACGTTTTCCTCCGTGGTTATTTTCTCCATCCATTCTTTGTATGTTTTATATAGGTTTTCAAATGTATAGCTAGCTGACGAAAGGGCAATCATTTTAGACGTATTTTCGAAAACCATTCTGTCCTCTTCCTTCATGACTCCTTTCTTGATTAGATTATCTTCCATTTCTCTAATCTCCAAGCGCTCTTTTATATTTTGTGGCGCGACCAAGAACGGCATGAGAACATTAGTTATGATATCTTCCGGAATAAGCATATACTCATCAAGGACAAGAACGTTTGCCCTGAAACCACGAATCTTTTCTCCGTTGAGTGGTATAGCCGTTATAGTCCCTTCGTTTATCTTCCATTCATACTGGTCGTTTCTTTTGATCTTCGCGCCAAAGGCTTGCGCTAGGAGTTCGGCACCTTCTGATTCTACTATGTTTTCCAGATTATTAAATATAAACCTAGCGGTTCTAAAGGTCGGCCCAGCTATTAAAATTTTTGTCCTTGGTTCGAAGATGCACTGTAAGAAACAAAATACACTCGCAATAAAAGTCTTACCACAACCGCGACCCCATACGCACATAGAAAAGTTCCTATTCATCAAAGCCTTTAAGGTCACCTCCTGATAGGGCGCTAGCTTTATACCCGAAATAAGTTCCGTTGTAAGGCCTAGGTTACTCCTCAGGAATTTAGCTAGGGTAATTTTTGCTTCCCTGTCGTCTAGTCCACCTTTTAGCTTAAGGAATTCGGCGTTAACGTTCTTCAGCGGTGCTTGATTATATTTTTCTGGCGTGTACCACATTATAGTTTCTTTAGGTCGTAAGCGTATTGCAAATCAACTTTCTTATAAACACATCCACATGTAAAAATTCTTTCTATAACTCTAGAAGCCTCTGCCCTTCCATTTACAAATAAAAATTGGGTATGCGGATATTTCTGTATTATACTCCTTACTCTATGAAATATAAACTCGGGGGTTGCTTTTATTTTTTTTGATATATGTGGTAAGTATGGAAAACTCATAGCATGAGTTAAGCTGTCTTCCACCAGAACCACAAGATACGCATCTGCATCTTGTGCTCTTTTTATTTCGTTTATGAATCTCTCATATCCCCCGCTCATGGTACCTATAAAGTCAGATAACATTTTTCTTTCTATATAACAATTGCATGTCGCCGTTTTGCTGCTGAACGCATAGTCTCCGAAATCCAATTTTCTCACCTCAATGCCTCTTTCAAATTTAAGTGGTATACGTTCACGGGTATCTACGAATATTTTATATTCTGGCTTATTGTACTCGTAACCACTTACTATGTCGCTAAAGCGGCCATACTTATTCTTGAACCCTAGGCTAGAGCACAGCCTATAGTAATCCCCGAATAATTCATTATAGTACTGCATGGGTGGGCTTATTACGGTTCTAAGCTCTACTTGAGACGGGGTATATATAAGGTCTCGTTTTTCTTTTCTTTTTATAAGTACGTCTTTGCAATATTCTTTTGCTTCGTTTTCACTTATGCTCTTGAGCCACATTCTAAGGTTGGTCCGAGTATTGAATTCGGTTGTGAGGTATTGTTCTTTGTTTTTGAATTTTATTATTTTACCGTCATGTTTGTCATAGCGGGGGGAGTGCTTCTGGTAATACTCTACCATGCGCAATCCATGGGCCTTTAGGTGCCCATGTAATTGCCTGTCGTTTTCGAATTCTTTTTCGCAGACCTTGCAGTTAACCATTGAGTATCTCGTCCTCCGTAATTCCCATTATTCTAGCTTTGACTTCTTCCATAGTCGTCAGCTTATTGATTTCTTTTTTTATGATTTTTTTTCTTTTCTCCGCTAGCTGGATGAGTTTTTCCCTGCTCTCTTCCTCTTTCCACATTTGTACCAAATTTAAGATGCTGGCGTTCTGTTTGACGAGCTTACTTAGTCTGTCGCTTCTTTTGACTTTTAAATCGTTTAATAGTTTTTGCTGTCTCGTGACGCATTGGTTGTACTCAGAGCGGGCCGTATTGCTCGCCTCCACTAAGGACATGGGAACTTTCCCACTGTTTGTTACTTCTTGGTCGATTTGCATTTGAAGCATCTGAATAGTTTCTTGGATGGTGGATGATATCACGACCTCGGTACATAGAACAATATATTGATCTACCTCTTCTTGGGTTAGGTCCGCCTTATCATTAGTATACCTTACGAAACTGCTCTCGAATAATTCTCTGTCTTGATCGGATTGATACGTGTTGATTTGATGACCAAATCTATATGTATTCATATATCCAATAAGGGAGTTTATTTCTTTTGACTGTTGATGGGTAACCTTGTCTTTGTCTATTTTAACATGTATGTACCTGTTTATTACTAGCAGTGTTGCGTAAAAAGTTTTAGGGGGCCTATACCGCTCTATGGAGAAATTCCTATCGGGCTCAGAATAAACCTTTACATCCGCAGTCTTTAAAAATTCAGTTACGGTTCTGAACTCTTGACTCAATGTTGTCAAATTGTCATTATCAAAAACATTCTTTGTGAGTTCTAGGGGCTTAAGCAATGAGGCGTTGTTCTTAAGGTATTCTTTTTGGTCCTCAGTTAGCTCTAGGAGCCCTTTCGCCTTATATTGGTGTGACCCCCTTGCCTTTAGTTCTCTGCTCGCTAGAAAGGCTTTTACGCCCCTTCCCTCTTTACTTCTACCGTCTGCATTTTTTACGTCTGGAAACGCTATCGAAGTCAATTCCATTAGTGACGGTGGATTATTCGGCCTGCTGTTCCATGCGTCCAGAATATCTTGCTCTTGCTTCGGGCTAAGTTGAGTTTCGTTATTCATCAGATTCCTCAGTGGGGACTTGTTTCTCGGCGATTAAATTACAGTCGCTTCCGTGGTCATAGAGAACATAGTACCCGCAGCTATTAAAATAACCGATAAGGCTTCTTAATCTATTTCCTTGGGTAAGCATTCCATCCGCATGAAGGTGCTCAAAACAAACCTGCTTGAGAGAAGGATATCGCAATAAATCGATACTAAACAGGTTCAACATATCATACCCCTCCGTATCTATGATTAAATGAGTTATGTCTGGTACTTCTCCCATTAATTTTTCTAAAGAAATTGTATCCACCTGATATTGAAATAATTCCCCCACCTGCGCGTGTGCTGCTGTGAAGTCTGGGTCAATTGACGAGAATGGAGAATCCCTGTCCTCGTTGGGGACATGGAATGAGATCTGTTTACCGCCAATTTCTATTGGAATAACTGCGGCGAATTTAAAATTACAAAATGAAAAATTCTTGTATTTTTCTTTCGCCTTCTCTAACGCCCACGGGTTTGCGTCTACGAGCACGCATGAATTAATCTCTAAGGCGTTTTGCTCTATGAAGGTGAAAACTGGATCATCCCCATCGTTTGTTCCTATTTGGATAATATTGAGAGCATCAGAGTCTTTTTCTTCGTGGGGCAGCCTAGTTTTGAGGTGCGTGCTGTTTTCTTTCGTCTTGCTCATGGTTTTTCTCCTTTCATCTCCCGTGGTCCTGAAGCTCATAGTATATCCACGTCTCCTTCGTATATTAGTGCTTTTGCCTTTTTAATTATTGATTTCTTTATATTCTTGAGTTGCTTGTATCCGGGTGATCTATTTTTCTCAGACGTTTTATACCCCATAATCTTAGCGACTTTTTCTTCGTCCATATTTTTTATATATAATTTTTCATAGACAGCCCACTCGGATGGCTTTAGTACTTTTTTCATTTTCTTATGCAATTTTACCGCCGACCTTTCGACATCTACATAGTCAGAAGACATACTGAATACTTCTTGAGAGTGATTTTCTAACGATACTGGTAATTTTGTGTCGTGTGCTCTTTTTTTACTTTTTTCCCAGTTGGCATACAGTGGGCAGTCGTTGCATTGTCTTTGGTATATGGTACATAGGTCCTCCCCCTCGGCGGCAGCACACTTTAAACATGGTCTGGAGAAATTTCCATAATTGTTTCTTATTAGGTTTTTTATTTGGTTGGAGATTATTCTATTTAACCAAGGGCCAAGGGGTTTTGTCGGATCGTATAGGTGCCATTTTTTGTATATATGGATTCTTATAATTTGAGAAACATCATCAAAATCCATCCAAGATAGAATGGTAAGATTCCACTTACCCTTCCTTTTTTGGATTTCGGTGTTGATTTCTGAGATTACATCCTCATAGCGAGGACGCTTCGCTTCCTTGTTCTTCGAATTAGCCATCCTTGTTTCGGTCTGGTCTTAGCGTGCCTGCTTCACGCTTGAACTCTTCCATGGCTTCTTCCGGGCTCATTCCGGGTGCTTGATAATCTGCGTCTGCTTGAGGCGGGGCATCTTGTCGTGCTGCATCTTGAAAGATTGTGCCCAAGGTGACCTTCGGTGAAACCACTTCACTAATAATTTCAAAATCTAATTTATTAATTTTAGGGATGGATTCTCCAGAGGGCTCATCGCCCTCTGCGGCATCATCAACCTCCGATGCTTGCGCAACAGACCCCGTGAAGGGTGTGCCACACTTCATGCAGAAGTTGGGCTTCTCCGAGGTGTACGCAGCCCCGTTACCGCATTTGGTACAATAAATCTTCATAACTATTCAAATTATAATAATTACCTAGACCAAAAAACCCCACAATATTTATAAAATATAGAAACCGCTGGTTTTTAAACAAGTGTAAATAAATGACGAAGGGTTGTAGTAAATCAACGCCAAAACTTATCCGGTTAGGAATTGATTAACAAACAATGGATCACGATTACTGTAACCAACCTTTACGAAGGTTAACTTTCGTTATGCTAGTCCATTATCTACCCGGTGCTTTTCATTGATTCCGTAATAGTGATTATCTTGCCAAGGACAGGGTATGTTCTTACCTTTCATCTTGGCCATCCATTGCTTCTTCCCCGCGTCGGGGTATCTGTTCAAGAAATGTTGAAGTTCCACACTCGCTTCATGATCGGTCATCATAAGACCCTCACTGGTTCCGTCACCGTAGCTAAATTCTACTTTAACCATATTTATTCCTCCATAATTACAGAAAGCCGCTTGAGCAACTTTCAGTTGAGAAAACCAATTTATTGTTTGTTTACGCTTTTAAGTTTCTTCACTACGTATTTCACTAACTCTGATCTCATAATATCATCCTCGTCAAATTCAAATGTATGTATACCCATATCCTTACTAGCTTCATCAGAAAAAATGTTAAACATCTTCTGAAAGCCGCCGGTGGAACGCCTTAAATCTGTTTGCATGGGGTCGGCTAACACAAAGCAGCGGCAATTCTTGCCCATTCTTGTTAAAACCGTCACTATTTCTTGCTCTGTTGAGTTTTGAGCCTCGTCCATAATGATTACCTTGTCTGGCCAGTGTAGTCCACGAGCAAAATTAATAGGAAACATAGAAACCCGCCCAGTTTCTTCTAGCTTTGTCACTTTCGTACCTATTAGAAGTTCGTCTAGCTTATCAATAAAGGGTAAATTATAAAATCTTAATTTATCATCCGCTGATCCGGGCAAAAACCCAAGATGAGAGTCGGAAGATTCGACAGCAGACCTCAAATAGCAAATATCTGAAGCAGCATGCATATTTAGAAGCTGAAGACCACAGTAAGTTGCGAGTAAAGTTTTACTTGTGCCCGCGGGACCGTCAACAAATACTATTCTAGTAGATGGATTGAGTGCGACTTTAAAGAATTCCTTTTGTTTATCTGTCCAAGGAAACTGTCTTAACTTGATTTGTGTTTTTAATGGATTGCTAATTACGGGGAGGCCTCCATTCATGGAGTTGTTTAGCTGACCTTTTTGTTCCCCCTCGACTTGTTTCGGTTTTTTACGAGGCATTCTATTAGTAATTACACAAAATAAAAGAATTTACCTAGAAAGCAAATTTTGACCGCGCACAACCTCGTTGATATCCATATTCGCGTCAAAGTCAGGTAACTCAACTCCCATCGCTTTAGCCTGCTCTCGGGTTATTTTCTTCTGCACTATTTCGTACCCCTCGGGCAGCCCTTTGAATTCTGATATAATAATTTGTTCTAATACATTTTTTACAGTTTCGTCTTCTATGTGCAAGCCGGAAGCTCCAAGACGATTCAAATCTTGCCAAACTTGAAGAATAATATCAAGCTCTGATACTTTTTCACCCTGACTGTTGAACAACTCTTTAGAATCATTCACATGTAATGTATAGTCTTTCATAAATGCGGCGTTATAAGCTGGGATTGCGTTTCAGCGGCGTCTCGCTGACGAATCAGCTCCTGTCTTAGCTCATTCGCTTTCCCCACAAGGAATTTTCTGTCTTCTGGGTCATCAATTTGGTTCGCTTCACCCCAAGGGATTTGCAATAGAGTCATCAGTAGCCAATTTTCTTCTTGTTTAGTCATCGTTTTTTCTGTTTCCATTTTTTAATTCTTTCTCTAACCATCTTATCATTTTTTTACGATTTTTCAAACATTTTTTTGGCGTTCTTTCATAGAGCTCAGGTAAGACAACAAGAAATATATAAAAAAGCACGAAAATTTTAATATCGGGATCTAAATCTGGGTCGTCAAGTAGGCTAAGCTTCTTCTTTTTTTGTTTTTGAGATGTGAACGACAGGTGATTCATGTTCTAACAGCTTAAATGTGGCAGAAGGCCTATATTCATATAATAAACGTCCCAATCTATTAATTACACCGCTGAGAATCTCTTTTTCTCCTTCGTCTTGACTATTTTTTACCTGTTCTCGGTATTCTTCAATCAAAATTATGATTAGATCTTCCATTTTAAAAAAAATGACTAGCCGCCGGTTAGCAACTCCGGTCTTTCTCATTCCTGCAGACTGGATAGAGATGTGCGAGCTCACACTACGACTAGCCAAAATTGGTGGAGGCGGTGGGAGTCGAACCCACGTCTTCAAAACCGTCAGACAGATATACTACAAGCTTAGTCAAGTATTATTTCTTACTCGCGTTGGTGGGTCACTTGACTAACCGACCTGTGCGAACTTATGAAGAGATTATTTATACTGGCTCCCTTCATCTGTCCAGTTTTTTGCTCGCTGTCGACGCCCTAGCTCTTTAACGAGCATCCAGAGTAGGACGGGGCAGGTTTAAACTGCCAGCAAGAGGGCTTCCTCCTCAACGTATCCGAACTTGGCGAGAATCTCGTCAGCCTCGTCTACAGAAAGGGCCATCTCCATGTCAATGTCATCATTGGCATATATGTTTTTGACAGTTTTTTTAAGAGGCCAACCGTCATCCTCTACTTGCAATCTGGCGTAAAGCTTCAAATCGAAACCAGTACGCCCCCTTGTTATATATTACAACATAGTAAATGAAAAGACCAGAAAAAACAAAAAGCCCCGGGGGTTTTTTTGAATTGAGTTTTATTTATTATTAATTATTGCTGTAAATTAATAGATTGTATATTAATAGCGAGGAGATTCCCGGGGAGACTGAAGATACCCCCCGCCCCGACGTCTGTCAACAAAAACTTATTGACAGTTTCGAGTATTAAGGTGGGGTGGCCCTCGATATTTAAGGTGCTCTCCGGCACCACGGGCCTTTGGACTTAATCCCTGCTTGGAGCTTTCTCACTTGCGTTATAAACGCGATGGTCTTCCAAAAAATCTTGGACATCATCAGAATCTGCATAATGCACATCCTCAAATTTTACGGTGTCACCGTAGCCTTGGCCGTCAAAGGTTTCTAGCCACGCACCTTCACAGGGTACGATGTTGACCAAGCGGCAAGGCGTGCCGGAGTTGGCGTTAATGTAGATTGCGCCCTCGCGCAAGTTGTTTGCTTTGTTGTCTTTCATAATCATAAGTATAGTATAACACAGTGGGTGGGACATCTGCCGTCCTACCCTAAAACCTTTTCAATAAACTTTTTGCCCACGCATTCAACGTGGAATTCGTTGCGAGGTAGCCAGCCCATCCAGACGATTCCGTTGAATGATACGCCAGCCCTTAAGAGCCATTGCGTTTCCTCCTTCAAGTCGATACTGAACACAGGCCCATTCTCACGGATGCGGTTCTTTGTGCGTTGGCTTGCTTTGTTCGTCGGGCTAATCATTATCGTTTCCATTGTTATAATATAACACAAAAAGAGCGGTTTGTCAATGGTGAACTTATTCAAGTTATTCACAAAAAGCGCTTGACATGTGAATAACTTCGGGGGCCCCATTTTTGGGGTTGAGGTGTCAAGTAAAACTTACTGGCACAGAATGTCGATTGCGTCAATAAGTTGGAAGCCATAGTCAAGGATGATTGCAACGAACATAATTGTCACAGCAAATGTGACCATTGGCATCATAACTTTATCTCTGAAAAGTTTGTTGGCTTCGTCGTTGACGTCTTGGATTTTACCAATAACGGGTAGGTTGTTTTTTTTCATAATTTTTAGTTGGTTAATATTAAAATAATTGCTATAAATATTCCGTAAAGGCATTGCCTGTCAATATTCATTTTCATAGTGCGTGATTTTCCAATCCGTACATCTTCGCGACCTTGGGAGTGCCGTCAGAGCATAACCCGCAAGCGTTATAGAAACGCCCCTTGTCAAAGCGTGGGTTGTCCTTCGTGAACTTGGCAGCGGCCAAGATGGCGAGGTGTTGAGGTGCAACGCCTTTGGTAGCGGCGTTGATTAGTGAGGCGACAAATTCGAAATGTTGTTTAGTCATAATTTTTTAAGGTTTGAGTTTTTACTTGTGGGCTTGCACAACGCTGTTGGCGATTGGGCCGAGGTCTGCTTCACCTTTGGCGAAATAGGTTTGCTCTTGGATTTCACCCACGAGGGAAACGTCTAGGAATACATCGCCCACGCCTTCGAGGGTAACGTCTAGGCTGCGACCATCTGCCGAGATGGCATTCACGCGACCCTTGCGGCCTGTGAAACGTGAGAGGTGAGAGGTGACGACGATTTCCTGATTCAGCAGGAGTTGTGCTTCTGTGATGTTGTTTTCTTTTTTCATATTCTTAATTTTCTTTCTCTTAACTGTTTATATTGTCTCATGAATTCGCCCAAAAGGCGAGATAAACTTATTCACATTCCTCACAGTCGAATTCGACTGATTCAATGGCTCCCCAACGGGAGGCGATGCGCAGCGCGTGGGCTTCGTTGCGAGCTTTCACAAACTCATTTTGACCTGTCCATTTGAAGGTCACTTTGTAGATGCTTTCTTCGTTTACCATACCTAAATATACCACAAAAAACCCCGTTTGTCAAGGGTGTAGTTATTCAAAGTATTCACAAAATAAGCTTGCATTGTGAATAACTCGGCGGGTCCCCGATTTTTGTCAAACAAAAGTTATTAACTTTAATCCTCATCAAATAACAGGCCATTGCAATCCATCATATCCTGCACGTCGTCCTCGCTCATATACTTAACGCAAGCCATAATCACTTGGTCTTTATCATACAGGCCATCTTCAATGCGCTCCAGTAGTAGGTTTGTGTATTTTCTAGTTTTCATCATCTTAATAAATATCAATTTCATTCTCTGTCAGTTCTAAATCTTGTCCATCTTCATCAACTGCAATGATGGTGTTAAATTCTGTAATCTCATCAACTATCATTAGCTGCATTCCAAAGCGAATCTCATCGCCTACTTTTATCTGTTTGTTTTCTACTATCATAATTAAAATGCCAATGCTAAAATCACAAGTGCTGTGCCGAGTAGTGTTACAATAAAGGTGATGAGCGCAACGATGTGAAGCATATCCTCGTCGTCTCTTGTTAGTTTGAGTTTCGGGATTCGCTCAATTACTTTGTTGAGCTTGTCGCCGAGTTGTTTAGTTTTGAACGCGCTTGCGTTTTGGATGTTGTGTTTCATAATTTTTACTTCCAGCAATCGGTTTCGTCAATCTCGAAATTCCAAGCATCTTGGTCGTGGTCACGGCAATCATTGCCGAAACTGTCATTGCGAACACCCGTGAAGGTTTCGTTTTCGTCACTGTGCCAACCTCTGAAGGTCAGCTCGTTTGTGTTTTCATTTTTGTTTTTCATATTCTTTATCTTCTAACTGCGTCTAGTATAGCATACGAGGTGGGACATCTGCCGTCCTACCTCTCGACTTTGTTTGCGTAGTCCACGCTTTGTTGAATGAGAGCATTCACGCGGCTTTGTCCGGCGTTGTTCCACTCACTTGCTGGGATTGAAACGGTTTCCCGTTTGCCCGTGGCCTGATTGACCCGCGAGACTTTCACTGTTTTTTCGTTTTTGTTTTTCATATTCGTTTTAATCATGCGTCTAGTATACCACACGAGGTGGGACATCCGCAGTCCTACCTGTTAAATTCTTTTAAGAAAACCTTGTTGGGATTGCGGGCAAGTTCTTCTCTCTGCCACGCCGCTTGGAGGGCTTGCACCTTCGCAACGGATTCATTCCAACGCTGCAAGCGGTTCTCTGTCTTGCGTTGCTCTTCTCTCTTTTGTTCTTCAGTCATTGCGTCTCTCACTTTCAATACGTAAAGTATACCTTAAAAAAACGGAAAAGGCGAGATAAACTTATTCACACACAATTCACAAAATAAGCTTGCATTGTGAATAAGTCCGGGTCCCCCGCCGGGGGCGTCAAGGAAAACTTATCCACAGGCTCACCAGTCTGGGTAATAAATTGAGAGCGGGGTTGCCGCCATCAGCGAGCAACCCTTTACCACCGCCACGAGGGCGACAGGCTCAACGATGCCCGATTACTCAGTCAACGTCAAATTCATTTTCGTTTTCCCAATAATATCCTTCGGGTGGCATTATGTAATCAAGCTCCTTGCCTCGTGCAATGCTTACGATGTACGGCTTGAGTTCCGGTAAGTAAACGCTGCCCCATTCATTTTCAAATCCCATGACATAGCCAAAGGCAATGCCGTTTTCGTCTGGCTCTTCTAGGTAATACTCCCAGAAGTTGCGCAGGATGACGTGCAGAGCTACTGCAAAGGGTTCGGTTGAATCTTCGTTGTTTGCGTTGATGATGTTTCTCATAATCTTAAAGCCTGTTCTGAGGTAAAACGCTGTTTGCGTCAGGGCCAAGACTTTGCTCGGTCTTGGCGAAATAGGTTTGCTCTTGAATCTCACTCACTAGGGTGACGTCGATGAAAGCAACCTTGGCTTTGCCGAAGTCAACTTCAAGAGTGCGGCCATCAGCCATGATAGCGTTGACGATTCCAGTTTGACCGTGAAATTGACTAGCGATGGAAGTGACTTTGACTTCGTTGTTGAGAAGCACCTGCGTGGAAAGCAGAGGCGGGCAATGGGTTTCTTTTTTGTTTTTCATATTCGTTTTAATCATGCGTCTAGTATAGCACAGGGGGTGGGACATCCGTAGTCCTACCTAAAATCTGGAGCCAGATACCCGACTTGAACGGGTGGCCTGCAGGTTACAAAACTGCTGCTCTACCAACTGAGCTAATCTGGCTAATAAATTGTGCCACTGAAATACAAACGTCTCTTGCGTTCTTATGTTTCCTCACCGTTTGCAGAGGTGGCATTCGTGAGAGGTAGCTTGGCGCATCATAGGGGGCTCTTGGCTCCGTTCACCTCACTACCCTCACGAACTACTTAAATATACCACACAAAAAGGGGTTTGTCAATGGTGTACTTATCCAAAGTATTCACAAAAACCTTTGGCATTGTGAATAACTTCGGGGGCCCCATTTTTGCCTGTTTTTTGCAAAAAATATTCATTTACATATTTGCATAGTCTATTTATTTGGAGTTTTTTTTTATTTGGAGTTTTTTTGTTTTCATAATTCTAAAAACTACCGTATCGCAGCGTACTATAAATACCCGCCGCTAATATAATAAAAAATGATGCGATGCCAATAATAAGAACAAAATAAATATCTCTGAAATCATCTTTCATATTAAAATCCCTCCTTAATATAATTATGCGTTCCCTGCTTCTCAATAAAATGAGCTTCAAGAACATTATAATCATCCTCACCCGTTCCCATGTTGTTGGCCCACTGTAGCCGCTTGAATAACAAGCAAGCCATAGGGTAGGAAATCTCTAACTTGGCACAGGCAAGATTTTGCTCTCTGCTGGTCGGCACTACGTTTTGTTTTTTTCCGTTCTTTATCATAATCTTATGCCAAGTAAGGTTCCGGTTGAGTGAAGGTAAAAGTCTCGCCTTCATCGGTTGAATAAATTTCAAACAGTCTTTTAGTTTTAGGATTCCACACTTGGACTGTTTCCATTGTCGTGCCTAAATCATCAAATGAATGCCAATTCATAATGTGATACGTCACCGTACCGTATGGCTCAAGAGGCTCGCTGCCGAGTGTTACCTTGCCGTTGGGATATTCCTGCGGGCTTTCGTTTGTATAGGTTGCTTCGTATTCTTTCATAATTTTCTTTCTAGCTATAAACTTCGTAATTTTCATCGTAAGCCCAATCGTGAGTTGCTTCCGTATAATACGGCTCATCATCTACAACCACTGGGGCGGCACTAATGTATCCAAAGCGGCAAAGGTTGCGGGCAACCCATTGGGCTTGGTTTTCGTCTTTTGCTTCAAGGACGATTGGAACGAAGGGCGAGCCAGCGAATGCTGTCCTAAACTCTACCTTGTAAGTTTTCATTTTCTTTTTCATAATCTTAAATGGCACACGGGGCAGGAATCGAACCTACCTCACGGAGTTTTGGAGACTCTGTCGCCACCTTGGAACATTCCCGTGTAATTCTTAATTTAATTCTCCGTGTCCTCATCAAATAACATTCCATTGCATTGCATCATGTCCTCCACGTCAACTTCACTCATGTACTTAACGCAAGCCATAATCACTTGGTCTTTATCATATGAGCCATCTTCAATGCGCTCTAGTAGTAGGTTCGTGTATTCTCTTGCTTTCATATCTGTTTTAATCATGCGTCTAGTATAGCACAGGGGGTGGGACATCTGCCGTCCTACCGTTAAACTTTTTCAATACCGTCTAATCCTGCCCATGCCTCGATAATTTCACTAGTGAAGATGTTATCCCAGCGGACAAGGGCAAGGTGCATCACGGTGTCAATGCCGACAATCACGCCGCCTTGATTTCCCGGAGACTTGCATTGGATTCTGTCGTTTACTTTTATTGCTTCGTTTTTCATATTCTTAATTTCTTTCATGCGTAGAGTATAGCATAGAGGGTGGGACATCTGCCGTCCTACCTGTTAAATTCTTTGAATCTTTCAAATCGTCCTTCTACGGGTTCAACTGTTACCCCTAGCGTCCCGAATAGGCGGTTACTAATCCTCTTGGCGTGTGCCAAGTCAAATGCCTTGATGTGGGTTTCACGCTGGGTAGAAGGGCAACCCTTGAAGCCCTTGCGCCATAGGGCGATTTTTACTTTGAATAGTTCGTCTTTCATTGTTATAATATAACACGAAAAACCCTGTTTGTCAAGGGTGAACTTATACAAAGTATTCACAAAAGGGGCTTGACATTGTGAATAACTCGGGGCCCCCGCCGAGGCGTCAAGCTAAAGTTATCCACAGGCCTACCAGTCTGGGTACTCATTGGCATCATGCCATGCATCATCAGCGGGTGAGCCATAGCCATCCTCCATGCCGTCACCACAGCACCCGCAGCAAGGCGCATCCTCGCACCGCCCATGCTGCTCCCTGTGGGAGGGCTCGGGCTGGGGCTGCTCGGGCTCATTTGCCCAAGTGGCAGGGCCCATGTCCTCGGTGACGGCTTCCTCGCAGGAAACCCGAATCATGTCATGTAGGTCATTCATCATTTGAAAAGTATATCAGATTGGTTGAAAATTACAAGGAAAAGTTATTCACGAAAAAAAAGCTTGACTGTGAATAAGTCGGCGGGGACCCCGCTTGCGGGTCCCCGATTTTCGCCTTATTTGCAAGGGTTATTTATTTGGAGCTATTACAAAATTGGGAGTTATTTAATCATCATACAATCCTTTTTCCTCTGCCTCTCGCCTTCTATCAAACTCTCCTCCTAAATTTTTATTAAAGTTGTCTACTACTATTTGACAAAGATTTTCTATATCCTTCCCTTGCACGGGATAGTCGATTTTATCACCTAGGTAGGTGTCAATATCCTCTTGAATTTGTTCTCTAGTATTAATAATATCTATTTTTTTCAATAGTATTAAATCTTTTATTGATGGTTCGTGTTTCATAAAATCGCTTTTACCTCTCTGCCCATTTTGCCACAACCGAATACGACAACCTTGGCTTTATGTATTGGCTCGCCTGTGTCTACGCGCACAAAGGTCTTGTACTTGTAAGGGTCGTAGGTAATGGTGACTGTATTCGGGTCATTAACATAATTGCAATCTGGGCCAATGTACTCCCACCGTTTTTCTTCCTCGTTCCAACACTCCCTCCCTTGAATATAAGCGTGAACATTTTTGCGCTTCTCGTAGCACACACGTTCATTGCCCTTTTTGCCCACACGAAAAGTACAGTCATGTATAACAAAATGACAGAGATGTTTTTTTACTAACCCATCATTGCCGCGCACACTATACACGGGTTGGTCGCCAACTACCTTGGGGTCGATTCCATTGCCGACTTGACTGCTCAACTTCTTGTTGAGGTTGCGGTATACTTGGACGTAGCCTTTCATTCGCCCTCCAATCCGTCTAATGCTGCGGGTGGGACGAAAAATCCGGGGATAGCGTGAGAACCTTGGCCAACTTCGGGTTCTTCCTCCACGCCAAAGATTCCGTCTTGGCACGTTTGGCACAGAGCGGAGATGCCGAACTCCTTGCGAGAGAGTTCGTCGCTAAACGAAAGGTCGAACTCTCCGCACTTCACACATTGACCACCGGCCTTGCAAACCGATGGGCTACGACCAAACAGCGAAAACGCCATTTCCTCTTTGAATTTATCCATTGCGTTCATCTACCTATAATATAACACCATTATACCTATAAGTCAATACCTAACTTACTCACACTGTTCACAATTTCTTAAAATCAACGAATTTCACATCGGAGAAAGCGGGGGTAAACAAGAAATTTTCAGGCACTATACCCCACAAAAACAGTGTTATTCTTCAAAACAATTACCCTCATTAAACGCGATTAAAGGGCCTAATTGATTGACAGATAACTTGACTCACGCTTGACTAACAAATTAGCCGATCACGAGTGATCGACAAAAAAGTTTGACGATCAAAAAGCGCGAAAAATGATTGACAAAAAAAGCTTGACTTGGCGGGACCCCGCCCAGCCCCCTGTGTCAAGCGTATTTCTTATTTATTTCGCCAACAATTGCTTCAAGAATCTCCTCGCTCTTATGGGTATACTTTTGCCCGCGCACCGCTTTTGCCAGAATCCTCATGGCCGAGTATTGCCCCTCAACCTCTATCCATTGCTTGAGTTTCTCGCTCCAGAAAAGAGTCTGTTGCCGGTTGTCGTTTTGTATTATTCCGTATCTCATTTTTTGTATCCTGTTAAAAAGTTCAGAATGTCCTCCACGCACATCACTAGCAGCGCAGCAGGGATAAGAAGGGTTACGGTTATATGTAAGATTAAAAATGTTACCACCATTGCTTTGTTTCCTTTCTTTCCGTGTCATTGGAAAACTCTTGTCGTTCTAGATACTCTTTTAATTTTTTATCGCCTTGAGTGATAATTTCATCCTCGCTTGGTTCAATCCATTTAGTTTCGTCGTCAGGCTCGCCCACGACCTCAAACTCTCCGACCTTATTCCCGTTTATATCTATTACTGCGATATACGAGCCAAGGTTGCAAGCGTTGTTGTTTTCTACGTCATCCGCCAAGTTACGAAGAAGGCGGGCAAGTTCTAGACCGCCTCCAAGCTGGAAGATGTCATTATCTAGGTTGATTTCGATAGTTGCTTTCATGTTATTATTATTACATAATTATAGTTGTCAGTCAAGTGCTTTGCGGGTGATTTTCCTGCCCACTCATGGAGGGAGGCCGTCGCTTGTGCGCGAGAAGCTGCAGATGGCGCGACACCAATTGAGGCGTAAGCCAACCCAAGACAGTATCATCCCAGCCAAGGGGGTCGCACATACTGCCATTCGGGCCAAAAATGCCCATCTCATACAGACCTTTTTCGCTGCCATACGAACCGCCATGTTTAACGATGGAAGCCTCATAGCCGTTCTCCATTTTCACCCAAGCCTGTATGGAGTCAGCACCGTGGGTCTTGCTAATGTCTTGGAAATCCAAGTTCTCGAATTTGTGTTTCATGTCTCGTTCAATCATGGGTATAGTATAACAGGTTGAGAGGTAATAGCGAGCTAATTCGTAAAAACTTATTCACAGCCTTCAGTAGCCTCGGCCAGTTCGGACAAGAGTTCAGATTTATTCAATTCCCAGATGCCTTCAAAGTTGTCGTTTTCCATGACAAAAACCCTACAGCCCTTGAGGCCGTTGGGCATTGACTTGTCAAAAAGGTACTCTGAGAGTTGGGCTTTAATCGTTAGCTTTTCATTCGCTGTCATGTTTAAAGAATACTATCATTCTATCTTTCATGCAATACAAACTTATTCACAAAGAAAGGGCTTGCCTGTGAATTAGAATTACCGTATAATTGACACAGATGAATACAGTTATGTACAGAGCTAAAGAGGGGCCATATATCAATTACAATGGCAAGAGCAAATACTACTCCCTAATCATACCAGCAAAATACTGGTATTGGGGTGAGGCAAACGACGATTTTCCTGTAATAGTAAACCGCGCCAAGGATTACTCTTACATCAAAAAGAAATTGAAAAAAATCTTGACTCAAACATAGAATGGGTCTATAATAGATAAAGTGATTGGGAAACGCTCAATCCGCTCTTTGAAAGAAAATTTTAGTTTCCGAAAACTGCGCTTGAAAAACAGCGCGATTAACGAAACAACCGCTTGAGTGCTGGATTACAGGCTCAAGCGATTAGATGCCGAGTCGGGGCCAACTGTTCGCAGAAAATGGCCCCTGAGAAACGCCTCCATCGCCCTTTCGGTTATGCAAATAGGCCGCTGGGGACAGGGTTGGTAAGACAACTTACGGTTTATCCATCATGGCGGGTGGACATCTATAAATTTAACGGTGAAATTGGTGCTTCTAACCTTTGAGCTATTAAGCTCTCAGGGTGAAGCAGCCTTATCAGGAAAGCCGCCGCTGGAGATGCATTGAAAGTGGATGGTGAATATTGGTTTGGTGGGGTTCGAATCCCTACACCGTTACCAATTTGGAGTAGCGACGGTTGCTCCTCGGGTATTGCCGAATAAAGGTTTGCAAGAGCCTTAAGGCATCAGAAGCGAGAAGGGGGAGACGACCAATCTCTTGGGCCTGAGTCGAGTTGAGAGACTTTGCGATGTGGATGAGTACGAAGTATTGTAGGGTCTATGAACATTGATCTAGCTCCGAAAGTAGTTGCAGGTAATCAAGAAGTCCTGTTACCCATTAATTTCAGTTTTTTTGCTAACCCAAATCGGGTTGGCATAAAGGGTTGGAGAATTCTACGGCTTGGCTTAACTGTCGGGTTGTCCATTAAAGTGCATTGACCACGTCAATCCGCCCTTTTCTTATTAAAAACTTATCCACCTCCGCCAGCGGGAACCCGAAACGGCAAGGCCGGGGCCCCGCCCCGCGGATGTCAAGCCTTATTTGTCCCCCGCCCCTAAGGCCCTCCCGGGCCCTAGGGGTTTCTATTTGGATCTTCTATTGCTGCGCCGCGCCCAACGGATTTGATATTGAATCCTGCCGTGGTGTTGGCAACGGCGGCAATTCCCTGTCAGCAATTGCGAAAACATTTTCGAGCCACTTCTTTTCACCACCTTCGGCGGCAATCCGTCTCTCGACCTCTTCCGATTTCATTGCGTTCCATTTCGGGCTAGCCTGAAGATAGCCGTCCACCTCTTGCCCGTTTGCAAAACGCAAGTTGTTGCACTTGTTTGCTTCTGGGCTAGCGTCATGACTGGTAGTCCAAACACGATTAGTATTTAGCGTGCCGAGCATGCGCTCCACGCGTTGTGATTTGGTGTTGTAATACAGAGCACCGTTTTTTAGCTTGTTTGCTGTTAGCTTCATTTTATTTTTCTTTCTTTTGGTTAATTTTATTCTTCGAACATTTTTCCGCCTAAGGCGAACATACACACCATTGCAACAATTATAAACTCTTCTATAGCATCGCCACCTCCTTTTTATATCCTCCCTTGCCAGCTTTACGCAGCTTGGACAAGGCTTTAGATGCTTTTGAACCTTTCGGTTGCGTACCATGCAGAAGGAGAGCAAACGACTTTTTGCCAAACGCCGCAAGCGAATCGTCGTGGTCAATCTCTAAACCTTTTTGCGCGGCTTCTTCTTCGCTAAAAACAACCTCGGCGCACTTGTATGCGTTTTCTTCAATCTTGCTGTCGAACCAACCACCACGCGATGCGGTTAAAATCAGATTTGACGGTATGCCATTGGATGCCTCCGCCAATTCCCATAGGTGGGTGCTTTTAGTGTAGGAGTAAAACATCTTTTCAGGATTGCGCTTGGCCACTTCACACCATGCGGCAAGGTAACTCAAATTGAAATAATCCCCGCCCACGTGGACGCGCAAAATATCAAATTTCTTTGGGAGGCTGGCATGAATCAAATCGGCCAACGCCAAATGTCCATCGTTAACTTTTGCCATGAGCAAATCGTGATTGTGCCAAACCATTGCCCGCAGGGAAGGATAAAGAGCTTCCGCGCTGGCTTGAAAGCAACGGAATTGAGTGTGCTGTCCATCCTCGATTTTTCCCGTCTCACGGTCTGCGCGTGAATGGCATTCCTTCGCCGCCGGACACGTCCAGCCACTAGGCAGCGAAAAGGTTTTCAGCACCATGTTGAAACGCTTTGCCAAGGCTTTGAGCTTGGCGTTTGGATTCCCGAACTTTAATGTCATTTGCATAATCTAATTATCTCCTGATTCTAGGTTAATGTCAATACGCTTTTTTGGCCGCGCCCTTGTCCGTGAGTGTGTCCAAGGTCTTTTTCATTATATCAAAAGAGCGATTGCGTACCGCACTCTGATAATTTAGGTTGCAGTTATCGGAAAATTCTGCGGTGATGGTTCCGAGGGAATACTCCTCAAGAGTTTGGTGGGTGTAAACTAATTGAGATTGGCGTGGCATTTCACGGAAACGGCGTTTGCCAAGGTAACGGGCAAGAGTCAACGCGCCGCCCTTTTTACCTTTGAACTTTTCGGGATAGTTCTCAAGAATGTAAAACAATGCGCCATTGATGAGAGCTTTAACAAAGCGTTTTTCGTCAGTCCAAAAATAGGCTCGATACGGCATTGTCCACTTTAGTTCTCCGTTGGTTGCGCCGTGATTCCAGAATGAATTGAATTGCAGTTCAATATCTGCATCGTTTCCAATCATGCAAACGGCAAGGTTGGTTCCGGTGTCTTGGTAAGTTAGTTCTACGTTGTTCAGTTTCATGGCGATAATTATAGCAGGTTGAGAGGGAATAGCGAGCAAAACTTATTCACAATTGCCCCTGTGTTTCGGGTTGCGGCGAAAAGAACCCTTGCCCCTTTTCACGCGATGCTCACGCGACGCGCTACCCATAAACCCTTCGGGGCTTACGCGGACTTTTATTGGCTTGGCCTTTCTCGCTTTCATTCTTATAATATAACACAAAAAAGACCCCTTGTCAACCCTAAACTTATCCACAGGTTATTCACAGCCGCGGCGGGGACCCGATTACATTAGGGGACCCGCGCCCCCGATGTCAAGCCTTATTTACTCACAACAGAAAAAGCTGGCCGATTTTTAGAATCATGGTATTATTGGGATAGTGCAAATAACTCAATCAAAAGAAAGTTTCAGTTATAGCGATTTTAGGCTTGCATGAAAAATAGAATAATGCGATAATCTTAATAGTGAGATTGAAACAACAAGAGAAAGCAAACAAATGCCAAAAGTAATAAAACAAAGCACAGACGCGAGCTATCGCGTATCGACCCGCCGTCTCTACGATTTAACTGACGAGCAAATCGCCACGTTAAACGAGGATGGAAACGACCCAACATTCGCTGGAGTTTACGGTAATTTCCGTAAAGGCGTAAAGACTGCCCTCGGCAGTTGCAGCGAAAGGTACGGCATCGTACAAACCCCTGACGTAATTGACGAGATTGAAGGAATTTTGTCGGACAAGGGATTGGATAAGTGGGAAAAGACTGTTCGCGTTATCGGAAACGGTGAGCGTAATTATGTCACCTACGACCTCAAAGATAAAAACCACCAACTCAAACGGCGCGAAGATAGGCGTGTCGGTGATGAGTTAGGTTTGCGTCTTACTGTAAAAAACTCCTATGACCGCTCTCTACGTTTGAGCGTTCAACTAGGATTCCTGCGGTTGGTTTGCACCAATGGCATGGTTGCGCTGGCGAAGGAGTTTGAATTGACTCGCCGCCATCAGTCTGGCATCGACATCGGTTTCCTTGGCGAAGGCATTACAAAAGCCCTCGGCATGGCAGACGAACAAGCCCTAGTGTTTGACCGTTTGGGTGAAACCGAAATCAAACAATCCCAAGGCGCGACGATTCTCGCCAACCTTGAGAAGAAGAAAATCATCACCTCTGGCAACATGAAGGACAGCATCGAAGCAATCTGGAATGACCCAAGCTACGGTGAAGATAATGGTCGCAACCTTTACAACCTCTACAACGCGACAACGCAACACCTGACTAGGGTTGTTGAACCGAAGCGTTACGAGTTGGCGAACAAGGTGAACACCAACGTACTACGCAAGCTCAATAAGATGAGTCTTGACGAGAACACTCTGAAGTCGTTCCTCCTCCCGATAAAGGTGGAGAACAACTAAAGAACCCCCTTGCCCTTTCAGTTTTGGGAACGAACCCATATGATTCTGGAAGGGTAAGGATTTATTAAAACAAGATACATATACTAAAGACATGAAAAAACATATACAATACATTATCAAAGGGTCAGGAAAAGACCACACACTACCGTTTAATGTGTTTTATGTCATGCAGAGCAAGGAAAACCCTCATCGGTTTACAAAGCTCGGCTGGACAAATAACATAGAGCGGAGACGAGCAGAGTTAAGCACGCAATACCAACTCGAAATGGCCGTTGTGTACGATGGCACTCCCACGAATGGGAACGCACCGAAAACCGCCGCTATTGACATTGAACGCATGGGAAAGAATTTCCTTACCCGTCATGGTCTTAACGGTTACTTCACCGACAGATACGGAAAGAATGGTTACGAGTGGTATGAAAGCGTGCCGAATGAAACGCTGGCAACGCTTATCATCAACGCCGAAGTCGCGACTTGGAAAGAGGTCGAGTTCCACGAGTTCGCCAACTACGCCCCGCGCAAGACAACCATTGAAGTTACTATCGCAAGCATCGAGTTAGTTCAAAAAACTGCTGCTGGCACAAGTAGATTATACTACGGTGTGGCGCAACATGGTATATGGTTGAAGGGTCGAGTCAACAAGAAGTACGGCGGACAGCCAAAAGATTGGAACGGCGACCTCGGCAGGAGAGTTGTAGTCCGACCCACGCAACGCATCAGCATCCAATTCGAGGCCCAGCATCCTCGTCTGTGCAAAACGAAGAAAGCATCTGTTCAGACTGCCTTGTGCAATCTTAACTAGGGGGGTGGGAGCAAACCCGCGACCCATCGGCCCTTTTCGGGGTCGGTGGGTTCTTTTTGCTTGACAAAAAATCGGGGACCCGCAAGTATATCGTCCACCTACTAATATCGGGTTCCCGCCGATTTTGGCGAAAAGTCAAGCTTTATTTATCAACTATTTATCGACAGGATTTTCCCTCTCATGTAAATAAAACGATATCATATGTATATTTGCATCATTGGAATATTCGGACTTCTTTTACTATTTGCACTAATTGAAATAATCCGACATTTTTGTCTATTTGAAATAATCTATAAAAGTGGGCAAGAAAAAGAGCGACAGCCCCAAGAGGAAGGCTGCCGCCCTAGGAGGAGTGGTGACATACAGATGAACGGAGTCACCAACTACCATTAACTACATTTATACTAAACTAATTCTATTTTCATGTCAATCACAATAATCTTCACAAGTCCAATTTAATAAATCTAATATCTGCTTAAATGTTATTTTTTTTACGCAATATATAAGTTGGTCATCGAAAGCTATTATTTGAAAACTATTTGCGCATTCATATTCTGACTCCCCCATTGATAAAGATAATATACCATTAGTATAAAGAAACATTATCATGTGGTTGCCTTTGATGGGGTGGGCAAGCCATTTCCCTTCCGCAACCTGTGCCGCAGACGCAAGGCGACAATCACCTTTAATTACGTCCAGACTTTCATTCGCAATCTTCAACATGGCGCATTAAATACTTCAGTCCGAATGCAGTACAACTACGACCATCGGTGCTGATTTCCATTAGATTCATTTTTTGGAGATACAATTCAATGTCGCGTTGAATTACCTCTTTTGACATACCCAACTTCGCGCTGATGCAAGTGAGGCTCGACGCCTTCTTCTCTGACAAGGCACGGAGACACAGAATCTCGTTTTCGTTTAAGCCCAAAGGACGGATGCCAAGGTGGTGTTTCATCCGCTCCCAATCCTTTCTTGTGAATTTTTTGGATTTCTTTTTGGTGAGAAGATTACGAATGTTGTTTGCCATGCGTTGTGCTTGACGCGCATTGCTACGCAGCACGGTGGAAATTTCATCCAATACGCCAGCGTCAAATTCAGCATTAACAAGATTGCGCCGAATAATCTCCCCAAGATGATGATTCTTGTATTCCTCTAAATCCACACGGTCAAGCCTATCCATGAGAGCATGGAAAACCTTGTGTGCTTCGGTGGTAGCGAGCAGAAAGGTCTGGCGCGTGAAATCAAAGTCAATCGTATAGTCCTCATACGAAAAAGTGTTGCGGTTCTCTGGATTGGGATTAAGGATGGTCAGTAGTGCCATCTCCACATCGCGGGGGAGTTCGGATGCCTCGTCCAACAGGAGAGTACAGTCCTTGTTCTGGATATAGGGGATAATCGTCCCGTTGATGAACTGGTTAAGGTTCTTGATGGACGCACAGTTCACCACACGACCTATCTTGCGCGGCGCGTGTTCTTTCATGGTCGCCGCGAGAAGCGTAGCCAGCATGGTTTTGCCACACCCGCGAGGCGCGACGAACATTGTGTTTGGGAGTACGCCAGAGCTTTTCCAATTATCTAAAAAATAAGATAACTTACGCTTGGCCCGTTCTTGTCCCACAACCGTAGGAAAGTATTCTGTATCAGTAGTCATTTGTAGTATATGTAATTTTAGCCCGATTCTAACTAAAAGTCAAGGGCTTTTTCCTCTGGGATGGCACTCATTTCCATGTCCTTCACAACGCCTACTTGGTTGTTGACGAATGCGTAGGTATCATACCCCGCCTCAACCCTCTTGCTTTTGAGATGTAGCGTGTCAGCAAATTTGCGACTGCACATCACCATAGCGGCTGGACGCAGAACATGATTTAAGTCGTCCAGAGATACTAGGACGAAACTTGTTGCACCTTTGACTTTTCCTCTTGCCATACCTAATAGTACAGGAATTCTAACCTTGAGTCAATCTCTTTCGCACCTCTAAATCAATTTTTTCATTAAGTAACCCGCCCTCGCGGCTTTGTGGTTTGTTTCGTATAATAGATTTAATACTATCATCTAAATCATCATACATCTCCTCAAATACAATTTTATGTATAGACCAATAAACACTATCTTTTTCAATCATTGCTTAATATACCTGTCGTTATGGGCTTGTTGTCTATCTCCGCAACCAGCACAGCCTCCTGCGCGAGGGCAGAGGCGAGTCTACCTGTCGGATCGTCAATAACTGCTGCTTGCATCCAGCGCGGCGACTCATAATAGACTTTATGCCATGCTTGCTCGTATCTTTGGGCCATATTGGTATTCATATCATATAATAATTACATTTTTATAGCAATAAAAACGAAAAAAAAGCCATTTTCTAATTTTTAATAAATGAAAATTCATCTAATAGGAATAAAATCTTTATTATTATACAAAAAAGCACAAAAATCACTCAAAAATGGGTTTTTATCATAGGAAAACGGAGTCGCGTGGCTTATTTGCATCATTGAAAAATCGGGACTTTTTTTATATATTTTTAATTTCAAATTATTGGGACTTTTTTCTTGACTTTTAATATAATTATGCTCGTCGTGCCACTTATTTATGGCTCAAAATGCTGGGACTTTTTTTCTACTATAAATGTTATTCTTTGAAAAGATTAAACAAAGTAAAGCCAAAGCTGCAACCAAGCATAAGTATAATAATGTAACCAATATCGTCCATGTAATTTCTCCTATCATTTTAATTTTTTGCATTGTGTATATCTCTTTGTATTGTGTTATATGTTGTATAGATTGTAAATGGGAAGCTAAATTGATTAAATTTTAATAAATATAAATATGAGGCACTCCATTTCAACTCATTTTCAAAACACTTTAACACTCTATTCTTTATACTCTCTCCCCCTGTAACCTTAATAAAAGCATAGTAAAAGGGGCTTTTTCTAAATTCATTGTTCTCTATACCAAATAAACACAACATAAATGAAAAGAGAATAGAAAGAGCCGCAAAGATATATGTAAAAGAAGGGGTATCCACGGTGTTCAACTCGCCACAACACATCTAAAGGCTGTCCAAGACTCTCTCTTGGCTCTATTCCGTAAATACGCCAAAGTAAATTCGCGGTGTTCAATACAGGCAGACATTTGCCTTGACCGTAGCTCTCTTACGATTCTATTCCGCGAAAAATTCATTATTCCAAACCCTTATCGACATCACACGCGCCCACATCGGGCCTTTGGTATCCCTGTTCAATCGCTTTTGCCGCGAGGCTCTGGACTTCCTCCTGTGGGAAATCGCTTGTGGCACACACGCTTGCAATGGCGAACATGGAGGTAGCAACAAACTCCTGACCACTATCGCCTTCGTCCCGCTGCCTTGCAGCAAGCTCGACTATGTTTTGCATTACTTGTTTGTTAGTCATTTTCAATAAATAGTTAAATCTAAAAACCCCCCGAAATGAATCGGGGGGGTTTACCTACACACTTGGGTCGTCCATACTGTCTACTATGTCCTGTTTGGCTTTTTGGTAGCCAGCGAACCAACCTTCGTTGTACTCGTCGCGCCCAACCTCATCGGCTTCCTCATCATCGTAGGACTCGTAAAGAGCCTCATCCAAGGCGGGAGCTTCAATGGTTTCGTACACCGCAACGACCTTATACTTGCTTGTACGCAATTTCTGACAATCGCTACAAAGCGGAACGCTCACAACGTCAGAAGGGTCAATCTCGACCACCAACAGATGCCCCCCGCCAGAGGCATAGCCTTTGGCGTAATCGTAGCTTCCAGCGTGGAAACCAGAGGAACAACCTTTGTTGAGGTCATCACACACGCCATTTCGACGCATCTCAAGAACCTCTCCAACCTTATTGGAGAACTTACCGGAGTAGAAGTCGGTGAAGTCCGAGTTCACTCCCTTATAGGCGAGGAAATTGCCTTCGGGGGTCAGGGGCATATTCTTATGCTCCAAAAACGAGTAGAGTTCGTCCACGGCGCGATGCGAGGGGTTTTCCATCAACTTGCCAAGGAACTTAACAAGAGGTTGGTACGGTAGATTCTTCCGCATGAAGTCGAGAATCTTGTCAACCACAAGGTTGTGGACAATTTCGCCATTGTAGTGAACCGCTCCGTCCTTGACTTCGATGTTAGCATCATTGTCGAAAAATTCTCCGACTGCCTTGCTTACATCAAACATATTCTTGAGCTTATCCCAATTTTCATCTTTCAATGCTTCTTGAGCTTGGAGGAACGCTGGATGGGTATTCGCCATCGTGTGTGCCTTGCCTTCGATTACTACGGTGAGTGAGTTGTCTGTGAGTATATAGGGTATCATTTTTTCTTTCTGTTAGCTTTGTTTAACTGACTATCCCTAGTTTAATGGAATTCTAACTTCCATGCAAGCATATTCGTCACTTTTTTTGCAAAAAGTCTTTCGCATCACTCAAATGAGAATTGATGGTGCGTAACGCAACCTGTAAGCGGAAAAGCTCGCGGCGAGCATCACGCTTGTTGCCCTTCCCGCCCCGATATTCGGGGTCGGTGGACTGCTCCCGCTGTGTCTCCAAATGTTCTACCAATTTTTCATAAACATACAGTTTTGCTGTTTTTTCATCATTGGGAAAATTTTGCACTTTTTTGATTGTTTGTGGGTCTACCATTTTAAGAAATTTTTCTCGTAAGAGAAAAAGGATAAATTACTTTTTATATTCGCCATAGACTTCCTCGTATTGCGTAATGACAATAGCATCATGGATGTTCTTCCAGCCGTGACAACCCTCCCATAGAATCTTGTGGACAAGTTTATTCTTCTTACTTAATACGCCTTCCGATTCAGCCTTGCAAAGACGCTCACGCATATCGTCAATGATGTCCTTGCTGTATAGCTTAACCTTGCGCTGCTTATGCTTCGTTTTGATGCTCATAAAGTGTCTCTACTAGCGTTTCTGGCTCAATTTGCATAGGGGGAGGCGGGTTCAAGTCTCTAGCGGAAACCTCGCTGACCTTCTGCCAGTTCTTCCCGTCTAGCCTAAAGACGCTTCCGACTTCAATCTCTCCAAATGTTTTGGCATTGTGCATCTACTATATTCTAGCCTCTATAAGTAGAAAGTCAACAAGTTTTTTATTTTTTAATAAATTGAAATACGCAACAAAAGAACGGCGGCTCCCTCAACTTGAGGAAAACCGCCGCTGTGAAACCCGCTGCCTACTATTCAGCGGGAGAACTGCTACAAATGTCTATCACGTTAATGTAGTTGGCGATGTCCGTGAGGAACTTTTTCTCCCCGCTTTTCCAACCGCATAAGTGCTGATAATCTAACCAAGCAATCATCGGGTACTTATCCATCAGCTTTTTGCCCAAGGCAAGCAGATTGTGGGTAGTCTTTTGAGCCTTCGGGCTTTCAAAGTCTTTCGTCAGACCGAAATCCTTCGCCAAACCGCGCACAACGTCTACTCCTTTCGTATCTTCCACACAACCGTGCATAAAGGCCAACGCATCTGCGAACTTGGCAAAAGTGCCATCCTTGTCTGCGAGCTTATTATCAAGACTGTTCCATTGCTGCTTTGTGGTGAGGAAAGTAGACAAGTGGTTCAGATTTTCGAGTCTGTCGTTCCTGCGAGTATTAACGAACTCAAGAGCGGCAGTACGGTCAAGGAACCTTTGCGTAAGGTCTGTGGTTTCCATGTGCAGTTTCAACTGCTTTTTCATGTAATCCCAAAGGGTAGTCCATTGGCTTTTACCTTCGACCTTGTTCCTCTGTCCGACCTTGAAGGCGTAAACAGTTGGAAAAACAATCCCCGCTTCTTTGCAGGAATCCTTGAGACTGCTCATTCGCTTTGGTTCTTGGTCGTAGCCTTTCAAGCCTCTGACCATGAACTTGTCGATGAGAATATAGACCCCGCCAGCATCCATGTCTGCTTCGGCAATGTTCCAGTATTGAGACTTTGCTCTGCTCCAACGATTGATTTTATCTCCCACATCATAGTTGTAGGTGAAGCATTTCGCGGAATGCTTAACGTCCTTCGCCGCTCCACTACCATCGGGATTTCGGACAGGGGAATAGCCCTCAAACTCGCTCAACTTATGCTTTTCCAGTTTTGATAGCAGGGTCATTTTGCCGTCCCAACTCACCTTTTTTACCCATGCCGCTTTCACTTTTGCGTTAGGAAATTGGATGATAAAGGGCTTTTTGCCTTCGTCGAGAAGCAGGGGTAATATGCGCCCCATGATGCCGCGACGATGCCCAATATCATTCTCAATAACCACCGTCCCTTTCGTACAACTGATGCTGTTTGATTCCTCGCATCTAAACTTACTGCTCCGATAATTTTTGTTGAAGGCGTGAAGGTACACGCTTTGGTCTGATTCCGTTTTAGGCCAAGTAGCACTAGGCACACTATAACTGTCGCTATCCACTTGTTTACCATTCCAAAGCAACTTCTTCGCTAGGATGTTCCTCAATGAGTAAAGGGGGCTTGCGTAATCAAACACGCTACCAAAAAGGCATTTCGCGTCAAACAAAGTCCCGCATTGCTTAAAGTCCTTGCTCACGCTTTCTACGAGTCCATCCTTCACCGCTTTCAAGTGGCGAACCAAGTTTTGGCGTGTGTAGTCGGTGTATTGAAGTTTTTCGCGTGATGCGGAAATCTCCAAGTCACCAATCGGAACATTCATAATGAGGTTCTCTTTCAAGAGGGGGGCAAGCCCATCCTCATGGGAAAGATTAAGGGCATACTCATCGACGGGATAACCAATGTTTCCCATCACAACAATAGCTCCATCGGAATTACTACGGTAATTACGTTGGTCTTTGACCTCAATCCACTTCCAGTTGTCGCCAGAGAAGATAACATTTGGGTTCTCGTACTCAAACTTTCTGCTGTCTGCGCCTTTTACTGTGGGCTTAACGGGGAAGTGGCGAAAAAGAACATGAGCCTTTTCCTCAAATTCGGTGTGGTCGTCATTGCGTACAGGCACAATGATTTCGATACCATTTTCTTCGCTGGTGTTTTCCTCACCAATTTTGGAAATTTGACCAATTTGCGATGGGTCAATGAAGGCGTTGTAGATGCGCTTCTTGCCGTCGATGTAGGAATTGATAACAAAATTGTCACCGTAAGCAAAAGCCGATTTGGAGCCAAGTCCGAGTTGACCAATCATCTCATTGCTTTGACGCTTGGTGGATTCACCATAGAACGCATACACATCTTGAATATCACCATCGGTAAGTCCCTTGCCGAAATCGCGTACCTTGAACTCTGGCAGCAAGCGAGTGGGAAGGGACACTACGATAGGGAGGTCGCGCTTATCATCATCAATGTGAGCATCTACGGCATTACAGGTATATTCCCGTACAACTGCCATAATTTTGTCGGAGTATAACTGATTCCGCAAGACGTTGAAGATGTGAGCAAGACCAGAAGCCTTGATTCCGAATTTAACGGTGTTTTGAATGCCGTGTGATTGTAGCGACTTTGGATTTCTTTCGATTTGTTTCATAGTAGGTTTTTCTGTTTGACTGAAATACTATGATAAACCAATTCTAAAAGTGAGTCAACTACTTTTTTTGCGTAATTACGGTTTTCTAAATTCTAATAAATAGAACTGCATGAACTGCTAGTGTTCCCTTCGGGGGAAAGAGTTGTTATCCCCGTAATCTTCATGCGACTCGCCGTGTTCTTGTTGCCATCGAAACCTCTGAAGGAAAGCCTCATATTCACCATCTTCCCACTTTCCGGTGTGTTGGGGGGCGTTGTATTTTATTTCATCATCCATGTAGCATATCTCCCCCATCTGGCCCGTCGATACTTGTCTCAATAAAAAAGTCCTCTATTTCTGACCCATCAAAAATGTTGTTTTGTGCCATATCCATAAAGGAATTATACGCCGCCTTGTGCGCTTCCTCGCGTGTGTGCGCCTTTACTGTAAAGTATTTGCAAGCCTTGTAAATGAGCTTGACCCTTATTTCTGGCTTATCAAAGTCGAGTGCGGTCATTTTTTCTCCAGTTCATTGATTCTAAAGACATGATAGCGTTCACGAATCTTATTGCAAATCTTTTTCGCTAATAGAGTCTGCGTAAAGTCTGACGCGAGGTTTATTTGGGCGTCCTCGTACTCCGACAGTATTTCCTTGACTGATTTTTCTAGTGAGTTATCTACTTTTATTGTCATATTTGGCATTTATTTGTTTAATTTTATCAAAGCCCCATTTGTAAGCCTGTTCTGGTGTGGGGAAACTATTACACTCCTGCGTTATCCAAGAGACTTTCTGCTTTTTGTAAACAGATACTACCCAACACTCATTTTTAGCGCGAGCCAATGGGGAACATGAAATCCAGTATTTATCCTTTAACTCAAAAAGCTCCCTCATGTATTCTTTCCGTAAATCTCATTCGACTGCTGCGTTACTCTCACAAAAGTAGCGCACTTGGGCATATCCTTTAGCCTTCTCGCTCCAATATAGGTACAGGCAGACCGTAAGCCGCCGAGGATGCTCTCTAACGTGTTTTTAACAAGCCCCCTGTGCTTGACCCTCACCGTTTTGCCCTCCGCGCTCCTATATTTGGCTACGCCGCCGCTGTGTTTTTCCATAGCATCCTTGGAACTCATACCGTAGAAGGTTTTGTATTTGATGCCTCCTATTTCTTCCTCCTGTCCTTCGCACTCCGTATGTCCAGCCAGCATCCCGCCAAGCATGACAAAATCAGCACCTCCACCAAAAGCCTTGGCAACGTCTCCAGCACAGGTACAACCGCCATCAGCCATAATATACCCGCCAACGCCATGAGCGGCATCGGCACACTCGACCACCGCGCTAAATTGGGGATAACCAACACCAGTCTGAATGCGAGTAGTGCAAACAGAACCACTTCCAACACCAACCTTGACAATATCTGCTCCATTTAGAATTAACTGTTCTGTCATCTCTCCCGTGACAACATTCCCAGCTATTATAATGAGTGCTGGGTGTTCTTCTCTAACTCTTTTTATGAAGTCACAGAATCTTGCTGTGTATCCATTTGCCGCATCAATACACACGAAACGTGTGTGATAAAAGTTCCATGTAATGTTATTGAGATAATCTATATCATCGGCCTTTTCTGGGTCATACTTAATACCAATAGAAGGAGAAATATGCTCATAAATTCTATTGTGCGAACACTTTGAGTTTGGGTCATGCTCCCAAACCGTGCCGTCTTTTTGCTCTTGGTTTTTATAGACTCCATAACCATTCAGCTTGTGTAGCCATCTTTTTATATCATTGTGCTTGCTGATGCAAGTAAGCATACGGTATTCGGCAAGTTTTTTAGCCATCTCAAAAGTTCCAACCGTATCCATATTTGAAGCTACGATGGGAACACCTTTCCATCCATAGGCTTTAGGGTCAGCACCCTTCCCCCCAGCATGAGGAAAAATAAACTCACGCATCAAGTCAACATCCTTGCGGGACTCTAGCGTAGAACGCTTTGGGCGCATAAGGACATCCTTGTAGTCTAGCTTTATGTCGTTCTCTATCCTCACTTAATAAAAATTAAAAAATAGTTCGCGGTGTTAATGAAAGGATGAAGTATAGTCCTGTGCGCGGTTCTCTCACGCCTCTATTCCGCAAACAAATTAGCTTAAATACTCGTCAACCTCACTCTTTCCTATTTTGCGTACTTTCGCGTCCATTGGAATGTAAAACCATGTGTCGTGATGTTTCACGGCGAAAAGTAAATCATTGTATTCGCCCATGAATCTAGCAACAATGTCTATTCCTTCGACCTTGTAGAGTCTGCCCATTACCATGTCCTCTGGTAATATCACTTCGCCAGCGTAAGCCTCCTGCTCACCTTTCCAGCCTGTGTGACCTTTCGGCCCTGTCGGGCCAGAAAACGCTGGGGCGTCTAAATCAGATACCTTCGGCCATCCCCCCAAGGCCGCGAAAGTCTTGTCCAGCCCGAAAGGATTGTCTTCCTGCTCGTCCACGCAAAAGCCTCCAGCAACATATTTGCCAGTATCTATGTCAACCCCTGCATCATCTACAATCTTGTGAGGGTTTTCTTGCTCTAGGTAAAACACGGTAAACTCGCTACCGTCTGCTGATAACATTTTTGCTTTTTTCATAAATTATATTAAATTAAACAGTTTCAATAGAATAACAATCTGGAGCGTCACGGTAAATAGCGCAAGGCAAGTTCTCATCAATTCCATAATGTGATTGTATCTGTCTAGCTTTCTTTCAAGACGAAATACGGATTCGGGGGGATAATCGGTCAGATTTTCTAGCTTTCCCCCATACGGGGAGGGCGCACAATACTTCGGGTGCGACTCGGCTTGGTTGGGTGGACGGTATTTCGTTTGCATTATTTTAGCTCCATCGCTTCTTTTACTCTGGTCACTACATTGTGAACATCTTGCCAATCATAATCTTCGTCAAGCTCACCATTTGAACTCATTGCAAAAGGCTGTCCACCCCAAATGCCAGCAAGAGTTACTCGGCAGGTCATTGCACACTCATAATCGTGACCATTCCATAATTTTCGTTGCTTTGATTTGCCGCGAATGTGGACGACAACATAAGGAACCTTGTCGCTCAACTTCTGCATCCTTACCGTAGCTACCTCTGCTGGAAATTCATCCGTTCTGCTTCGTGGAAGAACGTCCTCCTCTTTGATTTTGCCTTCCGCCGCGAGGCGATTGACTCTGCTGTTCTTTTCCCATTTGATATGTATTTTCTTTTTATTCATTGCAATAACAAGCTTAAACGAATTCTAAAATTGAGTCAATCCTTTTTTCGGCTACGATACATGAACCCTAATTTGCGGAGTGCCGTGTCCTCAACTTGCCGTATCCTCTCGCGGGTTACGCCAAAGTGGTCGCCTATTTTTTCAAGAGTCTCTTTCTCCAACCCCTGCAAGCCAAAACGATGGCGAATAATATATTCTTCCCTTTCTGGAAGGTTTGAAAGCATTTCTGATAAAATTTGAGTTTGTTCCTTCCGTTCTAATTGAAGTGATGGGCTAAAAGACTCCATATCACACACAATTTCAATGAAAGGGAGCATCCTGCTGTTCTCCCCATCGGCCCCCACCGACGAGTCGAGTCTAAAAATTGGAGCAGTTATTTCAAATAATTTTTCGACCTTGGCTACTGTAATGCCGAACTCTTTAGCTATCAGTTCGTTGCTTGGCGCATCATCGTGTTCAGCCGTATATTTCCCCATGAACTTACGAATGTTCATGTATCTCTGCTTTAGGTAAACGGGAAGTCTAATTAGGCTGCTCTTGTTGTTTAAGGCTCGTAGTATCTTTTGTCTAATCCAAAAAGAAGCATAAGTTGAGAATTTTGCACCCCTATTCGGGTCAAATTTTTCAGCAGCAACCATGAGGCCCATATTCCCCTCATTTACCAAATCATCGACTTCTACTCCAAGATTGGCGTAGTCTTTTGCCATTTTTATGACAAGGCGAATGTTTGATTCAATGAGCCGACATTTTGCCTCATCCTTCTGCTCGTCTGTTCCATTGAGAAGGGTTTGGCCCAACTGCTCCGTTTCGCTTTTGTCGAGCATCGGGGGAAGGTTACTAAAATCACATCTATCGTTCATCGTTTGCCGTATTTTATTAAAATTTAATGGTGGGCCTTGAGGGACTTGAACCCCCAGCCAATACATTATGAGTGTACTGCTCTAACCAGTTGAGCTAAAGGCCCAAATTCGCTAGTTTCGCCTCGACTTCTTCTAGTGTTTCTTTTACGTCAATGGATTGTTTTCCAAAGTGAATCTCAACATAATCATCACCGTAAACACTTTTGCTTTCCTTGGCAAAATCTACATTGTCCCAATTCACCATCATTTCTCGCCCTGTGTGATTAACTGTTAGTGTTATATTTTTCATTCTAGTGATTCAACGGTTCCATCTTCCCCGATTACTAAACCGCGATGCCGCTCATCCTCTCTACGAGCATCGGCCTCATACCAAGTCTTGCTAAACTGTCCAAGTGCTTTGGATTGTTGCTGTGGGTCGTCATGCTTCTGCCATTCTTGTTCAATAAAGTCTTGGCAGTCTTTCAGGCGTTGGCGAGTGTGGTCAGGATTTTCGTCTCGACTATTCGCCTGTTGTATCCAACGATATATCGTTTCTAGTATTTCTTTATCTGTCATAGCTTAATCAAGTCCCATCTTACTACTGTTCTTTGGTGAAGTCAATGCTTTTTTCAATATATCGTCCACCTATAATCTTTTTTATTTATTAAAAATTAAAACCTTACTCAAGGGGGTCATCACTTGAACCTTCCTCTGAATCCTCATGGCAAGCCTCGCACATTAGAACCTTGCCTCTTGGCAAATCGTGAACGTGTGTCAATTCGTGAACGTGGAAACCACATTCGGGACATTCGATTAAGTCTTGAAAATACATGATTACCACGCGCCTCCTGTACCACCGTCCTCCGGTTTGCCCCAGTATTTCTCCGTGGAAATGCTTGGGTTCTTGCCCCACCACTCCAGAAAATTTCCAACTGTACGGTAAACTCTTTCAGATACTTCGTCGAGTGCCTGTTCGTCAGTCCACCAGCCTTCATGCGTGTCGCCGTGAATGTTCTTCATCTCTTGAACGAGTGTCTCTTTAATGCGCTTTTTCATTTAACATTCCTCCTTGCACTCGTAGTCTTTCTTCGTGACGCTCTTGTACGCTAAATTTTCATACTCTTTTTCAAAGAGAAGGTTGTCGTACATGGGGTGTTCCTTGTTTGTGGCGCAACCCATAAGTATCGTCACTACAAATAATACTAGGAGGAACCAAGCTACTGTTAGGGCTATTCGTTTTGCTATTTGTTTATTGTTCATAAATTAACTGTGTTTATCGAAAAGTTTTTTTAACTTACCCGCTTCTTCTGTTAAATCCATTGTCTCTCCATCTTCTTTGCTGATTAAGCTCAAAATAATCAAGTCATTCGGACTCAAGCTGTCTGCACCTCCCGCAAGCATCGTCCATCCCATACGATTCTTGAGTTTGTTCTTCGCCCAATCGTCTAGTTTAACTTTAACAATCATTAAATGTCCCATTCGTCCAACGCTTCGGTTAACGCTTGCTCCATAGTTTTACCATGCTCGTTGGCCTCCGCTGCTGCGTTTAACGCACTCCACATAACCTCCGCTTCAAGTTCATATTCTCTCGCTGCGTCAAGGGTCTTTCGTACCAATTCTAAATTACTCATAGTCTCTAATTGCAATTACATAGGGGAAGCGAGGCACACCGTCAGGCGTGAGGTTAAAATACTTAACTGTTGCCTCCTTGCCTATCAATTCGTCTGCTTTCTCTAGCAGTTCCGCCATGTATTCAAACGAGCCTTTGACGTTTGAGTTAAAGCCTTTGCCGTTTTTGTTCTTGAACTTGAAGTGCTTAATGGTTCCAATACGGTTGCCCTTGCCTTCCTCGTAACCAAGAATGGTGTATTCTTCGTCAACGAACTCCTTGCGCTTGAGCAGTTTGGATGAGCGTTTGTTCTCGTAAGGCCCGTCGAGTCGAATCATTTGACCTTCATAACCAACCTCAACGTAATCCGCATACAACTCATCAAGATGTTCTCTGCTATTTACTTCGGTAGTCTCTACGATAACAAGAGGATTGGGTTCTCCGTGAAGTGAGCGACCATCTATTCCTAAATTGGCAAACTGTGCGTCCAGTACGGAAGTCCTATCCGAAAACAAATCCTTCTCTGTCCAACACTTATCCCCTTTGAATACCCCAGCAATCACGGGAGCATCATAAATGTGATACTGAATCATTTCCTTGCTCTCTGCCAAATGCTCATCAGTAAGAATCTGCTTGCGAACAAGGTGAATGATTTTGTTGAAATCGTCCTTGTACGCATGGTTATACAACTCACCATCAAGAGTAGCATTAGGATACTTTTCAAAGAAGGGTTCCAACGCTTCATGGATGTGAGGTACAGCAGTAATGGGCTTGCCAGTACGAGTAAACAATCCCTCACGCATAGCGATACAGCGTATGCCATCTAGCTTGGGTTGAGAGAACACGGCAGCACCATATCCAGTTGTGTTATCTGCTTCTGAACCAATTTCAGTCATTACTTCTTTCTGCCGATTTTTGTTCTTGAAATCTTGTGCAAGCATAGGCTCATAGAATCTTTTCTTGTCGATGTTCTCCACGTTCAAATGGTATCCGCCTTCCAGCTTCTTGTCGTGCTTGGCTACGGCTTCTTTGATTGCCTGTTCATCGCCAGTAGTTGCGTTTGCGCGGCCAACATTTTTGGGCTTACAAGTCGTCCACTTGTTCTGAATCTTTTTGCCATCCTGTTGACCAGAGACGGTGCGATATTTGTCACCATCGGTGATAATCTGCCAAGTTTGTGTCTTGCCTATTGTGGTTTTCTTATATAGTGTTGGTAGCTTCATAATTTTTATCAGTCCATGTGGTTATCTTGGTGAGGGTATTTCCTCATTTCTTCCTTCAAACTTTCAAAGGTAGGTACAAAATCGGTAGGGTTTACGATTTCGGGGCGATGTAATTCAATCAAATCTATGATGTCTTGCGTCCTGTCAAATATCTGGTCAATGGTAAGTTCCTTGGGATACTTCGCCATATTGGGACATCTGTCGTAGATTGCTTTAATTAGTTCGTAGTTTCTCATTTAATCCTCCAATCGGCGTTCACTCTGAAGGTCAATGCCTTTGGTGAAATGGCGAGGATGTATCGCATCCGCGCAAGCGTCATCTGACAGTTTCTTAAAATTGTCTACTACGATTTGACAAAGCTCATCTACTATTTCATCGCGGGGCGTTAAGCTCCCGCAGCAAACGTCTGAATCAAGGTAACTTCTAATGTCCTCTTGGACTTGTTCTCTTACTTCTTCTTTGGTCATTTTAATTCTCCTCCATGTAATCATCTTCGGTGTAGCCTCCCGTATCCTCAAAGGATGATAGGAGAAATTCTACTTCTTTAATTGCTTCTTCGTCTTGCTTGTCTTTGTGCGGGAAAAATCGAGCCATCCTCAACACAATATCTAGTGCTTGTCCTGTCAGCATTTTATTCCTTTACAAAATCAAATTCCATAATCAAGTCTAATTCACTTACAGGAACAGTAAACCAATGCCTATGCGTTTCGCCAACGGTTACTATAACTGCTTTGTCTGTTGAGCCGATAGGGTATCGAATAAACCGATATTCCCTCTTTCTCCACATCACGGGGTCATTTACTTTTAGTTTTAGTTTTTTCATTTTTCTTTTATTAGTTCTTGCAAGTTGCAACTTCTAAATTGTAAATTGTTAAACAAAAGGCGACTCAATGTATCAGCAAATCTAGCTGTCTCCGTTTCTGTCTTGTCGTCAAAAAAGGCGTGTGTCACTTCATGTATAACGGTGTTGAAAATAATTTGATTTGATTCGCTTGGGCTTACTTCAATATCCGCTTTACCGTTGTGAGGGTAATAACAAAACCCAGCGCATTGACCATGCTTACGCGCATCGGGCTTCTTAAACTTGATGGAGTATTTAATGCCGTCTTGATTTTTGAATTTTAGTTTCATAATTTATCCTTGCGCTAATAATACCATTGATTTAATCCATACCAATCCGAGCAGGAAGGTGACGAGATATTGTGTGCGTAGTTTCATTTTTAGTTTGACTCAAATTCGTAAAGCTCTACAAACTGTTCGACAATCTTTTCGTCAGGCATATTCTTCCAGCCTATACAACCGTCCCAAAGGACTTCGCGTAAGTCTCTGTCTTTCAGCCCTTCCCATTCGGAGTCTGCAAGTTGCTCTCGCATATCGTTGATTTCTTCTTTAGTATATTCTTTCATTTTATCCTCCATAAATTAAAGAGTTAATTTCTTTTCCTACATTGAATATGATAATCCAATTAGTACATATCAAAGTTGTTTCAATAAGTGTTTTCATTTAATTCTCCAATGCGTTACGATGGTTGAGTCAGTGGCATTATCACCAAAGGTATCTGACGGAACCGTGATTATTGTCCTCCAATACATCAACCAAGCGAGTCAAATCATCAAAATCCTTTACGATAACTTCATCACCAGTTTCTAATTCCCACTCTTGCGCGTAGGTATCCGCTGGATGAACGTCCCAAATGGTTTCTCCCGCAAACGCTGCGACAAAATCCCAATCACCATCTTCTCTTGCTTTGTATATTGCTTTAATCATAATTTTTTAGTCCTCTCGAATGTTTCCGTCGTAGTCCATATAAGTTTCTGCAATTTGAATTGCCTCTAGGAGTTCGTCGGGCATATCGCAAGTTTCGGTGCTGTTACTTTTTGCTGCGTTTAGGATTAGCTCAAAGGCTTGTTTGTTTGTCATTTTATCCTCCGTTAATTAGTTTGGTTAAGTGACCACCATTCCAATCCGCTCCATCCCACCACGATTTATAGTGAGACGCACAGGCAGGAACCCACTCGACGGTTTCTCCGTGGTCGATTGATTGTGGGGCCATCACGGTTGCCACACGCCCATCGGAAAACTGCCCGTTTTCTTCGCAAGCCTTGCAAGTTGTTTTAATAAGTGTTTTCATTTAATCCTCCAATTTTTTTACTCGGTAGTTGTTGCTGTCGGTATCGGTATGTG